GACTGCGCCAGGTGGACGGTGCATGGCGCGGAGCGCCCATCGGGGACCACGCGTGGTGGGGCAAATCAGGCTCTGGGAATGTCGCAGAGGGTGACGATGCCCAATAGGGGCTGTTCGTCGCTCTATCCGACGCCACGATGGCATTCCGGGGGTGCTACGCGTGGCTGCTGAGCCGCCGAACGAGTGTGCCGTGGTGCGAGACACCGAGATGAGCCGGTATCGACTGCGCGGCTGGGAGTATCTAGGCCGGTTGACCAAGCCTGCCCCTGGGAGTCGGCAAGAAGATTTCGACCGGTGGCTCACGATGCAGTTCTACGTCTGGATGGTCCGCTGAGGTGCGGGCTCTGGAGTAGTACACATTTGCGGTTTGGGATCTGCTGGCGTTGATGCGGGGTTTTGGGCAGGTTCTGCGGGGTTTTGGGGCGTATTTGCTGGGTATGGCGGAGTGTTAGACCGGCTGATGGCAGGTGGGGCAGACCCCGAGCGCATGCAGCGTCTCGTCGTAGCGCTCTGATGCGTGGTCGATTTCGACTTCGAGCCCGTCGAGCGTGCTCTTCAGGTCCCGGACGCTGTAGGCCCTGCTGGTCACGTTGGCGATGCTGTACCGGAGTGCCCTGATGCTGTCGCTGAGTGTGTCGAGCGGTGCCAGGTCGGGGATGCTGGGCAGGCTGGCGAGTGCTTCCCGGTGGATCTGGATGCCCGTGGAGTCTGCCGAGATGTGATCCAGAAGGCCCTGGAGCGCTGCGCACTGGTGCAGAAGTGCTTTTGCATCGGTGAGGTGCGGTTCCGCGCTGTCGAGATGGGCCGATTGGCTGGCGTGCTGGGCGTGGCTGGCTAATTCTTGTTCCGCTTTGGCCTTGTCGGATGAGCGGGTGCGGAGCGTGGCTGTTGCTTCGAGCCGCCGTCTGTTGGCTTCCCGTGCTCCTTCGAGCACCACGTCCGAGCCGGTGAGGGCCGCGAGTGTCCTGGCTGCCTCTGCTGGCGATTGGGTGAGCAGGTACGGCGGATCGAACTGGGATGCGATAGCGCTGGGGTCCGCCATTTGCCCGAAGACGCTGGTGACTTCCGGTGGGGTTGAGCCCCCGAGTTTGGTGTACCGCCGCTGATCGTTCTCGTCGGTGCGGACCCCGTAGGCATCCGTGGCTGATGAGGAGCGGGAGCGGGTGAGTGTGACGATCGCAGTGGGCAGGGTCGCCGTGATGCTGCAACCCGGCTTGCCCTGGGTGATGAAGGCGGTCCCACGGGCGTTGTGGGTGAGTGTCTGGAGGGCGCGGACGAACGCGGATTTACCGCTGCTGCTGGGTCCCACAATCACGGTGAAGTTGCCAAGCGTGAGGGATACGTCCACGAGGCTCTGGAAGTGCCTGATGGACACTTGCTGGATGGCAGTCACGCGTACACTATAGCGTGTCCTCCTGGGCATCCACGCTGATGCGCCACAACCGATGCTGGCTGAGGCCGGTGACGGCTGCTAGACGCTTGTACGAGATGCCTTCCACCATGGCGTCGGCAATCATCCTGTCCCGTACGGCGATGCGCTCTGACACGAGTGCACGAGCCTCTTCCACCATGGCGCATTGCTCCCTGAGGCTGTCCATGACCATGCTGATGGTCAACGGTTTGCGGTTCAGGTCCGGATGCTTTCCTGTCATGGGAACATCATGATCTACGTTTGGGGTGCAGGGTGTAAAAGAAGATTTCACAGTCTTCAGGAAAACCACCTTGCCGTGACTATTACATGGTGATATGATACGGATATGAGCAGACACGAGGCGGCCGAGCGTGCCGCCGTCGCCCACCTGTTGGGACGGCTGGTGATCGGACTCGGCTGGCTGGTGCTGATCGCTGTGATCGGATTCCCCGGCACGATCCTCTGCGTCATCGGTGGACTGATGGACGGCCCGAACCCGAGCGCCGACTGGGCTGCCCGGCCGGGATCCGGGCTGGTGACGATCGGGGTCGTGGTGATCGGAGTCTGTAACTGGATTTTCTGGACCTGGCTCCGGCACCTGCCCGCAAAGATGCGGCAGAGGGACCGCGACCGGGAAGCGCGCAAGCGAGCCCTGATCGATGTGGCCACCCTGCTGCGGAGGAGAGAAGAAAACATGATTTCGGAGGAGTGCTAGAAACTGCCTCTTGCGCCGTGGTGTAGAGAGTGCTACGCTCGCAGTATGTCAACCACCACCAAGGCCGAGCGCACCGAGCAGGCCGAAGCAATCGCAGACCTCCGTCAGTCCCTCCGTCCCGGCGACACCGTCTGGACCTCCCTCAAGCACGTCGCGTCCTCCGGGATGAGCCGCCACATCGACGTGCTCACCATCCCGAGCAAGGACACCGTTCTCGTCCACACCTGGCGAGTGTCGAAGGCGCTGGGCATGAAGATTTCGCCCAAGACCGACGCACTGGTGGTCGGTGGCGCTGGGATGGACATGGGATTTCATGTTGTCTACAGCCTGAGCCGCACGCTCTACCCCGATGGGTTCGATTGCATCGGCAAGGGCTGCCCGAGCAACGATCACAGCAACGACTACGGCGACCTCGCCCGTGAGTACGACCGGCTCTACGGCAACGATGGGGCGCTGGCCTGGTCGCAGGACGCCGAGGCGCGGAGCAAGTACATGTCCGGGCGTCAGGACTGGATCAAGTCGCGGGAGTGGCGTCTGTGGTCCCCTGACCGTCACCACACCGATGGGGGCTATGCGCTGAACCACCGCTGGCTTCCGTAACCATCCGACCCTGAGGGCCCGCAAGATTTCGTTCTTGCGGGCCCTTGCTGTGTGTCATAGAAGGTGCTACCATTGCTGTAGCGCCTCAGGAGGGCGCACCACCACCAAGGAGCACATCATGAACATCCGCACCCGTACCACCGCATGTCTCGCAGGAGGCGCCATCCTCGCCGGGAGCCTATTCGCCGCCACGGCGGCCGATGCTGGCTCTCCCGTCCCCACCCCCGCACCCGGCACCGTCTCGGTCGCATCGGTTGTGGCTGAGATTCAGGCCGCAATCGCTGCCGGAGCGACCCCCAACGTCGCCCCTCCCGTCACCACCGCAGGTGTGAGCGGCACCACCGTCCGCACCCGTTCGAGTCGAGCGCGGGGAGCCGCACCGAGCCTCACCACGAGTGCCCTGGCGCTCGCTGCCGAGATTCAGTCCGGGGTTTCGATGCCCTGTCAGTACAACGCTGACGAGCCCGGCTCGCTGCTGGTGTTCGGCAACTATCCGCACGCGACCTACGTGGTGCAGTACAGCATCCACGGCGTGCCCGTGATGCTGAAGACCGGGAAGTTGACCGCCCGTGGCACGTCGCTCAAGGCAGTCCCGATGGACTGGAGCAACGGTGACGTGAAGGTGTGGCTGGGCGGCACCCGCTGCTCGCACACCTGAGGAATCCGGAAGGCCCCCGGTGAGATTTCGCGCCGGGGGCCTTCCGTTTGTCTATGACACGGGTGTATGATACGTGCATGACTCTAGAAGACAAACTGACGAAGCAGATGAACCACTGGGTGCACCTGGAAGCCGAGGTCGAGGACCTGCGCCTGGCGCTGGCTGCGCTGATCCTCCGAGGTGGGGGCGAGTCACTGACGCTGGACGCGGTGGACTTGGGCCGGGTCGCGCGGCTGCTGCTGGACCAGGAGGTCCGGATCCAATTCTTGATCCTGGAGCCGCCGTCGAGTGTGGAGATTCGACTGATGGGAAAGGACGACGATGACGCTGCCTGAGGATCTAGCGCGGCTGAACCACGGGGAACTGGTCGAGGTTCTAGGCCTGACCATCCAACGCCTGGGCACCGCTCTCCGGGAGATTCAGGACGAGTGCGAGCGTGCCGAGACGATCGGCTACAAGGAGATACCGGTGGTGCGACTGCGCCGGATCATTGCCAAGACGAAGGGGATGTGATGCCCGAGGCCGAAGAGGTGTGGGTCACTTGGTACGACTGTGACTGTGCATTCATATCGAAGTATTGCGACGAGAACCACGTGTCGAGGGCGCTTGTCCCGGTCGCGGTTCTGAACAAGTTCACGAAAGGGGACTGAGATGTTCGGCAAGAAGAAGATTCCGCCCATGTCTCTATTGGCGCTCGCACTACGAAGCGCGTGTGACGAAGAGGACGAGCAAGGGCTCAAGGGCTGGATCAGCACGCGTCGAGTCCGCGACATCCTCAACGCACACGCAAAGAAGGATTTCTGATGGAGGAGTATCCGGTCGGGCCATGGCCTGACGCTGCGCCGCTGCCGACCCGCGCCTACTTCCCGCTGACGACGGATGAGGCCGACACCATCCTGGGCTGGGTCGAGATTCTGAAGTTGGCCGAGCCGAAGTTGGGCTATTCGGACACCGAGAAGGATCTGCTGAACCGGATGACCGAGTTCGCGGACGAGACGATCTGATGGAGAACGACTGGGGCATGGTGCCTCACTTCACCTGCCCGAACTGTCGAGCGGTGGATGAACTGGAAGAGACACCGGCCGGTACCTGGTACTGCGCTGCCTGTGGGGAAGATGATTTCTGATGCAACTGAGCGAGCGGGAGCGGGCCAAGATTACCGAAGCGCTGGCATTCCGGGCACTGATCCTGTTCCGCGATGGCCTGAAGGCCGAAGCGCACGAGGTGCTGGACCTGGCCGGACGGATGCACGAGGTCGAGCAGATGCGCTGCGATTTCGATTGCGACCACTGCCACGAGGGGGACGAGATGCTTTGCGACCACGAGGTGGACGATGCCGATTCCTGATGTTCTAGAGAAGACCGACCTGGAACTGTTTCTAGAGGACGAGCACGAGATTCGCTGCGAGGCGACGATCACGAAGCACGGTTGCCTAGTCGAAGCGAAGTGGCTCTGCTACGCGACCAATGCCTGTTCCCGGACGAAGCAAGCGGTGGTGCCCTGGTGCCAAGCGCGCTACAACTACTGGCTGAAGCAATGCGAGTGGGGCACCACCTGCGCATGCACGCTGCCCTGTAGCCACTACACCGTGCTACCGATATGACCGCGGGGCCTGCCTATTGCGCGGAGTGCCTGCGTATTATATTCTGGGGCGAAGAGTACCTGACCGAGCCGTACCGGCATAGGTGGCACCGAGCGAACGAGCGGCTGCCTGGAAAACAAGAATTAGGAGACCACCATGCTGAAGCAACGGCGCAAGCACGACCACACCCCGCGAATGACCTGGGACGAGATACGGACCTGGTCCGAAAGCCTGAACGACCACACCACGCGCGAGACGCGCCGTGCCGAGCGTGCGGAGGAGGAGGCACGGAGCATCCGCATCCGCTGTGCCTGGGGCAACTGCGTGAACTACTACGACCCGAAGACGAACCGGATCACCTGGGGGTTCGGCGCTGTTGGCTGCCCGTGCGACAACCTGCCCGGCTGGAAGGGACGCCACCCCGAGATGCTGGCCAAGCCCGCCTGGCCGACGAAGGCCGTGGGGCGCAACGGCAGTCGAGTGCAGCGGTCGCGGCGTCGCCACCGCAACGTGGGCAAGAGTGGCTACATGAAGTGGGCCGAGGCGTGGGAGGAGAACAACAACCTGAGGTTCCCCGAGGAGTTCCAAGCGCTGCGTTCGATTGACGAGAAACTGGAGGAGTTCGAGGTCTGATGGAGACCCTGGAAGAAGAAGATTTAGTCCTGCTGTTCCTGGACGAGCCAGAACTACGCTGCGATTCGGTCGAGCCGGAGCACCGGTGCACCATCGTGGCGAAGTACGTGGCGGAGGTGGATGTGGGCTGCGCCACGCTCACGTCGTCCCCTCTAGTGAAACTGTGGTGCGTCGGGCGGCACACGCTCCACATGCAAGACATCGGCAACTACGTGCGGTGCCGATGCGGGCGAGGCGTCGAGCATTGGACGGTGAGGCCGCTCTGATGGATGAGGTCATTGCCTACCTCGAACGTATGTACGACATGTACCGGGTGCTGACCGATCAGGCGGTTCTATCGGGCGACCCTCTTGCACTAACGGAAAACATCTTCCGGCTAGAGGGATACGAGAGCGCGATCCACGATGCGATGCGCTGGCGAAAGAGAATGCAAGGAGCCGAGCAATGAGACACGGGCAGACGTACTACCGCGACATCCTCATGGATGACAACGCGAACTGGATCACCCGGCGCGGACTGGAGTGCGAGGTCTGCGGCGACGTAGCACCGTGCCCGAAGGACGGGCAAGAAGCCGAAGAAGAGGACTGGGACTACTGATGACTGAAGACGGACGCATCATGCGAGCCCGCAAGCGGCACGGGGAGACGACAGTCTCGGTCGAGGACGTGAAGCGCGATCTGCTGAGCCTGGGTGAGCACACGTCCACCGGGCAGTACGGCTACCACCTGAGCCCCGATGGGGTGCTGGAGGCCGAAGTCTGGAACGAGACCTACCACGGCGTGAAGAAGTGGATGCGCGTGAACATCACGCTCACTGAGGAAGAAGAAGATGTCAACTGACTGCGCGCACGAGACGTTCATCGTGATCGAGAACGACGATCTGAACGAGTGGTTCTGTCTACAGTGTGACGAGAGAGGATTGGGAATTGACTGACACGCTGCAAGAAGAAGATTTCGACCTGCTGATGCTGGACGAGCCGGAACTGGAGTGCCAGTCCAAGGTTCTCCACACCTGCACGCACGTCGCGCGCTGGGCTGTCACGACACCCACCCCGGCCCTGTGTTCGGCCGTCCCGGGGATGGATCACGTCATCCTGTGGTGCGATGGACGGCACCGGCTGTATCTAGCCGACCTGGAGATAGGCCGACTGTGCCTGTGCTTCCGGCCCATCACGCACTGGAGGGTGACACGGCTGTGAGACAGCGACTGACGAGCCTGTACCGGAAGGTGCACTACGGGGCCATCATCCCGTGGGACTGCATCATCCTGGGCCACCGCTACCGGCTGCACCCGAGCGGGTCGCCCTACTCCGACCTGACCTGGTGGTACTGCGACCGTCCGGGCTGCACGCACGAGCGCGGGTTGCCGATCAAGTAGTCCTACCCCACCTGAAAGCCGCGGCTCACCACCGCGGCTTTCTTCATGTAAACCCTTGTGCCGCCGAGGCAGGGCGTGTACTATATGACTATGAGCATCACACCAGCAACCACCACCCCCAACGCCACGATCGACGGCGAGCCGGTTCGGGTCCTGATGACCGCAGGCGAGGGCCAGACCCTCATCGCGGACCGCGACGGATACCGCATCGTCCTCACCACCCACATCCTGAGGAGCAACTGATGCCTAGGCCGACCATGAAAGAGACCACCGGCAACGGTGACTGGGACTGCGACCAGTGCTACAAGCCCGTCATCGGCCACATGCTCTTCCTGGAGCCTGACGACTTCAGCGGAGACGTTCTCGTTCTTCACCCCGGCTGCAAGGCCGCTTTCTTTGAGGAGCAGAAATGACCATCTACACCCCGACCCTCGCCCGCGAAATCTTCCCGAGCCCGCTAGAGCGGCTGGCCGACCGGCTGTACACGCGACTACTTCGGTTCCGTGCCCGACTGCGAGTCCTCTGGCGCGTGACCAAGGTGAGCAAACTGCGGGTCCGCATCGCCGTCCTGCTGTTCATCGCCTTCACGCTGAGCCCGCTGGACTTCATCCCTGATGTGATCCCCGTCGTGGGCATGCTTGACGAGTTGCTGGTCTTCACCCTCGTGGTGTGGTACTGCAAAAAGCACGACCCGGCTGTGGCACGAGCCCTGACCCACCTGTTCAGTTGAGGGAGGTGATACCAATGCACGAAATCATGAACGCGGACCTGATCGCTGGCATCTTCACCATGGCACTCGCAGTGCCGGGCGTGGGATGGCTGCTCTGGGACTGCTACAAGCACGAGACCGACCGACAAGACTAGCCACCACCAGCGAGGGCCGGGGGAGAAAAAACTTCCCTGGCCCTCTTGCATTGTGTTGTAGAGAGGAGTACGCTGTCAGTATGAACACAAACACCACCACCACCGCCCCGCACGGTATCCACTGCGGACACTGCCACAACGTGCACGCCACGTTGTCTGAGGTCAAGGCGTGCAGCCAAAGCACGCACCAGGCCATCTTCGTCGCAAGCGCCACCCTCCAGGCCTCTGCTGCTCTGCCGAGCAAGCCGATGGCGACCGCGAAGGTCACCGTGCCGGACAGCAAGTACGCGCTGCGCGACCTGGCTGGCGCGAGCAACGCCGTCACGTTCTTCGAGGTCAAGACGCCGAGCAAGGGCAAGTGGGCAGGGTTCACGTTCGTGACCCGGCTCGTGGGCCACCCCGGCTCGTTCGTGCAGTACCCCGTCAAGGGTGCGGCGAAGGCCATTGTTTTGCAGAAGATCGCTGAGGACCCCAAGGCCGCAGCATTTCTTTTCGCTGACGAGTTCAGCGTCTGCGCTCGCTGCCTCAGCCCGCTGACCGACGACCACTCCCGGGCCATGGGCCTTGGACCGACCTGCGCGGAGGCGTTCGCATGACATTCGACATCACCTGGAAGTGGAACCGGAACCGCACCCGCAGGCAGTACTACGGTCGCCTGTTCGATCAGTCCCAGTGGATCCGGATTCCGAAGATCCGCTACGACGCGATGCTGGAAGACGGCGCGCACTACATCGAAGGAGACAAGTCATGATGCATGAGGACATGGTTCCTGCTGTAGCCGCCGAGGTGGGCCGGGCGCTGATCCGCACCACCCTCGCGGCGGACACGGACGACCCGAGGATGGACATCGACGGCATCGACCTGGACGGCTTGCTGAACGGCGTCATCCGCATCCACCTCACCACCGAGGATGCCGAACTGGTGTTCCGCCTGCTGGTCGAGTTCGAGGAAGAGGTAGGGGAATGACGAAGATCAAGGTCGAGTCGAACGGACCCGGGCGCGCTGACCTGTTCGTGGACGGAGGCATTGTCGGCACCGTCCTGCGCGTCGAGCAGTACTACAACATAGCCCCGCGCCCGCTGACCGTCCACTACTGGCGGCTGTTCATCGACGGCTACGGCCAGGTCAGCACCCACTTCCGCCTGCGGCGCGATGCCGTGGAAGCGGCCGAAGGCATCATCGAGAGGAAGAAGATTTCATGAACGAGTTCATCGAGAAGTACCTGATCTGGAAGCGCGACTACCGCGCATTGCAGTTGTCCTCCTGGGCTCTGCTGGCTGTGCAAGACCGACTGGAGCCGCGATCATGAACATCTGGGCGTTCCCCGTCACATGCGACCGCTGTGGCGGGGAGGGTGTCGGCTCGGTCAAGACCGCTGCCGCCGAGTGGGACCCGGACATGAGGCTCCTGCACACCGACCGACGTATCTGCGACGCAAACCTGAGAGAGAAGAAGATTTCATGAGCAGGCTTTCACACGACCACCCCGACGACCACGAGGAGATTGTGGACGCCTGGCTTGATACCGACGAGAGGACAACTGATGGCACACCAAATCGAGTACACCGACTGGGGCAAGTCCGGCGTTGAGACTTTCACGACGGACCGGATGTACGAGGAGTACACCGTGCACGCCGAGAAGCAACCCGAGTCACGGGGATGGGGCGTCGGAGCCTCCATGGTCACCCTGACCCTGTTCGTGGACACCCAGACCGGCTTGGTGACCACCGACGTGGCCGCCTTCGAGAAGTGGATCAAGGAACAGCACACCCCGTGGAAAGGGCTCTGATGGCGAAGAACAACAAGACCTGGCACACCAACATGGCTGGGCAGTTCGACAGTGACAGCCCGAAGCCACAGACCTCACGTGTGCGTCAAGAAGATTTGCCGGTGCCCGACAAGGAACACCCGGCGTACAACATGCTCGTGCGCATGCACCCGGTGGGGCAGTGCCCGGAGCGGTCGTACGGCGTGAACTGCGATGGAATCGGGCACTGGGGTCCTGATCCCTACGCCGAGGAACTGGCGGGCGACAGCACGCCGCTGTGGCTGTGCGAAGGAGTTCGCACCGGCCGAGCAATGGACATCTGATGATCCCCGTGCTGGCGATCCTCGCCGCCCTCTGCGGCGGGCTGGGCTACTACTGCCGATGGTGGGTGAAGAAGCAGACGGCTGCCGCACCCGAGAAGGAAGTAGAATCCCCTCATGACTGATGCTGACGAGTCCACCGAGTCCTCCGCGCAAGAGGCGCAGGAAGAGTCCTGCCCTACCTGTGGCGCGGGCTCCGGAATGCCCTGCCGCTCCGGGGTTGGTGGCGTTCTAATCGGAGTTCACGCCTCCCGGATGATGATTCACAAGTCCGTGCAGAAGGCGAAGATCAAGAAGAAGAAGTAGTCAGCCTATTCGGATCATTCCGTGAGTCCAGAACCACTTCCCTAGTCGGTTCACGACTAGAGATAGTCGGTACTGCGAGTTCTCCCACGAGATGGTCAGGAGCACGAGCCCGAGAGCCGTGAACAAGATTTTCACTCGACGTTTCTCCACACGAAGAACCCACCGTCCTGGGGAGTGAACCCGGCAAGCCGGATCTGGCGTTCCCACTGCTCCTGGCGTTCGAGTTCAGCGAGTTCGATTCGGAGCGCTCGAATCCGCGCTTCACGCTCCCGCGTCATGGCCGGTTCCCCCAGTATTCGTAGGCGTGCTTGGCATGCGCCGGAACGTCGGCCAGGGGCAGCACGCGGTGCGATGGCCATTCCTTCTGCACTTCAGCGCGAGGCTTCGATGTCGTCACGACATTGACGATCGAGCCCCACGGGTCGAGAATTGCGAGTTCCCGCATCACTACGCCCCATTCGAGGCTGCGGTGGCCCGGTATTGGTACATGTTCTCCGGTAGAAGGAACGAATAGAGTTCCGTGATCACGTAGACGCGTCCCTGCGTCTCGTCGGTCCAGTCCTTCACAACTAGAAAGTCACCCTTGGTGATCGGGTCACCGGTGAAGAGCACTCCGCTGATGGCGGGGCCCTCCACCCGCTTGATCGTGAGGCAGTGCGCTTCGTCGTACGGACCGCGATAGTCATGCGTGGTCATTGAACATCCCATCGAGTCGTGCGGCTACGCGCATTGCCTCTAGAACGGGGTAGCGACCCCCGTAGAACGCTGCGTTCTGAAGCGCTTTCACAATGGCGTGGAAGCGAGGTTCGGTCATGAAGCGTCGAGTGAGTTCTTCTTGGTCATCGATCATCGAGCGAGCCTCCAGACGTACTGGCCGGTGTCCCAGTTGATGACGCCGGTGAAGTTGTAGCCGGACTCACTGCCGTCCGAGTTCTTCGTGGTGGCAGCGAGGCAGGCGTACGACGTGCTGTGCTCGTTCCCGGTGCCATCCGGGATGCAGGTCACATCGAGAATGGTCGTGCCCGGGATGGCCGTTTCGACGTTCTTCTTGATGGAGCCTTCGAGTTGCTTCACCTCGGCCGCGTGGTTGGCAGCGACCATCTGAGCGCCGGGCGTGCCCGTCTGCGGGGTGGGACCGGAAGCGGCTGCGGCGGCACCGACCATGACGATGACCAGAGCCACCACGGCGATGAGCAGGCCCCCGAGAACAAGTTTTTGGTTCCGCGTCAACGGTGGACGGGTAGGTGACTCACTCATTGTCTTCCTGCTTTCGGTAGCCGATCCAGTACCAGCGCTCTCGCTCCGGTGGGACCTTGGGTAGAGGATTCGGTGGCTCGTAAAACCCCACCTGCAAATCCGGTAGAGCCTTCTCGTGCACACGGATCGAGTTCAAGTCGGTGTTGTTCGCGACCACCATGTACTGCGTCGAGGTTTCCTGCACGACAACGATGGACCCGTCAAAGGGGCCACCGAGGAGTTCGACAGTGTGCGCCATGCCGGTATAGTACACCTGTTTCCTGCCAGTGTCCAGTGGATTTTCCGGTTGCCAAGACCGTACCCAGTGCTCTATGATACGGGGATGATCACTCGTGAGGCGTTCACAGACGCCATGAAACTGGCCGTTCTAACGAAGGGGGAGGACTACCACTACCCCCTCGACCCCATGTCCGCTGGCTCCGGCTGTGAGTACCGGCGTGACGGCGAACCCTCCTGCCTCATCGGCCACGCACTGGACATCCTGGGCATCCAAACCACCGAGGCCGATGAGGAGAGGGACGCTGGCGTGGTGCTGCGGCACTACGGCATCGTGGACGCCGACCTGTGCACCGCTGCCGTGGAGGCTCAGGATGTCCAGGATCGAGGCCTGCCCTGGGGCGAGGCCCTGGACGCCTACCTCGAAATCATGACTCCCGAGAAGATTGCGGAGGAGGAGTTCCGCGTTGCTGTGTCGAAGAGTCTCGTCGCCCGGATGGCCGAGCGGATCGCCCTTGGGAAGAAGGGCTGATGTTCAAGACCGAACTGTCCACCGATGAGGCGCACCTGCTCTGCTGGGCTGCCGAGTTCGGCCGTCGGTTCTGCCTGGAGGCGAGCCACGATGCGAAACTGACCCAGGAGGACCGGAACTACTACCGGTCGCTGTACCACAACCTGCTGATGCTGGACGCATCGATCAACCCCGGTGAGCAGGACCAGTGGCGGGCACTGAAGAAGATAGCGAACAATGGCACAACATAACTACGAATCACACCTCTGCACCCATTTCCACCAGGATCATTTGTGTCACTGCGAGATAGGTGAACATCACTCGTGGGATGAATACCAGAATTACATGGATTCGAAGGATAGGTACTATGAATAGCGAACTGCCACTGGCTGAGTTCGCGGACTTAGAGAAGGTCCCTCAGCCACCGAAGCCGAAGTACCGCTGCAAGGTGCACTTCAAGATCCGGCACGAGGGGTACATCGAGTACCAAACCGAGGGCAATCCCTTCGAGTGGCTGGAAGATGACGACAACATCGATCCCGCCCTGGATGACATTGCAGACTGGGGTCACGACAGTGACTACGACGGCTTCCCCGACTATGGGGACGTGGAAGTGTCACACGACGACGGAGAGACATGGGAGAAATACAATGGATGAGAACGAAACAAGATATGTGCTGACGCCGGAGCAATTCGCACAGGTCGAGAAGATGCTGGACGAACCGCCGAAGGATCTGCCACGCCTGCGCGAATTGCTGAAGCGGCCCACTGTTTTCGAGGTGGACTGATGAAGAAGATCATCTGTGCCCTGTTCGGGCACCGTTGGCAGAACCGCGTTGGTGGTGGCTCGGTGTGCAAGGACTGTCGGCTCTGGCAGGACAAGAGGGACTGATGCGTCTGTACATCGATGACGAGCGTGTGCTGCCTGCCGAGTTCACCCACCTGGCACAGTCCGCTGCACAAGCCATCACCCTGCTGAGCAGACATGATTTCGAAGTGGTCTCGTTCGACCACGACCTCGGTGGCACCTCGACTGACGACACGTCGCGGCCGGTACTCACCTGGATGATCGAGAACGAGAAGTGGCCGAACGAGATTCGCGTGCATACTGCAAATCCAGTGGGTCGAGACTGGCTGCTGGGCACGGCGAAGCGCTACGCCCCCGAGTGGGTGCACGTGAGCGACGACAACCCCTACGAGGGATGGATGTGATGAGGCACCAACCGAGCACCCTGCCGAAGAACTGGCAGCGTGACCCTGAGTTCGCGGAGCGGGTTTACCAGAAGATCGATCAGATGATCAAGGCTGGCGCCGAAACTGGGATCATCGCTGAGGAGACCGGTGTCTCCTACCGCACCGTGCACGGCTTCCGGAAGCGCGGCATGCCGAATCCAAACAACGGGTACATCACTGACGGGGCCATCCTCGACCTGCTGCGTGAGGGGTACACCGGCTATCAACTGATGGTCGAGTTCGGTGTGAACCACCGTCGCGTCAAAAGGATCAGGGACTCTCTACATGGCGAAGCATGATGACCGCGTTCGCGACTACGCCCGGGAACTGTTGAGCACACTCTGGGGCGTCCCGAACAAGGAACCCACCGACGCGTTCCTCATCGCGCTCAAGCGAGTGCTTCTCCGGCATGAGGACTGGCTACTAGCCTGCATGCCCGAGTTCATCGCACCCGACCCGCCTCCGATCCGCACGCCCATCACGGCAGAGACGCCGGTGGTTCTAGAAGATGATGTCTCCACCCTCCAGCGGTGGATAGACGAAGGAGAGTGGCTGCATTGAGGGAGCCCACGAGCGATCGAGAACGCGAACAACTCCAAGAGATGCGCGAGACCCTGGAGCGACGGTTCGGAAAGATCCATGAGAACAAGATTTACAAGGAGAAGAGAACCATGAACTGGCCTGATGCAGTCGCTGCCATCGGTATCGCGTTCGCCATCGCCGCCATCTTCTGGGCCGCTGCCTGGGCGCGCAGGCACGACGATTGCCACCACGACGACGAGCCCGCCGAGTGGGACAAAGAGCACCCGTTTGTCTGGACCTCCGAGACGAAGACCTACGCCCCAGGCACCGGCCAGCAGGAGGCCAAGGGTGCCGAGCCCGCGAAGGTCACCCCGGCCGACCAGGTCCCTCAGCCGCCGAAGCGCATGGTGAACCGCAAGATGGTGGATCCCGAGTGAAGGACGAAGAGCGGGCTGCCGCCTGCGCCCGCATCCTGCACTGGCTGGACGCCGCCTACCCCATCCACGATGAGGGGTTTCTAAAGCGGATGGACGAAGCGCTCTACGTGGTGCACCTGGTGCTTGACGGTCCGTCTTCGACGGATGTACTATAGAACCATGACCAACACCACCGCGGCGCACCGCCGAATCAACGACCGCATCACCGTCCTCCAGGCTGACGAAGTTCAGGTGGGCATGCCCGTCTCGCTCGTGACCAGCCGCACCATGTCATTCGACCCCGGCATCCCGTCCAAACCCATCACGGCCCTCTTCGATGGACAGAACGGGTACTGCGTCCTCGCCTTCGGTGAGGCCTCCGTGACCGTGCCGAACGACGCCGAGGTCTGGATCAAGGATCCGGAAGGCACGTACGTCTGATGGCCACTGACGAACTGGACGACAAGACCCTGCTGCTGGCGGTCACGCTGGCAGCAGGGACCGGCTACTCCTGGTCTATAGGCGAGGTTCTAGGCGAGTTGCACGACATGGACATCGACGGTGAATTCCTCCACCGCTGCGACCACGAGGACAACACGCGCCCGCACCTCTGCCGGTGCGAGATTGACCAGGACCACACGGCCGACGAGTACGACGGCCACTTCACGCTGGGGGACGAGTGACCGCCGAGATTCAAGAGAAGACGAAGACCGTCAGGCTCTACGAGGTCCGCTGCCCCGACTGCGATGGGCTGTACATCACGGAGGAGAGAAACATCGGCAGTGCACAGCGAGCGCAGGCGCGACATGACCAGTTCGCCCACTCCGAGCCGCCCATCGCGCACTACATCCGGTGGTCCGACCATCGGGGAATCCTCGGTGGCTGGGCGGTCGAGTGTATCTGTGGGTATCGGACCAACACCGACGACGACTACGCGTGGCGATGCCCACTGGATAGGAGTGGAACATGATTTTTGATTCTGGGCTTGCCCACCGATTTCTAGATTTGTACGACCAGGGGGTGCTCAAGCGCGAGGCGCTGATGGACCGATTGCGCCAGTGCATGGTGCCTGCCCCTCCACCACTACTGCCGCTGGAGATTAGCCCAGAGGTCATGCGCCGAGCCATGAAGATTTGGCCGGACGAGTGATGCCGGAACTCACCGACTCTCTACTTCTAGAGGTACTCCACGCGTTCCAGCACAAGGGCCTGACCGACTGGCTCACCCGTTGGAGCAACGCAACCGCGCCCAGGCGCCGCGAGATGATCCATGCGATGAGAAGCATGCCGTGAAGAAGGTGACCGACGTGGAGACGCTGCCGATGGAGTGGCGAGATGGCCGCTGCTACGCCGTCGTCTCCACGCCGGGCACCTACAAGTACCGCAACAAGACCATGGTGTTTGCCAGTCCAGGCGAGATTCTTCTATACTCCATGCGCCCCGATGATTGGACCGAGACATGACCTACGACGCTGACGATGAGGCGGAACTGCGAGCGGCTGAGGAGGAGTTGTCCGGAGCCGATGCACGGGTGGACGAACTGCTCACCCCACTGGTCGATGCCATGCTCCGCATGCGGTTGGGGATCAACGCTGAGGTGCCCGTCTGGGAACTGAAGGCGGAGGGTGCCCACGTGGGGGAGGTCGTCGGTGCCATCATGCGCGAGATGGACGACGACGAGACGTATGACGTGCTGTTCTGCACTCTAGGGCGTCTCGCTGCGCTCAGTGTGCGATACGCCTACTTGATTCAGGAACTGCGAGGACAGAACGATGGGCAGTGACGAGCGGGACGAGTACGAAGAGGGCTACCGGGACGGCGGGAGCAACGAGCGCTTCGACTGGTGGAACACACTGAACGAGGAGTTCGACTGGGACGTTCACTCCATCAAGGAGACCGTCGAGATGATCAAGAAGGTCATGGCACAGACCCCGACACCTTGGATTCCTACCTTCGAGGCTGGAGACAGAGTCCTCTTCTCCGGGGGAATGGGTGACTTTGACACCGGCACGGTGGTGGCTCATGTGAACGGGTCCTACCTGGTGGATGTGGATGAGAACCCGGGAGACAGTAACTCGGGGACGTACAAGATGTACTGGAACCCTCGGTACATCCAGGCGCTGACGGAGGTGGACTGATGCCTACTGTCCTCAATGTGATTGAACTCCTGATGAGTTTCGGAGGCACCATCGCTCTCTGCCTCACTGGCTTATATGTGATACGTCCAAAGAAGGACAAGAGGAAGCGACCGAGCAAGATCGAGCGAGCACGGCAGAAGCGGCAGGCCATCTATGCCGAGGCCGAAGCAGCGCAGAAGGTGCTGATGGCAACCAAGCACAAGGCCCGCGAGGAAGTCGCCGCCATCTGGGTCCGCCAGTGGATGGATACTGGTATCTCCGTCCACGAACTGAATTCTTCTTTCCAGAAGTGGGAAGGTGATCCGTACTACGCCACGTCCCAGGTCGTGGATAAGAAGGACAGCCATGGTCATGGGCTGATCAAAAATGTGGAGTGGCGGGCCATCGGCACCATCGATGCTCCTACCGCTTTGGAGGGCGAAGGTCACCGCTGGGCAGTAGGTTCGGAACCCAATTACTTCTCCCACGGCCCTGTGGCCTGTCCTAAGTGCGCACGGATCGAGAAGGAGCGGGCGGAAATCAATAAGCGCAAGGTGGCGGAAAAGCAGGGCTTCGTCCGGACATCCGATGGCGACTACGTCCACTCTTACCAAATCCAGGGGGACAACATCGACCTCCCTCTCGCCTCGTACATCTCGTGAGGTACTGATGACTGACCCAGACCTGATCCTGCCGATGATCAAGGACGCCGAGGACCGGAAGAAGAAGAATCTTCTTTTCCTCGTGGACGAACTGGAGGTGGTCGCCGCTCTACGGCGCACCATCGACAAGGACGATCGCCTGATCAAGGAGTTGTACGCGGAGTTGACGGCTCTAGCCAACGCCGACGCCCAATCTATGACATCATCGACGGCATGACTTCCATTCTTGTCACCGGTGGCGCTGGCTTCATCGGTTCGCACGTCACCGAAGAACTTCTCGACCAGGGCTTCGAGGTGATCCTGTTCGATCACGCTCAGCACACGCGAGAGGAAGCCTCCAAGCGGCCTGTCACCACCTACCTTGGGGACATCCGCGACAGCGTCGCCGTGACCGAGGCCATGGCCCATGTGGACGGCTTCATCCATCTCGCCGGTGTGCTGGGGACGGCGGAGACGATCGCGAACCCCACGCCCGCCATCATGACGAACATCACCGGTGGCCTGAACGTTCTAGAGGCCTCCAATCAGTACGGCATCCCCGGCGTGAACATCGCCGTCGGGAACTACTGGGAGCAGAATCCGTACTCCATCTCGAAGAACTCGGTCGAGCGCCTGGCGACGATGTTCGCGCAGTACCGGGGCTCCAAGGTGACCAACGTTCGGGCGCTGAATGCCTACGGACCGGGCCAGAGCGTGGCCGCTCCGTTCGGAACGAGCAAGGTTCGGAAGATTGTGCCGTCCTTCGTCGCCCGTGCCCTCCACGGGGCTCCTATCGAGGTCTACGGCGACGGTCTCCAGGTCATGGACATGGTCTACGTCGTGGACGTGGCGCGCTTCCTGGTGGACGCTCTAACGCTCACCATGCTGCGCGGAGCACAGCCGACGATCGAAGCGGGCACCGGCCTGCACACCACCGTGCTGGACGTGGCCCAGGAGGTCGCCCGGCTCGTGCCCGGCGCTCGCATCGAGCACCTGCCCATGCGGCCCGGCGAGAGCGCCAGCCGCCCTGTCGTGGCCGACCGTGGGACGCAGGACATCCTCTACCCCGAGGGCTACAAGTTCATGCCGCTGCGCACGGGCATCGGCCACACGGTGACCTACTACCGCAACAAGTTTGTATGAAGATCGCCGTCGTCTAGCACCCAACAAGATTTTTCTGGAGACACCACCATGAAGACGAGCAGCCAGCACAAGAAGCACTTCGAGCAGTTGGCGGGACGCATCACCGCTGTGGAGGAGTCTCTAGAGCACGCGCGTCAAGAGGTCGTCGCGCTGAGTGACATCCACGCCGATCTGATCAAGGAGCGGAACAAGGCCATCCTCGATGCGCGAGGCGTGGTCACCCCAGTGGAGGCAGGCCTGCTGCTCGGGCTGCACGAGTCCACCATCCGCACCGTGCTTGCTAAGGAGTTGCGACGGCATGGCATGGGTCTAGACCTCAAGCCACGCCGGTAGCCTGAAGCCATGAGAAAGATCCGCCGCCCCCGCTGGATCAACTTCTACACCGTCGTGCTGACGATCGTGGCTCTAGCCCTCGCGCTCACGATCTACCTCATGAACGCACCCTTCTCCGGCCGCCTAGGTGGGGGCATCCTCCCCGGCCCCACCGTGACGGCCACCGTGAAGACGAAGGCTCCGGTGGTGCACCACGTTGTAGCACCACCGGAGCCGTTGGCTGCGCCTACGACGCCGTCTGAGGCCTCTAGAAGTGCCGAGGGTACCCGGCCATCACCTGTGGTGCCAAAGTCGTCACACACGGCGTCTGGTGGGCGATCCCGATCCTCCAGCGCAACCCCGACCGCCGTTCCACCGGCCACACCTCAACCCCGGGCAACTGGATCAGTGAGTCAAGCAGTGAGAGCGCTTCTTCGGGGAGTTGGAGAACTTCTTCCTCGGTAGCCTCGATCATCTCGATGGCGTGGCGGCGGGCGACTCCTGCGTTCAGCATCCTCCTATGATACCCGAAACCCCTCCCGGATCCAACCCGGCGTACAGCAGATGCACAAGTACAGCAGATGCACAAGTACAAGGGGTTGTGACCCTTCGGGAATACAGGTATTCTCTTCCTACTTCAGCCGGTGGGGATGGGTACCCAGCCAGGGGAGCACGACAGGCTGTGCAGGGAAAACGGGACAGACGCCTACTTGGGTGAAGGTGTCGGCCCTCACCGTTCCAATGCCACTGTCGAGTGAAGAAGCCACGCCCGGGTTGGGTAGCCCGGGCGTGGCTCTTTCAGAACAGGTGGGGAGTGTCGATGACCTCTTCGATCTTGTACAGCACCTCTCGGCGGGCCGATGCCAGCGCCTCACTCACCGCGACGGTGGTGAGCAGGAGGTCATGAAGGGCATGGCACTCTTCGTCGGTCAGGGTCACCGTCAGGATGTGCGTCACACCGGGAACTATCGGAGCCGCTTCTTCCGGCGCTCTCGCTTGTCGGCCCGTTTCCAGGCCTGTGCTTCCGTATCCCGAGACCAGATGGCCGAGCAGATGAGCAGCACGACGCCGAGCCAGAACAAGATTTTCTCCCACAGCAGCCCGTGGATACCTTGCTCGTAGAGGGCGGCGCCACCGATGAAGACGCAGATGATCGCCGCCGAGCCCACTAGAGCCGAGACTAGAGCAACCCGAGGATGCTCCAGCCAAAGACGGCTACGCCTTCGCTTGCTCGGTTTCGAGTTCGGCAATTTGTCGGTCAAGGTGGGTGACCTCGCCTTCCCAGTAGAGTCTGGCCCATTCGGCGGATGCACGAAGCCGGTCAAGGCGCGTGCGTTCGCTAGAGCGCATCGTACTGAGGCGGTCACCCTGGGTGGAGGTGTCGAATGTCGCTCCACCCAGGGGGGCTGACACTCGTTCCTACTGCGCTGTGGGAGCGGAGGTGACTGCGTTGATCACCGGGCTCTCCTGGATGACCCAGGAGATGACCAGGTCGCTGCCTTCGAGTTCGAGCCCGAAGGTCTCCGGGAGCACCTGGGCTCCGTGACCGTTGGCCTGGAAGTGCGCGTACGCGGCGGTCACGTCGCCTTCCAGGTCCGAGAGGGTGGACGGCAGGGCGTGCGTGATCGAGTACCGCGTGAACGATAGAGACTGAATGTTAGGCATTGGGGCTCCTTACGGGGGGCGAGTGTCAATATGCTACACCCAACCCCCGTAAGGGTCAAGTCACCTCAGTCGAACGGCCACTCCAGACCCGCACGGCGGATCGTGGACCGTAGATTCTGCACCGCACGGTGGTCAGACGTGGACGTGTGGACGGACGTGCCTCCCCCACTGGGGAAAGCGACGAACCATCCGTCCTTGGTGCGGCGGACCTTGCAGCCCTGATGTTCGAGGCTGACGAGAAGTACTTTCTGCTGCTTGTTGGCAAGCGCGTTGGCCATGCTTGGCTCCTGGTGGGTGATGTGGGCAAGGCTGACGAGGCTAGCCGAGTTACTTTGGGTGAAGCCTCCACGCCAGCCTTGCTCACGTTATGTAGTTGTGCGGGTGTCATACACCATAGCGGCTCTGGGTACTGAGCGCTACCCCTAGTTTGGGCTAGGGTGAACGGTTGCTGTGTTCTCCTACAGTGTACTACAAAGTCGTTGACAGCGCAACAAAATACCCCTGGTGCACAACCTTTGCACCAGGGGTACCTGTTCACTAGCGACGGATCACGCCGCCTTGATGTGGGAGCGACGGCGGTTCTCCCGACGACGAGCCCGCTTGGCCTCGCGCCTCTCCCTCTTCACCTCCCGGTCGAAGTAGGACCGGATTGCGATCCACTCGTCCTCGGTGCACGAGTCCCGCCACTCGCTGGTCGGGATCTGTGCCCTCTTCAGGTCATCGATGATGAACTGTGCCTCCTCCTCAGCGGTGGGGGACCAGTCCAGGTCGTGGGAGTCGAACGGGGCCACGTCGTGCCCGATGTAGTCGTCGTCCGGCAGGTAGTCGGCCCAGTTGTAGCCACTGTGCTCCGTCTCGGAGGAGAAGAGCGGGTTGCTACCCCACGAGGTGTACTTGGACGGCTTGGAGAGCCCGTAGCGGGAGTGGAACTCGGAGGCCTTGTAGCCCTTGGGGTTGGTCTCGGAGTACGGGCCCCACCATCCGCCAGGCTTGCCCAGCAGGGTGACGGTGCTCCAGATCGAGTTGAGCACATCGTGGTAGGCCTTGGAGTCCTTGCCCCACCGGTAGGTGCCGTCCTCCTTCTTCTCCTCAGCGGTCGGCTTGAACTTCTTGTAGTCGATCGCGGCGATTGCCTTGCCCATCGCCCACGCGAAGTCGTCGTGCGAGCAGTAGACCCGGTAGTTGTAGTCCATCTCTGGCGTGGCTTGAATGGCGGAGTACGTGCCAGGTGCCATGTACTCGTTCAGGAAGTTCTCCAGGTGCGAAAGGGTGCGAGTCCGGATCTGAAGGTCGTACTCGGGCTTCAGGTACTCGGCGGGAACCTTGTCGGCGGGGAACGAGGACGGCATCAAGAGGCCGCTTGGAAGAAAAATCCACATGGTGTGCTCCTTTGGTAGCAGGGTGGTGTTTGTCTGATACCTCTATAGTACACACCTTCGAGGTCCGTGTCAACACCTAAATCAAAAATCTTTGCCCCACCCAGGTGCCCCTCGCCCCGTCCGCGGCGTGTCGGTCGATTGTATGTGGTATGAGCGACCTCGTTCGAGCCCTCGCCAGTCCCCCCATCAAGCCCTCCAAGTGCGGGTTCAGGAACTGGCTCAACCTTCAGTCAGAGAAGGACCAAGCGGCCATCAACGCCGCACTAGATGACCGACGATGGTCTTCAGCAGCGCTGCTGGCCGTCCTCGCCCCGGCTGGCCTCTCCATCAAGGAGAACAGCCTCCGCCGTCACAGATTGGGAGCGTGTTCCTGTGGACCCCGAGTCGATGAATCTCTCTGATCGCCTAGCCCAGCCACCACTCTCGCAACCGACATTTACCCGGTCGAACTATCAGTTCTCCGCCGAGATTGATCCGCGGGATCCTCTTTCGCAGGCCATCACCCTCACCGCACCGGAGCGGCTAGAGACCGAGCAGGACTGGGCCGAAGCGGTGGAGCGGATGGGTGGTGGCACCATCCCACCGGGCTACAAGGTTCGGCTCGTGGAGATGAGGCACAACACCCACGGCTGGTCACGAGCAGCCCAGGGCGAGGACGCTCTCACCACCGGAACGTGGTTCTACCGGTTCGCTGTCGAGCCGGTGTCCAGCGCCCTGTCCTCCATCGATGACATCCTCGGGAGCATCAAGAAGCGACGACCTGCGCCTGTCTCCAACCGCTCCGCGGGTCCGAGTGTCTACCACTACCTCGCGGGTGACCTGCAACTCGGCAAGGTCGATGGCGACAGCACCGAGGGCATCGTGGACACCCTGGTGCGCTCGCTAGAGCACGCGGCCAACGACCTGAAGGAAGTGCGCCGCCGCGTCCCGGTGGGGACGGTGCACCTAGCGTGGCTCGGTGATTGCCTAGAGGGCAATCAGAGCCAAGGTGGCAAGAACATGTGGCGAACAGAGTTGACCGTCACCGAGCAGATCCGAGTCTTCCGCCGCCTCATGCTCTACGGCGTGGACCTCTTCGCCCCACTGGTGGAGCACGTCGAGGTCGATGTCGTCAACGGCAACCATGATGATGTGCAGCGCATGCAGCGCACCCGTGGGGACGACGGCCACGCCACGGAGGCAGCCATCTCACTAGCGGACGCCCTCACGCTGAACCCCACCACGTACGGCCACGTGTCGGTCTTCGTGCCGGAGCGGGACGCGACCTACATGACTCGGCAGATCGGCTCCTCCACCTTCACGATGGCGCACGGACACCAGTGGCGGCGAGGGAAGGCGTGGGACTGGTGGGCAGGCCAAGCGCTGAACCTCCAGAACCCTGGAGCCAGCCACTTCCTCCTGCATGGGCACTACCACACCATGAGCATGGACACCAAGCGGGAGCGGACGATCATCTGCACCCCGACCTTCGAGAGCGAGTCCACGTGGTGGAAGGAGAAGACGGGTGACCTCGGCCGACGGGGAGCGCTGACCATGCTGACCAGGGACGGGGAGTTCAGTCACCTGAGCATCGTCTGAAGTGGTCGATTGTTCAGGGCATGATCAAGTCGCTCTGGGCCAGCGTGCAAGGTGATCCGGTGTTCATGCGCCGGGTGAACGGGTGGCTCACCATCTTCTGGATCGTGATGATCCCGGTCTCGTTGATCACTGGGTGGGTGAACTCGGTGGTGTACGTCTCCGCGCTCAGCCTCTGGGCTCTAGTGAGCGGGCACTGGAGTGCCTGGCAAGCAAGTCGCGTCGAGGTCAAACAGGACGAGGCACAGAATCAAGATTTGTGAAGCAGCCTCCGCCACCAGGAGGGGTGGTCATCCACCGGCTCACCACAGACCAGGCAACGCCAGTCCCAGTAGAGCGGCCCGGGGTGAGGTCTGTGCCAGAGGTCGGTCATACCGGCTGCTGGCTGAGGGGAACCGTACGTCCGGCCACCCAGTCCTTGAACTTCTTGGCTTCTGCCAGGTGCGCGGACACGTCAGCCCAAGCACGGTGGGCTTTGAACCCCTCCATATAGGACTCACGCACCGGTGGGATGACCTGCTGCCCGTGGTTGAACAGCGTCGCCATCCGACGGAACACGCCGATGTCGTAACTGTAATACGTCAGCCACTTGTCCAGATCCTTCATCTGGTGAGTGATCACGCGGCGGTCGAAGTGCGCGACACCGCTGCCCGCCAGGGAGATTTCGTTGTAGTCGAAGGCGGTGGCCGTCACCATGCGGACGAGTTCCGCCTCGGCCTCAGCCAGCGAGACGGTAGCCGTCCGCATGTCCTTGATCAGCCCGGACTCCTTGTGCATGGACAGGACCACGTCGTGTGCGCCACGCAGGCGTTCGATGGCCATGCGGTCGGGCTTGATCACCTCGTGGTAGCCACTGATGGGGACCAGGTCGAGGTCGGTGAGGATCGCCCCCACCTCCAGGATGGAGTCGAAGACGGGGTCGAGCCCTGTACTCTCGATGTCCACCCACAGCAGGGCGTTGGTGGTTGGCTTGCCCATCACTTGTCCTCAATGGAGTAGGGCCCCCGCTTGGGGCGTCGCTCGGTGACCACATGATGGATCACGTAGTCCGAAATCTTGTTTCCCTGGGTCAGCAACTTGCCGAAGCCGCAGAGAAGTTCTTCCACGTCAGCCTCCTCCGTATCGAGGACGTTGACAGTGAGGGTTAGGGACTTCATGATCTTCTCGATTCCAGAGGGGCTGCCCGGGCCTGCGGTGACAAACACCACTAAGCACCGGACCCGGGCAGCGGTCTCTATGCTACTGGCCGATGACCAGTTCGTAGGGGTTGACATCCTCGGTGGACGTGTGCCCCTCGTTCCAGACGCGGGCCTTCAGGTTGTTGTAGTGCCGCGTCGGGAGTGAGCCACCGATCCTCATGAGGCGGTCGCGACGGGCGTCACTGATGTCACCCTCGTTGGCCACCTGCGTGATGGAGTTCATCAGGGTGTACATGTTCAGCGACTCAGCGCCGAGCAGGAGTTCCCGGATGGCGTCGCGCTGCGACACCGGGATGCCCCACTCAGAGAAGATTTCGCGGAGCACTTCGGCCGTCGAACCACCCAGGTGCAACTGGGTGAGTGCCTGGATGGATGCGAACTGCTGCTCCATCCCTCCGAGGATTTCGTCCACCGAGGAGCGTGCCCACTCGTAGACCTCCTGCTCGTTCTGGGCGTTCAGGTGACGGTTCCACGCGCCGACGGCGTCGAGCGTGGTGATCGCACCGTTGGTGCACCAGAGGCGGAACATGAACACGTCGAACGCACTCATGCTCTTGCCAGCGAGGGAGTTGTGCATCGTCACGCCGGGGTACCACACGTCGTCAGCCCCGCTGGGGATGTCGCTCATGCCACCACCGGTGATGGTGCGCCCCTGCTCCAGTGCGACGAGCCGCACGTTGGTGTCGAGCAGGGAGTTGTTGAACTTGTAGTCGGCCCGGATGTCCGCGTTCTCGCCGTAGCGCTGGGTCATCACGTCGAGGGCCTGGTCGAGCAGAGTGATGTTGGAGAACGGCTTGATCTTCGCGGAGGAGAACGCCGCCAGGTTGTCCTTGACGATCAGCGCGTTCATCTCCTTGCCGTCCACGCCGTGGCTGTAGTGGTAGTCGAGGTGCGCCTGCACCAGTTCGCCCGGAGTCTTCCGGACGTACGCGCCGGTGAGCCCGACGTTGGCACAGGCCTGGAGGGCAGCGTCTCTCGTCATGTGGAAATCTTGATCCCCCACGACGATCTTCGCTTGAGTGGAGTCGTTCGGCCCGAGGGCCGCGACTTCGGCCTCCCAGCCGTCCGTGAGTTCGAAGTGCACGGGGGTGGTGGGAGTGATCGTGATCGACTCCAGAGGCTCAGTCTGGCGGAGTCGGTCGTAGACGGTGTCGAGCGACAGCATCTTGGCTGCCATCTGCTCACGGGTTACGGTTGTCATGTTCTAGAGTGTACTCCTCGTAGATCGAAAAATCTATAGGCTATCTGAAACTTCTTCTTCGTCTGCCTCCTCGGCACCCTGCGGCGCCACCTTGGCCAGCGCGCTGGTGTTGTCCCGGACGACCTCCTCGGCCAGCAGGATCATCGCGTCCCGCCAGTCGGGGTCCTTGTCAGCCTGCGCGAACACGTTCACCTCGCCCCGGATGTACGGGCGCTTGATGCCGGTCGTGGCCCGCTCCATCCAGTCCGGCACGAGCCCCAGGCTCTCCACGTTGTGGAAGTAGTAGTAGCCCTGCGAGTACATGACCTTCTTGTTCGCGATCAAAACCTGCATCGCTGTCCAGAAGTTGTCGAAGCCTCGGCCGAACCGGACGCGGACGACGGCCTCCCGGTACGGGCTGGCCACCTTGTTCTTGACCACCTTCACCCGCACGTCGGTGGACGCCGGACGTTCGACCTCCTCCTGGCTGAGCGGGTCGATCACCGTCTCCTTGTTGTCCCGAATCTTCCGGTACTCCACCCGCACGGAGCAGAAGTACTTCAGCGCGATCCCGCCCGGCGTGCTGATGGTCGGCGGCATGCCGGGGCGTCCACCCATGGCCATCTTCTCCACGGCGTGGTTGAGGAAGATGGCCATGCAGTTGTTCTCAGCCAGCACCGTGTTCAGCGTGACGCCGAACGGCTTCATGAGTTTGGCCTGCGTGAACGCCATGGCCTTGCCGATGCTCTCCGCCTCCGCGGTGGCCGACGGGTTCATGGCCGCGACGCTGTCGAAGATCACCAGGCGCACCCGGCCGGTGCGGACGGCAGCCAGCGTGAAGTCCGCACCTGCCTCCAGCGTGTCCGGCTGGGTGATCTTGAACGACTCGTGCTGCACGTCGAGGCCGAGCGCCTTGGCGTACTCGGGATCCATGGACTGCTCGTAGTCCAGGTAGAGGATCACGTCGTCAGTCTTGATGCCGCGGGCCTCATCCCCGCCGCTCTTGATGATCCGCTGGAGTTCTGCTGCCACCTGGAGAGCAGTGGTGGTCTTGCCACAGGACGGCATGCCGTACAACTCCAGCGAGCGCCCCATCGGAACGCCGCCCACACCGATGGCGTAGTCGATCGCCAGGTTGCCGGTGCTCACCGCTTGGACATCGTCCACGATGTCACCCATGCTGCCTACTGTCAGCCCATACTTCTTGGACGCGTTGGCCAGGAGTAGAGCCAGAGGGTCGTCGCCTTTAGCCATTTTTATACGCCCTTATACTTTGCTATACTTTGTAATACGTCAGATGAAGAAAGGCTGCGTCACTTCACCAAGTTCATCATCGGCAGCGAATGCCCATTCGGCAATGAGGAAGGCGTCGTTGTAGTCCGTCTTGATCTTGCGGAGGTCCGCTAGAGCCTTGGTGCGCATCGGCCCCTTCGCCGGGAGCCGATCGGCATACTCCACTAGAAGATCAGGCGCCTCGTAGTGGAACGTCTTCGCCGCTGCCTCGGCACCTTCCTTGCCGCCCCGCCAGACGCCTTCGAAACAGCGCTGCCAGGTGGAGGGGAGGACGTAATACACGTCCTCCAGACGGTCACGCGGAATCTCCGTGACGAGCAACCCCTGGAGAAATCCCTGGAGCCGGAGCACCGACTTGATCATCTTCTGATTGCCGATGCCATACGGCACATCCTCGATGACCAACTTCACCCGGGTCTGGGAGTAGGTCATCCAGTTCACGATCTTGTCGAGGAACGCTAGAGCAGAGATGCCCCAGGAATCGAACTGGTCGATGACCTCGCCGCCATCATCCAGCACCACGGCGGCGCTGAACTTGGCGGCGAGGTCGAGCCCGATTATCAATCGTCGCCCAGGTCCGCCAGCAGGTCGTCCAGGCTCTTCTCCGCGGTGGAGACGGGCACCGTGATGCTGGGCGTGGAAGCCGTGTGCGGCTCACCCAGCCCGAGGACGGCGTTGCTGTCGAACGGTGCGGGCTCCGGGTCCGCACCGCGCTCCGGTGCACCGGACCCGAGTGAGGTGGCCGCTGCTGAGCCGGGCTGGACGTTGCTGAACAGGCCGTTCAGGGCGTCACCGAGCGGAGGGGCGGCCTCGGTCTGCGCACCGGAGATTTCCACCCAGCGCTGACGCACCTTCTGCACGTCCTCATCGATCCACTTCTTCTCCTTGCGGGAGCCGCAGGCGATGGAGAGGTCGGGGATCTGATTCTCCTTGAACGTGGTCTTCACCAACTTCATGCGCTCTTCGTCCTGCATCCACTCAGCCGTCGGGCTGATGCTGATGTCGTACAACTGGAACGGCTCGTTGGTGCAGTTCAGAACGATGTCGTGCTGGCGCAGGTCGCCCCACTCCTCACGGAACTCCTCGATCTTGTTGTAGGTCTTGTCCGTGAAGGACCACACCACGAGTTCCACCGAGAAGGGGACGGCGGGCTTCGTCGTGCCCTGCTTCGTCTTGTACCGCACCACGTGGATGGCGAACCGACGCTGCGGTGCCGCGGCCATGTCGGTGGACTCGTGCGCTAGAGCGCAGACGGGGCAGTTCTTCGGGTCGCTGCCCTTCTCCATGAGGATGTTGTAGTCCCCGAGGCAGATCGGCTTCGAGAGGAAGTCCATCTGGTAGTCCTGGTACTGCGTGCCATCGCGACGGGACTTGGTCTCCATCACGGGCTTGCCCATGATGACCTTCGGAGCACGGATGGTGTGAACGAACTCCATCATCGGCTGCGCTTCGTAGATCAGGATGCGGGCCTGCTCATCCTTCTTCAACTTCAACTTCGGGAAGTCGTAGTTGGTCGTCGCCTTCTTGAACTCTGGGGCGAAATCGATGCGAGGCATGTCGTCTCATTTCTTGTTCTGTGGGTGGCATCACGATCCTGATGCCGGGGATGAGTCTATCACACGTCCGTGTAATACTCAGGAGGTTACCGCTCCAAACTGGACTCCATCTGGAGGGCGTTCAGCACGGCCCGGAGTTCGGTGCGCATGCCGTTCAACTGCCACGAGATGTCACGGATGACCTCGTAGCATTCGTCCGCCATGGCCACCGCCTGGGCGGCATGGTGAGCGACGCGTTCCTGTTCAAAAGAATCCAGCCGGGCGTTGCTGTCCCGCTCCTTGGCGGAGGAGAAGTCCACCCGGTGGGTGAGCCCCCGGCTGGCTGCCTCAGCGTAGGCACGCTCGGCTTCGAACTTGGCGTTGGCCTGCATGCGACGGAGCCTGCCTCGGGCGCGGGTGATGTTGGCCAGCAGCCCATCGACCCGGTCGGAACGGGCGCGCACCCGTTGCAAGGCGTGGATCACCTCATCGGGAAAGATCACCAAGAGGATGCCGTCGAGGGTGCCGTCCGGATCCTCGGCTGCGCCGTGCCGGAGTTCCAGCGCCTCCTCCACCCAGCCGGTCATCCGCTGCTCCACCCCGGCGAGCGGGGTGTCGTACTTCTCCAGTTCAGGGATCACAGTTCCAACTCCCGAACAAGATTTTCAAGCGAGTTCTCCCTGGTCTCAGTGACCGATGCGCCGCCGAGAAGAATACTGATCTGAGTCACAGCAAACGGTGGCAGCGTATGTCTCGTCTCCATGGTGATGTTGCCAGCAGGACTCGCAACGACCACCGGATGAGACCCGGGGTGTTCATTCATGAAAGCGAGGAACGATGTCAGTTGCTGCTCATCAGGCATCCGCGGGATCGAGATGGTGTATCCAGAGACATGTGACTCTACCGGGATGGGACTTCCCTGTTCCTCCTCGGGCTCGGTCACCGGATCAGGCTCGGCGGTGGTAGCCGCCAGCACTTCCTGCCACGTCTCGAAGATCCCCTCCACCCCATCCAGTTCATAGCCGGTGACGTGCTTCTCAGCGTCGAGCAGCACATCCACCACGCTGCCCCACGTCGGACCCTCGTGCCATTCGGCCAGAATCTCCGGCAGGTTCGGCAGGTGCTTCACCTTGAACGACACCTGCGGCGTGATCAGATCGATGACCTCCTGCGTGCTGACCGACTCGTGCACGTAGAACTCCAGGGCGTCGTGCACTGTCATCACCAGGCGGATCTTCTCCTGGAGCCCGGCCTTCTTGATCGCCCGCTGCGCCCGCACCATGCCGATCTTCATGTAATCCGCAGCGCCGCCCTGCACCGGGGCGTTCACGCACATGCGGTCACCCTTGCTGACGATCCAGCCGTTGTGGGAGTCGTACTCCCAGATGGTGAAGCGACGGCCGAACGGTGTGAGCACGTACTTGTTCTTGCGCCCGAACTCCACCTGCTCATCCATCCAGCCCTTGAGGTTGGAGAAGGCGGCGAAGTACTTCGAGAGGAGTTCCTGAGCGTCCTCGGTGGTGACCGGGGCATCGGGGGTGGTCAGCAGTTCAGCGATGTTCGCGGGCCCGGAGCCGTAGACCACCGCGAAGTTCAGCGTCTTGCCCTGGGCGCGCTGCTTCTTCGTGACCTGGTCGAGCGGGATGCCCATCATCTGGCTGGCCGTGGCCTTGTGGATGTCGGTGCCGTCCGCGAAGGCCTTGAGTAGAGCCGTCTCGTTGGCCAGCCCTGCGAGCACACGCAACTCCACCTGACTGAAGTCGTAGCCGACGATGCGGTACTCCTTCGGGGAGATGAGCAGGTCGCGGAAGTTCAGGTCGAAGGTCGTGCCGTCACCAAGTTCGTAGTGGTACGGCTTCGGCCACTGCTGATACGAGACCTGGTCCACCGACATGCGGCCGGTCGCTGCCCCCGTCTGCTTGTGGTTCGGGTGGGCTCGGCCACAGTCGCAGTAGTTGAGTTCGGTGTCGTACTTGCGGAGGTAGGAGCCAAGGAGTTTGTTGACCTCGCGGTACTCCAGGACGCGAGCGACGACGGGATCCCGCTGGGCGATGGCGTGCAGCGCCTTCTCGCTCGTGGATGCGGCGCCGGTCTTCTCGCTACGGTTCTTGATCGGCAGGCCGAGCCGTTCGAAAAGAAGATTTCCGAGTTCCTTGGTGGAGGCCAGGTTGAAGTTGATGACCTCGCCCATCCGCTCGGAGAGGTTGGCCATGATTTCCTCGTTCATCCTGTCGCGGAAGTGCTGCACCTCCTCAGTCTTCTCGTGGATCTTCCCCCAGTCGAGAAGCAGGCCTTCCATCTCCATCTCGGTCAGCACCGGCTGCAACTGCATCTCGGTCTTGAAGATGAACGAGTCCTTCACCAGCGGGTAGTGCTTCAGGTGCAGGGCCAGGCACCACACACTGTCTTCGCAGGCGTATTCGACGTTGACACCCTCGGGCGGTAGAGAGTTGAACCTCACCTTCGTCGTATACTTGTCGAACAAACTCTTGAACTCCACCATCTGGTGGTCGAAGACGAACTTGGTCAGCCCCTTCAGGCCGATGCCGGGGCCGCCAGTGTTCTGCGGAGCGAACAGCCCGGTGCAGTAGGCCTCGATGAGCGTGTCGCTGTAGATCGGGAACGTGCCCTTCGACTTGTGTACTTCCAGGCCGAGTTCAGGATCATCCGAGAGCATGTCTCGGAACCACCGCGACAGCCCCAACAATTCAAAGGAAGCGTTATGCGCCACACCCTTACCGCTCTGCAAGAGCCGCCACAACGCCGCCGCCGTGCGCCGGGGGTCGTCTACGTTCTGCCCGGTGTCATGGGCGACCGGGACGTAACGGCCCCATTCGACACTGTTCGTGAAGGAGAACCCCGTCATGATCCAGCGGGGATGGAAGGGCAGCAGCGCTGCTCCTGCCAGGTCTGGACCGGAGTAGCCGGATTCGATGTCGAACCCGAACGGCTTGCCCTCTTCGAGAAGGCGCTGCACGAAGGCCTCAAACTTTTCGGCTGACCGAATCGCCGCGTAGTTCCTAGTCATCGGTCTCCTCCGGGAAGTTCAGGATGGCGGAGTCACCGAAGTGCCTCTTGGCCATGGCATCGTACGCGCGGGCGGCGTCCTCGGGCTCCTCGTGGTAGGTCTCCTCACCACAGCACCGGGCTTGGAACAGGTCCGAGTGCTCGTGGTAGCGCACCCCTCGGTACCCCCACTTGCCGAGCCGGTAGTTGCGGGCGCGCTTTACCACAGCGCCACCAGCGACTCGAACACTCCCGTGGTCTCGCCACCCTGGAGGGCTTCGTCGGCCATGAGCAGCAGTTGCCGCGTCCGGTTGCGCCGCTTCAGGTCGTAGTGCTTCGCGACCTTCTCCACCTCCGGCAGCAGCCAAGCCTTCTTGCCTGCCGCCTTGATCAGTTCGAGCCTCGGCTTGTTGTTCGTCTCGAAGTCATGGACCGTCCCCGCCAGTTCTAGAGACGAGTCCAGCATGCCCAGCGTCCTGGAGTAGTCCTCGGTGGGCAGGCGCTCCAGCGCGGCGAGGGCAGTCTTCTTGTCGAGGGCGAGCAGGGCATCCACGAAGGAGTCACGGGGCACGGCGGTGAAGAGGTCGTTGATCACACTCTGGGTGATGGTGCCAGGGAACACCTTGAGTTTCTGGGTCGCGTCCCGCACCAGCCGGAGGTCACCATCGGCACGGTTGAGCAGGTGCCCGGCGACGGCGTCGGTCATCTCCACCTTCGAGCGCACCCACTGGACGGCGGTGGACGTGGTGGCTTGAGTGAAGGGCTTGCACTCGATGAGCCAGCCCGCGGCACCGAAGCGCAGGTGGGGGACGACCTCGGTCTTGTGCTCCTTCGGGTCACCGACCTGCTGGCGGGGCGCGGCGTCCAGATCAGAAACAAGAATTAGATAGTGGTGCGGGTTGTACTTCTTGTTCTTCCACCACTCCCACAGCCGCTGGGTGTCCTGGAGTTCCTGCGCGTGGTAGAGCACGGTGAGTGCGTTGGTGTAGAACATCGGACGCCGGTCCAGCATCTCCCAGATTTCCCGCTGATTGGTCTCGGTGACCGCCAGGTTCATGGATCCCCATGCGTCGGCCACCGAGCGCTGGATGCCACCGACCACCTCATCCACCAGGATCTTCTCGGTGCCGCAGACGTAAGTGATCTGCCGGATGCCCTTGCCATCCTGGTAGGCCTTCCACCAGGCCGAAAACGTGGACATCAGGCAACCGCCCTACGCATGCCCTTGGCGCACTTGTAGCAGACCAGCCCAGGCACCGGCCACATGGGGTTGTCCGCACGCTGGAGCCGGGCAGCCTTGTCGCCCGGACGGATGCGGTGCCGGTCATCCGCGATGCAGGTGGAGGGGTAGGAGACCACCAGCAGGCGGAGCACTTCGTACTCATGGTTCTCAGGCAGCAAGGCGGGCCTCCAGTTGATCCAGTTGCCGGTTGGCCTCAGCGAGCAGGTAGTCGAGCCCCTTCTCCAGTCGCTTCAGCGATCCGGGAGGAGTACCCATCTCGTAGAAGTCCAGCGGGTGCATGGCGACCTTGGCGTTGAACCACGGTTCACCCTCCATCACGATGGCGTTGTCACGCCCCACGGCTTCACTGAGGATGACCTGCATCCCAGTCATGTCGGTCAGGTCATCGGGATACATCGGAGTCCTCTAGAGCGTGAAGGTTGTCGTGGTGTCGGATCCAGGCGTTCGCCACCATGACTGAATAGGCTACGCCATCCTCCTGACACACGGGACACCACAGGGTGATGATCCCGATGTGCGCCTTGGTCAGCCCATTGCCGACAGGACGGATTGCAGCGAGCCCCTCACCACCAGCCGGGGCCGATGCGTGTCGCGTAGGGCGATCAGGATACGAGTCGCTGTCTTCCTGGACATGTCGCCCAATTCCGCCTTGCTGAACAGGCGGGACTTGTCCCTCCCGATGATCGCTTCGTAACACCATGCCACCGCCGTTTCTGTGTGTGCAGGAGTCCAGGCATCGGCGCACCGGGCTAGAGATTCGGAATCATGTTCTTGGATAGCCCGCATGGCCGTGATCACCAGGGCCTTCTTCTGCAAAAGATCGGCCATGTGCAGGGCATCCCCGACCCGGCCGTGGCACTGGCGCGCGAACTGTGTCACCTCGTGCTCGGGCAGCCCACGCTGGCGGAGCGCGTGCTCGATGGACGCCACCGACAGGTAGCCGAACTCGAAGCGGGTCGCGCGAGAGGCGACGGTCTCCGCGACCAGGTCATGGGAGATGAGGATGAAGTGGTGGCCCTCGGCGGGCTCCTCTAGAGACTTCAGCAGGATGTTCTGCGGCGCCCGCTCCTCGGTGTAGTCCCCGAGGCGGACGATGGCCAGCGCCTTGCCGTCCGGTGTGGCCACCTGGCTGTGGCTGGCCAGCGCTCGTGCCGTCTCAACGTTGAGCCGGGGCACTTCGAGGACGTGCGTGATGCCGTGGTGCTTGGCGATGACCTCAGCGCAGGTCCACTTGCCTATAGAGCGCGGGCCGACGAAGAGGGAGACTGCTGGGAGTTCGTTGCGTAGAGAGTTGACGATGGCGGTGTGTCCGAAGATTTCCATTTTGTCTCCAGTGACAGGGGGAGCGGCGGGCTACTGGGGAAGAGCCCGCCGCTCCGTAGCAGCGAGAGTGAAGAATCGCTGCCTGGACATCGGGTCGGTGGAGGGGGATCCACGGCTCGCGACGTTGAGGCAACTATATATGCGACGGGTTACTCCGTCAAGTCCTGTACCGGATCGCATGCCACGTCCAGGTGGTGCCGACCAGGGGCGACCGGGGCGACCCGGCCGAGACGCTTCCGGATGGCCGTGACGATCACGACGACGACCCAGACGCAGCCTGCGACCAGCATCGCGCAGAACGCCACGAAGACGATGGTGAGCGAGGTTGAGATTGCAATGTCCATCATTCACCTCCTCACGCGGAAGCGCGGCGGATGAGTTCGTCCGGCTTGACGTACCAGGTGCAGTGCACCGCGGTGTCGTCCCCGAACTCCTCACGGACGGTACGGATGACCTCAGGGTCGTCGTCGTAGAGGACGATGTCCAGAGTCGGTGTTGCCTGCTTGATGTCCCGGATGATCGAGGCCTTCAGTTCAGCCAGGCGCATCTTCATGTCGGGGTGGCGCATGTACAACTGACCGTAGGGGAAGCGGTTGTTGATCAGCCACCGCTCTGTGACATCGCGCCGGTCCTCCCGACGCCCAGTGAGGTAGGCAATCTCCGTTCTCCTCAGCCACAAGCGCTGGACCAGGGCACGCCCCTCGGGCCACACGGTGTCAGCCAGCATCCGTTCGGGGTCGAAGTACTCGGCCCACTCCCGGAGGATGGCGTGCGGCGTGCGGTGCGAGTCGTTGGCTAAGACGCCATCGATGTCGATGAGTGCGAGGCGAGTCATGGTGGTTGCTCCTGTAGATAGGAAAGCCGCACCCGGCCGGACGAGGGGCGGGGTGCGGCTGGCCTGGGGACTCAGACCGTGTAGGCCTGAGTGGAGAAGGCGTCCACGGCCTCCGGGATGTTGTGCCGGGCGTAGACCGCACCGGTCGGGGAGAAGATGGCGAGGTGCGCGTGGCCCTCATCGGGCACGGGCAGGTCGTGGCCCGGCTGGACCGAGTCGCTGGTGCCGACCACGAAGGCAGCCTTCTGGTAGCCGCGGCTGTCGGTGTAGGTGACGGGCTGTCCGAGACGGAGAGTGGTGTTGTTGGTCATGGTGTCCTCCTCAGGATCTTTGGTGACCTTGTGATCTACACCATAGTCTCTCTACACCACGCTGTCAACCACTGATTTCAAGTTTTCCGGCCATGCCGGTCTTGGCCATGGCCAGCCAGAGCGCAGCGTCCTCATCGGTATGGACGGACGACAGTAGTTCCAGCACCGCGGAGTAATAGTGGCTGACCACCCCGGTGAGCGCGTGCTCCTCGAAGTCGGGATCGAGGTCAGTCAAGTACATCTCCAGCGCAGCGGCAAGAGCAGTACGGTCTGGCTCCGGGTGGTAGGCCAGGGCGTCCGCCCACACCTGCTCGGGCGTCGGTGGCCGGTAGTTGGTGTCCTCCAGGATCCGCTCGGCCGCAGCCTTGGCCGAGAGGTCGTGCGTCTTCCGGTACACCCCCACCGGATCCAGTCGCTCGGAGCAGGCGAAGCAGTAGGAGGAGTTGTCATCCAGGTACAGCCGCAGGGAGCGGGAGGTGCCACCGTCGTGGTGCAGGAAGCCCCACGGGCAGTACAACTTGGCGCCGTAGGCCTCATAGATGTCGTGCCCACACTGCCGGTAGGCATCCACGATGGTCATGCGGCTGTTCGCCAGTGCGATCAGCCCACGCATCAGTGCTCCTTGAGTTTGAAGATCCAGCCGTACGTCGGTTTGACGCTCTCGACCGCTGTCTTCTTCACCTGAGGCGGACGGACGAAGTTCGCCCCGCGACGAAGAGACCAGACCGCGTTGCCCATCTCCACCACGCCGGTCCACCACAGCACGAGCATGAGGACGCGCCACTTCATCCGGCTCATCGGCACGTTGATGTACAGGTGGTGGTGCCCGTCGGTGGTGGACTCCACCACGAGGTGGTCGAAGTCCAGGTCGAGGATCGGCATCTGCTTGTCGTCCAGGGTGTACGAGGAAACAAGATTTGCCTGCGCCTCGAACTCCGGGAAGGGCGGGAGCAACTGCCGGTCCTTGTGTAGCCGGTACTTGACTAGAGACAGCAGTAGCGGCTCGTCCACCATCGTCAGGTCCGGTGCGTGCCAGAGGGTGCGGTTCTGCATGCCCTGTATCATAGACTGATCTTCTCCCCGTCCGCCATCTTCTTCATGATCTGCTCTGCTGCGTCCAGCAGTCCGTGTGCCTGCTCCAGATGATGTTCCGCTGTCCGGATCAGGTCCGCGATGTACCCCGGGGCGTCTTCGGCCCGGAGCGTCATTGCAGGAGGTCGTCCAGACCCTCTGCCGTCGCGCCCGCTGCCGCAGCGAAACTGTCGAAGGAGATGGACGCCTTGGACGTGAACGTGCTGGTGGCGTAGTCCACGTCCAGCAGGAGCGAGTTGCTGGTCTGACCGTCTCGGTTCTTCAGCACCTGGCCCCGCACCTCGGCGTAGCGGCCCTCGTTGTCAGCCGGTGCCAGCAGGCTCACGATCACGTCGGAGGAGTTCGTGGCCTCCGCCGTGTCAGCCAGCGCGGAGGAGGAGTAGTAGCCGTCCCTGAGCGCTGCGTCTCGGGAGGCACGGTTCACCTGCCACGGGCTGACGATCGGCACACCCCGGCCGTTGTCGAAGGTGGTGGCCCAGACCTTGCTGGCCTTGATGATCCCGGCTAGAGACTCACGGTCGGTGGTGCGCCGGGAGTCGGAGGAGAGCAGCGCCAGGTAGTCGATCACGATGAGGTCGATCTTCATCTGCCGGGAGACCGTCATGGCGTGCGCTTCCAGCGTGGCGATGTTGGCCTGCCGGGGCACCTGCTTGATGTGGATCTTCCCGTACGCCGGGTTGCGCGCGAGGTCCCCGACCACGATGGGCAGCGCCTGCTCCTCGTGGGGCTTCAGCCGTCCGAGTTTTAGATCCTTGGTGTCCAGACCCTCACGGAGTCCGAACACCGGCTGCTTGCTGTGCCGGGCGAAGATCCTCCGCTCGGTCGTCTCGTACACCGTCTCGGTCGTGAAGAAGAGGACGTTCCTCCCCTGCTCCACGGCTGCGCTCCAGGCCAACTGCACAGCCATGGAGGACTTGCCGTCCGACGAGTAGCCCGCAATGAGCACGAGGTCACCAGGCTGGAGGCCGCCCACCTTCTCGTCCAGGTCGCGGAGGCCGAAGCCGATGCCATGGCTGACACCGCTCTGAAAATCTTGTTTGCGCTGTGCGTACTGCTTGAGGAACCGGTCCTCATCGTCCTGGATCGTGCCCTCGGGTGAAGCCTGGTGGAGCAGATCAGCGTCGATCGCGGCCAGGGCTTCCAGCAGGTAGGTGCGGGCATCCTCCTGCCCCTGCAACGTCGTGCCGGTGGGGTCTTCCCAGCCTTGCCGGAGGATCTGCTGCGAGGTGGCGAGGACCGCTGCGGTGGCCTGGTCGGCTGCGAGTTCCCGGATCTGGTCGAGGGACCAGGTGAAGTCGTCGTCGCCCACCGTGCGCTTGAACGCGCTGTCGAACACCTGCTGGTACAGCGCCTGCTTGCCAGCGTCGAGGGTCCGGGTGATGTCGCTGAGCGCGGTGTCCGTCAGGACGCTGCCGGTGCGCTCGGCGTAGTAGGAGATGATCTTCCAGAACTGCCGCTGGACGGCGTCCGGGAAGTGCTCGGGGGTGAGTTGACCGCGGGCTGAATCGAGCAGGTCTTTCCGACCAGGGATCAGCGCCGCGAAGATCACCGCCGCATGCTCACGAGCATCGGCCATGGTCGGCTACTCGGGTAGAGAGGTGGGCGTACCGTGCGGCACGAAGGCGAAGACCTGCTCGTGCGGCTCGAAGCGCTTGCTGTCCCCGAACCGGTTGGTGATCACCACGTAGTTGAGGATCCCACCGGCGTGCATCACCTCACCGACGAGACCGAGGTCCGCCACGATGTCCCCCGCTTGCACATAGAACGCTGGGAGATGTTGCCACGACCGGCCCGTGTCCTCTAGGTTGATACTGGGTCGCTTGAACGGCGCCGGGATCTTACGAGGCATTAGTCACCCACCTCTTCTCTCTTCTGGAACTCGAACTCGATGATGCCCATCTCGGGAACGTCTGCCGCATGGCGAAGGTCGAAGATCGCCGTCTCGTAACCCAGTTCGAAGGCGGTGTCCGGATCGATCCCGGCGAGTTGGTCAGGAGTGTCGTCTCGCCGCATCTCATCGAGGGCGTTCTCCAGGTAGGCGATGACTTCTTCCACCGTCTTGGGGGCCTTAGGGGTATCACTGTTGACCATCCGGGGTCACTCCTTCGTGGGGCAAATCTACAGGTGAGGAAAGCAAACTGGAGGCATCAATGTCTAGGAGGACTCCTGGGCGCGTCGGCGCATTGCAGCATGTAAAGCAATCACTCCTTCAGAGTGTGCTTCACGAACTACAGGGAGGCTGACGCCTAACTCAACTGCTATCGCTTGAAATTCCCACCCGCGATAGTAGCGCAGTGCAACTACGTGGCGTTGAACCGTAGGCAGTTGCTGCAAGGCGAGCACGACGGCTTGCTTGATCGAGGTCTCCACGGCGGAAGACTCGAAATCATATTCGGCATGGGATACCTGTGTCTCGTCCTGAACTGTTTCCACGCTTACGGGTGATGCGTGTACGGCATATACTACACGACGTACCCGTTCTTCGTCTAGCCCCAACTTCGCGGCCAGCGTCTTCGCGGACGGCCCCTGATCGAAGGAGCCGGTAAACCCGGCTGCGATCAGGGTTTTGTAGATGGTGCGGTAGGATCGCTGAACGTGGTCGCGTCGTCGCTGCCAATCCAGTATCTCCCCCACGATCCGCTGTCGAGCATACCCTGCAAACGCTCTTCCGGAAGGGTGTTTGGCCGTCTCACGGAGGCCTTCTTCATCGATGTTCTGCCCGATGGGGTCCCAGCGGATGGCGGCGGTCACCAGCCCCTGGTAGGCGATGGAGGTCACCTCGTCAAGTTCTAGTTCTGTCGGGTTGCGCTCGTACGCAACCCGTGCTAGATAGCGGGCGAGGGCGACGTTCTTCCGAACCAACTCCGCCCGAACTGCGTCGAGCATCAGTCGTCGTCGTCACCATCTCGGGGCTCACCGTTGAGGAACCAATCCTTCACGGTCAACTTCAGCATCTCGGCCAGCCCGATGGTGATGTGCACCGGCTGGCTGTCCATGTGTCCCCAGATGTGGCTGGTCTCGTGGTTGTCCAGGTTCTCCATCGTGCGCCCGAAGGCCTCGAAGATGTATCCCTCTAGAACCATGGTCTCTGAGTTGTCGGTCCGGGCCCGCATGTACCTGAGGAGCGCGTCCTCTAGAGCAGCGGCAGCCAACTCCTGCTCATCGGAATCTGTCACCGGAAGCCTCCTTCGGTCGGGATAGGGTATGCCACACGGCGGTGGCTCTCGGGTTTCATGATTTCAGCCCGTGATCAGGCGAAGCAGTTCGGTGGAGGAGAGCGAGCGGAAGAGTTCGTCCGTCTCGTCCCAGATGTGGCTGGCCAGCGCCGCCTCCCGCTCCAGCACGGCGAGGTACCGCGCCTCCTGGGTGTCATGTGTGAGCAGGTTGTGTACATACACCGTGCGGTATGCGCTGCCGTCTCGCCGGATGCGGCCTGCCAACTGTGCCATACGCGCAGGGTTCAGGATCATGTCGGCGTTGATGAGGTGACGGCTGACCTGGAGGTTCAGGCTCTGCTCCATGGCGCTGGTACCGATCATCACCCGGCAGGCTGGGTCCTCCCAGAACCTCTGCTGACTGGCATGCCGCTTCCGCTTGTCGGGCTCGTCACCCCACACCGTCTCGAAGCCGATGCCCCGGGCGGTGAGCCGGGCCTGGAGCGCGCGGACCGAGTTCTTCAGCCGGGCGAAGATGACCACCTTCTCGTCCTCCAGGTCACCCCCGTCCATCAACTTGCTCTCGATCCAGTCCAACTTCACGCTGGTGCGCGGACCGTCCGGCTCACCCAGGGCAGCGAGCCCGGCGCAGATGGCTGCTCCGTAGTGGATGCGGGAGAGCGCGGTGGTGTGCTTGACCTCCGTGCCCTGCTCCTTCATGATCCGGATGACGCCCTGACGGAGTTCGTCATACTTCGCGCGCTGCGATGGGTAGAGCGAGAGGAACACGTCCTCCGGCTGGATGGCGGGGAGGTCCACGTCATCGAGGTCGTCGGCGGTGCGGCGCAGCACGAGGGGAGCCATCTTCCGCTTGAGTTCATCGAGGTTCTGGTAGCCCACGATCTGCTGCCGCTTGAACTCCCGGCCGGAGCGGTCGTGGTCCACCACCCACTCACTGCGAACGTAGCGTCGGGTGAAGGCGTCCAAACCTCCCAGAGCACCCAGGCCACCAATGCCGTCGAGAACGGCGTGCAGTTCCGGGAGACGCTTCTGGAGCGGGGTGCCAGACATGATCACGTACCGGTCGGCTTGCTCCCCCAACTTGTCCAGGGTGTACGAGGTCTCGGTATCCGGGTTGCGGAGCGGGTCGATGTCGTCACAGATGAGGGCAGCCAGCGGGATGTGCCGGAGTGCAGCGAAATCATCTTTCTGCCTCAGCATCTCGGGGCCGATGAGGAGCACCTGCCACTCGCTGGAGTAGGTCTCCATCCGCTTGCGCTTCGTGCCCTCCGCCATGGCGATGTCCAGCCCCGGGATCATCCGCAGCAGTTCCTCCCGCCACTGGTACAGCGCCGGTGCCCGAGGGACGATGACGACGCGGCCCACCTCCGGGAGTTCCCCGGTCTCTAGAAGGAGGGCGATGAGCCCGGCAGCGCTCGTGGTCTTGCCGGTGCCCATGGTGTCAGCGAGGAGGGCTCTCTTCTTCAGATAAAGCCACATGATGCTGACCCGCTGGTGCTTGCGGAAGTGGATCCCACACTGGCGGCAGCCCGGCATGGGCCGGTCGTACACGGTGCGCTCGGCGGTGACCTCACCGGCCTCGTTGAAATCTTGTTCTACCCAGCCGTTGCGGTGCTTCCGGCAGAGGGCATAGTTCCAGGCGGTCAGCGGAGGGAGCGCGAAGTCCTTGTACTCGTGCGCCTTCCAGGCCAGGGCCTCACGCTGCGAGTTCGAGAAGTTGCGTGTGTCGTATCTCAGCATCTACACCACGGTAGCAGTACCGGGGTGCACCTCGCGACGGGCTAGAAGGGCGACGGCTGCGCGGGCGATGGCTTCCGCGTACCGGAAGTCCTCCATGAACGCTTCGCTGGCGTGGGTCACCATGAGTTCGGTGGACTCGGGGATGGGGGCCATGCCTTATAGCATAATTTGCCTGGGGATGGCCACAAAATGAGGTAACGATTTTTGGCCCCACGGCGTGTCGCGTGCATGTAGGTCGATAGATGCACGACGGCCCCCGGATACTAAGACGCAGTCTCTTCACCGGGGGCCGAAGGCGGGGCAACCCCCACATCCATGGTCAAGGGGTCGTGCCTTGAGTATAGCACACCAAAGCCCCCGTCCTCAGGGTGAGGACGGGGGCTTCAGGGGCACGGGCAGACGGCCTACCTGTCAGTATACATCACTGACAGGAGTCGCAGCCCAGACGGTCCATGGGATCGATCGGGCAGGCGTAGCCGTCCACGTTCTCTAGAGCGTCGTTGTCACTGAGCGGGTTCATCGAGGACTGTCTCCTTGGTTGGAATCTCGGCGGGCGCCGAGTCGGTGGGCACTGTAGCCGATGCGGGGTTGGATGTATAGGTCACGTTCGCACTCACAGCACCGGAGGTCGTGGTGACAGGGCCACTGATGATGACCGGGATGGGAGCGACAGGAGTGACTGCCGTCGGCACGGTGGTCTCAGGCAGATCCTTCAGGAACGCGAACAGGAGCGAGCCGAAGCCCGCAGCGAGAGCAGCCTGGAGGATGTTCGGCCAGTGCACATCCTGGATCAGCACAGCGTTGCCGATCCCGGCGACGATCGCCTGCGCGATGGTCTTGACCACACGCTCTGCGATGGCGAACCACCAGACAGGGTTCTTGCCATCAACCTCAGGCAGCCCCACCACCGAGGTGAGCAGCGAGAGGATGGCCGCGAGACCCGCGGTGGAGAGGATGACCAGATACGGGATCTGGCCGACGTAGATGGCTGGCAGGTACGGCAGGGTGACGACGATCGCCGTGCGTAGAGCACGACCACCAGCGGCCTCCCACCAGACCTTGGAAAGAAGATTTCTCATGGGGTCCTCCTCAGGGCTCTTCGGTACTATCGGTCGGCTTGCGTAGTGCCCGACGACGGGGCGCGGGCTTCGCCGCAGCCTGCTCGTCCTCCGCGTCGTGACGATCGTTGACGCGGGTGGACTGCTTCTTCTCAGCAGCGCCCAACGCCGACATCTGCTTCGCCAACGCCGGTAGAACTTCATTCTCGATGCGGTTCAGCGCATCCTTCATCGAGGTCCCGCTATTGGGCTTCACCTCGTGGACGACCTCCGCCTGCTGCTGGAGAACGACGTGGACCTGCTTCTCCACCTCATCCAACTTCGTGATCCAGGGCGCACCTTCCTTGATGTGCGTGTCCAGATCCTTGTGCATCTCTGCGACCTTGGTTTGCCCCTCCGCGACCAATGCGTCCTGCTCGTCCATGCGCTTCGGAAGCGCGATGATGAGGTTGACCGCGGTCATGAACTTCGAGACCGGCTTCCACATCAGGATCAGGGCGGTGATGGAGACAACGAAAAGGGTGAGAAAGGCGACGGTAGGGCCATAGTCATTCAGCAAGCGCGCAAGTTGTGCACCAGTAATGAACGACATGGGTGTCCCCCTTAGATCGCTGTGAGCGGCATGGGAGAAGGCCCGGAAATTGAGGTTTCTCCGTCTACTACTATCGGATCAGTAGAATGTGACCTTCAACTGCGGGGGGTGACTGCCATAGCCCACACCCTCGAAGTACATGTAGTTCGAGTCAGAACCATCAACACCGACGCGGAATGCACTCACCGACCCCGAGGACAGGCCGTCTCGAATGGCACCGGAAAGTGGGATCCACTGGCCCTCACCTGCCGAGAACCCCCGGCTGAAGGTGTTGCTTCCACGGCCGGAGATAGTGGATGGGGCCGACGTGTGGTTCGAGGTGCCCATCAACGCCGACTTGCCCGAATAGGCCTGGTAGGCGTTCTTCAGGTAAACGCTTGCTGAGGTAACCGTCTTGCCAGCGAACTGACTGAGGAACGAAGACGAGAAGCCGAACTCCCCACCCATCGCGGTGACGCCATTGCCCTGGTAGAGCGCGTTCGAGTTGGTGTACTGCCCACTGCCGGAGACGATGTTCGATCCCGAGTTGTTCCAGGTCCGACTCCAGGTCGCTGTACCAGTGACCGTCTTGGAAGAAGCAGGGGTGCCTCCCGAAGTACCACCTGAGGAGCCCCCCGAGGTGGAGTAGTCATGGACATCCGCCAGAGCATCCGTTCCGTTCAACGGGTGCGTCGGGTAGACACTGCCCACATCCACAACGGTGAAGCCCCTGGAGAAGCCAAACTCTGCGAGGGTATAGGGGGTCGGCGCCGCAGAAAGGTTGGTATTCACCTGCCAGTAGATGGGGGTGCCAGCCGGAATAACTCGATTGGCCGTATCAATCGCTGTGCTGTTGTTCGACGCAGAATAAACAATGGGCGGAATCGACCAGTAACCCGAATCCCCATTATGGATAACGGCCCGGCCAACCGTTTGGCCATCTGTGATCGAAGTATTGGGAGCACCGACTTTCATTTGCAACTCCACGTAGATGTTCACTCCTGAAGAGTTTTGGAGTTGCAACCCGGCCAGTTCAAGAATGAAAAGGTAAGAGCGCCCATCCTCCAGAGTGAAGGAATCCTGTGCGATGCGCGCGTACTGAGTGCTGATCGTGCGCCCTTCCTGGCTCGGCCAGGTCACGTCGTAGATGACACCCCGGCCGAGCCGGTCAAGAAGTGCCACCGTCCCTCCGGAACCGTCAGCCAGTGTGACATCGCCACGGGTCCACCCATTGCCATTCGGAGTGGACTCAGAAAGGGTGGAGGGGAAGTCTTCATCGGTAGGGTCAAGCACCAATTCGGCGCCATCGATGGTTGACCCAGCGAGCATCGACACATTCTGGAAACTCGCATTCCCCGCGATGTCGATGGTTGCGATCTGATCGCCTGCCGAATCCGAGAGTGAAAGCAGGTCGTTGGCGGAGGCTGAGAGGACGATGGTTGGGTTTTGATTCTCCCCCGAGTAGAGCCGCAGCCCGTCCGGTGAAAGTTCGGCCCACGAGTTCAGGCCATCCCCTGATCCCACCGTCTCGAAGACGGTGATGAAGGTGACGATGTCCTGCACCGGTGACGACGCAGCCGGAGAGGAAACCTTGACGGCGTAGGCAACAGCGGTGGCGTTGAACTTGTAGCGGGTTCCCTGAGTGTTCGACGCGATCGGGTAGTCCACTCCCGTACCGGTGGAGTCATACTCGGTCACCACCGGGTATGCGAGGTTGGCCTGCGAATCCATCGTGATGTAAACCGACCCGGAGAGTGGGACGACAGACTTGTTCGCGACGTAGCAATAGGCGGCAGCAGTAGGCGTCGGGAGCAGTGCCAGTCCGGCCGGAACTGCCCCGACCGCCGCGAGCGCGGTCGCATTGGCCGAGCCACCCAAGTTGAACGCGTTGGTGGACGAGACCACCAACGACCAGTAGGCGGTGTTCGACAGCGGGTTCGGCACCCGGTTGTACTGGTTGCCTTGCGGAACCGTTCCGACATCCAACTTGTCTGCGGTGATTGCCCCGACGGCCAGTTGGTTCGCCGTGATCGAGTTGGCCAGGATGTCCGGGCCGGTGATACCGATGACCGTCACTGAAGCCGGGGCGGACTGCGCAGACGACAGCCCTCCGTTGTCATTGGCGAAGAACACAACGTAGTAGAGCGTGCCGACGGCGAGCCCGGAGATGACGACTGCGCCCGCGCCCTGGAGCAGCCCTGCCACCTGGTGGATGTCGCTCTCGCTGGGCGAGTTCGTGTAGATGTAGCAGGAGACGTTCTTGAACTGCACCGGTGGCGTGTACGACACACCCCCGGAGTTGATCAACTTCCCGTCCCAGTGGGCAGTGATCGTTCCCTTGTCCGTGGCCAGCGTCGGAGCAGTGGGCGGATCCAGCGCTGTCCCCGGCTTGATCGACGTGACGGTGACCATGTTGCTGAAGTCCGACAGGAGGCCTGCATCCCAGGCCGCCACAGCGCGAACACCGAGGGTCCAGGACTGAACCGGAGTGACGTTCAGCGTCGTGGTGAGGTTCGCCCCATCCACCCGTGACAGGAGGGCCCAGGCGACGGTGGGAGTGGACCCGTAAATCTCGTAGTGGGCCACGTCCTGGTCGTTGCCCTCATCGTCCACGGGGCAGACCCACGAGAGTGCGAGTGCACAGGTGGGGTTGCCATTGGAGTCGTAGGTACCCGTGATGGTGCCGACTGCGAAGGACGTGGGAGCGTAGAGCGCGGAGCGCGTGGCGGGTGAACTGCCCGCGCCGATGGGGGCACCGGCTCCAGTAGAAGGGACGGCCTTGGAAGTCTTCGCTCCAGTGACCGTGTCCTGATTGTTCAACTTCGAGATGAGGTTGGTCAGTGTGGTGATGTGGTCCTGATAGACCGTGTCCAACTCGACCGCGTAGACAACGTTCGGGTTGTTATTCGACGTGTCCAGGGCATAGGTGATGGACATCACGCGGCGCCGCGCAAGTGTGTTGGGGTCCACGTTCATGGCCGGAGCCATGATCCAGTCACCCAAGGTGAAGTCGATACCCGGCTTGATGTTGCCGGTGTCGATGATCTGGTACGTCGTGGACACCTGCGGCGTGCTCATCAACGAGAAGGTTTTGCTGATGATGGTGCTGGCCTGATTCAGATTCACGCTGACCTGCGTGCCACCCTCGATGCGGCCGAAGGTGGAGAGCGAGTTGCTGTCAGTCTGGTAGGTCCAGCCGTCCGCGGCCTGAACAAGAAGACCATTCTTCAGTGCCGCGGTTGATGTCTCATCCGTCGCAGTGAGGTTCTGTCCGATCTGCAATGTGGGGGGGTTCGGATACGACGCGACAACCGAGTAATCGATGCCCTTCACCACGTAGACGTTGAACGTCAGAGTGGAAGGATCTACCCAGGCCTCACAACCCATGGCCTCCATCTGGGCGAGCATGTCGGAGTAGTCGGTGTTGAGCGGGAACGAATACGAACCGGTGGACGGCCAGGCCACGCCCGCGGAATCCGTATTTTCGGAAAAGGTAGGGCGCAACTGGGCAGGGAAGTCCACACCTCGGGTCTGAGCCTCGCCCCACAACTGGAGCAAGACCTCACCGATGGTCCAGCCCGGTTCCTGCGAGGGGTACGCGTTGACTTTCCAGTGTGAATCACCGGTGTAGGAGAGGGTCTTGATCGCGGTGCTCGTGGAGTCGTTCGCGTCTTGCCGAACACAGGCCATGAAACCTGCCCGGCCCTGGGCGTTGTACACCTGTGCGGAGAGCACATGGGCACCCTGGGTAAGAGAGATACCCTCGACCGCAACGACGTTCGCCCAACTCTTCTGCCCGACAGCAGTATTCGCAATGGGGATGCCATCGAGGTAAAGGTTGAGGGCGTCATCACCCGCGGCGTAGAACGAGTACGTCTGCGAGGAGTCAGACACCGTCGCAGTGAACTCACAACGGAAGTAGTTGTAGCCGACCGCAGCATGTCCGTTGGCGTCCCGAGTCGAGCCCCAGATCCACTGGCCCTGGGCGATGGGGTACCCTGCGGGGTACTTCAAGAAGTACGAATTCTTAGCGAGATAGTTGGGGCCAGAATGTGGCGCCACCCACTGGCTGGAGTTATACCAACGACTCTTCATCACCGTGGCGAAGTTGAAGTAGCGGGTGGTTCCCGTCGTCTTCCCGACCTGTCCGTTCTCGGGGAAAACAACCGCGTCGTGCAGCAGAGTCCGCAGACCTTCACCCGAGATAGTCCAGAGACGGTCGGCCATGTCCCCGTTGGAGCCCGCCAGCACCAGTTCCTTGGTCTGCAAGATGAAGCGGCCTACCACCTGGCCATCCCGCAGCGCGGTGATCCAGTTGCGCTGCGCCAGCAGTGTCGGGTCGGCCAACACCTTCGGGTGCTGAGTTGAGAGTGTGAGGGTGCCACTACCGGGACCCACCAACTCGTCCAGCCACGAGCCAGCCAGCGGTCCGTTCAGCACCTCATCGTAGACCGTGGGCGTCGTCCGAGCAGTGGTGTACTTGGTGACCCGGAACTCCAGTGAGGACGGGTAGCCGTAGAGCACCTGAGGCGAGGTCATCGCGACCGAAGTCAGCAGGCTGAGAACACCGGCTCCGGTCAGTGCGACAGCAGGCTTGATAGCCGGGGTAGCCCGGGAGACCGCCAGGGAACCGGAGCCGCCCATGCTGGGGCTGGTCGAAACAGCAATGTGCAGGGAGCCTGACCCGGTAAGCCCAACACTTGCCCCATCGGGGCCCCAGGTGCGAGACCCGGTCCAGGGGGTAGTACCGGTCCAGTCTCCCATCAGAACCACCTAGGCTGGTAAGCCAGGCTTACCGTGCCGGTTCCAGACGTGCTGCTCATGGCGATGGTGTTGTTCCCCGGAACGAGGGGGAGCCAGAACGGGTCGGCTCCATGGCTGATTCGCCCCGCGGCCTGATACGCGCCACTGCCCGAAGGCGTGTGAGTGACCTTGAAGTTCTGCACATCGAAGACGACGGAGTCTCCTGAAGCGGTGGAGTAGTTGTAGACGAAGTAGGGCTGGGCGAGCATCGTGGTGTTCTGGATGCGCAGGTTGTTCCGCGCGCCGCTTAGAGTGAAGAAGACTGCGTCCGTGCGGTCGTCCCCCACGACGTTCACGACGGTCGAAGACGACAGGGTCTGCGTGATCTGAGGGCCGTAGAAGAATGGGTCGGCAAGAAGTAGATCCACACTGAAGGCGGCAGCCGCTTGGCCCTGCATCGACGGCTGCATACCGCCCGCATACTCAGCAAGCGCGATGACGGTATGTGTCGTGCCGTCCGGGTAGGTCATCACCTGCGACAACTGCATCTGGCCTCGGATGTTCCAGAAGAGCGCCTGCAACGCAGCGTAATTCGCCTGGAAGGTGGCGAGAGCGGTGGGGTTCCTCGGGATGCTGCCATCCGGGTTAGCCCCCGAGACCCACATGTTCAGGGTGATGGTGCGGCTGTCCGGAACCTTAGGAACGTAGGTCTGCCCGGTGGCCATCGGCACAAGAAGATTTGCGCCACGCGTCGGAGGAAGAGTCTGCTTGTCTCCCCACGAGGAGATATTCCACGCGTAGGTCTGAAGGCTGGTCCCATTGATGGCCCAGTACGCCGAGGTTGTGTTCGTCACGGGTCTATGCCCTCCTAGGGGGAACTATCGGCGCGGGTCTATCGGGTCGGGCCGAGGTAACCCATCTTGCGCGTGGTGCGCGGAAGGGTATCGCTGGCCCGCTCGGGCAGCGGGTTGTTGATGATGATGTTGCCGAAGGTCTGAGCAGGGCTCGGGCCGTGACCACTGAACCCAGGGCTCCTCATCCAGCCGGGCACCCCAGGCTGGTAGGGCGCAACCACCGGTGGGCGCGGGGAGCGCATCGGCCCGGTGAGGAACTTGGAGTAGGTCGTCATGCTATTCAGCAGACGAAGGTTCTGGACCCCGAGCAGGTCCACGACCGGCTTGCGGATGACGAACTCACCCGGTGTGAGCATGGCAGGAACGGTGTCGGTGCCGTTCTTCTTCCACCGGGGACCGGCCCCACCAGTGACGGAACCACCGGTGGAGTAGCCCACGTAGGAGCCTCCCGCAGCCAGCGACTTGATGCCCGGAACATTGTAGACGCTGCCGTAGTTGGCCATGATGTACCGGATGCCCGCGAACACATTCGCGAAGGGGTCCCGGATGCCCCTACTGGCGTACCCTCCGGCATACGCCGAGAAGGTGCCCGGAATCAACTGCATCAGACCCTGCGACGGGTGACCGGCCTTGGCGTTGCTGTCCCAGTTGTTCTGGGCGTTGGCGTTTCCACCGGACTCGAAGTGAATGATCTTCGCGATGTCCCCGGCCCAAGACAGCGGAGCACCAGCCGCCTTCAGCGCGCCACTGATCACACTGCCGAGGGGACCTGAGACTGCGCCTCCGACTGCGCCTCCAATCCCACCGATGGTCTTGATGGCATTCATGAAGGCCCCGGCGACCCCGCCGAAGAGTGCGAAAATCTTCTTTCCTATATTCACAAATCCGCTGGTGACCCCATTCCACCAGTTGTAGATGTCCTTGCCGATCTTGACAAAGCCACTGGTGACACCATCCCACCAACCACGGATGTCCTTGCCGATCTTGACCCAAGCAGTGGAGACGCCGTCCCACCAACCACGGATGTTCTGACCGATCTTGACCCAAGCACTGGTGACGCCATCCCACCACTTGCTGACGTTCTTGCCAACCTGCTGCCACCAACTGGTGACGCCGTCCCACCACTTGTTGACGTTCTTGCCAACCTGCTGCCACCAACTGGTGACACCATCCCACCACTTGTTGACGTTCTTGCCGACCTGCTGCCACCAACTGGTGACGCCGTTCCACCAGCCATCGATGTGCTTGCCAATGTCGTGCCACCACTGAGTGAGTGAATGCCAGCCATTGTCAATGTTCTTACCGACCTGAGTGAACCAATCGGTGATCTGCTTCCACCCGTGGGCGAAGTTGTTGATCAGGCCCTGGAACCAATCGGTGATCTGCTTCCAGCCATGGGCGAAGTTGTCGATTACACCATGGAACCAATCGGTGATCTGTGACCAGCCGTGGGCGAAGTTGTCAATGACTCCCTTCCACCACCCAGCGATCTGTGACCAGCCGTGGGCGAAGTTGTCAATGACTCCCTTCCACCACCCAGCGATCTGTGACCAGCCGTGGGCGAAGTTGTTGATTACACCATGGAACCAATCACCGATCTGCTTCGCTCCGTAGGCCCACTTGTCCACCATGGGCTTGAAGAACTGGCCGACCTGCTTCGCGACGATGAACCAACCGTCCACGACAGGCTTGAAGAATGCGGCGATCTGCTGAGCACCATGCGCCCAGGCAGGAACAACCGTCTTGCTCCACCAGTCACCGATCTGCTTAGCGCCGTGGGCCCAGCCAGGGATGACCTCCTTGCTCCACCAGTCACCGATCTGCTTAGCGCCGTGGGCCCAAGCGGGAACAACCTGCTTGCTCCACCAGTCACCGATCTGCTTAGCACCGTGGGCCCAGCCAGGGATGACCTCCTTGCTCCACCAGTCACCGATCTGCTTCGCACCCGCGGCGAACTTATCCGTGACAGGCTTGAAGAAGGAGGCGATCTGCTGAGCACCATGGGCGAAGTTCGCGACGACACCCTTGAAGAAGCCGACGATCTGCTTCCCTCCATAGGTGAAGTTGTCGGCTACACCCTTGAAGAAGCCACTGATCTGCTTCGCTCCATAGGTGAAGTTGTTGGCTGCACCCTTGAAGAAGCCTGCGATCTGGTCACCACCGTGCTGGAAGTTCCCGATCAGGCCCTTGGCGTTCCCGAGCCCAAACCCTGCGGCACCCCCGACAACCCCTCCGAAGGCCGACCCGTAGCCCTTGGGGAGCCCCATCGCCTGGCCGAGCATGCCGTAGGCGGTGCCCAACGTGCCACTCAGTGAGCCCGGGTTCTTCCATGCCTGTTGGGCAATGTTCCCCCAACCGCGACCCAGGTTCTTCGAGCCGCTCGCCTGGATGCCACCCGTGGCTCCCCCGTAGACACCGCCCACAAGTGCCCCACCGAGCATGCCCCAGGGACCGAGGAGGGAGCCGATGCCGAAGCCATCGAGCGCCCCCTGTCCGGCTCCGCCCCACACCCCACCGTTGATGGACTTGGCCATGGCCAGCGCGTTGGCCTGGGTCGGGTGCTTGAGGAACCGCTGAACCTCCGGGCTGCCCTTCGAGGAGCCCGCGTTCTGGGTCATGTTGAAAAGATCCATGCCCCCGAACAAGGCACCGATGCCGGGGAGGATCTTGCTCCCAACACCAGAGATGCCCTTGCCGAGCAGCCCACCCAGGCCCCAGGCCTTGCCCCCCTTGGCCATGAGGCCCGCATCCATCAGCGCCTGCGTGGTGGAGCGGAAGGCACCACCCTTGGCCCCGAGGCCCAGGAAGCCCCCCAACTTCTCAAGGATGCTGGCGGTGTCCTTCCCACCACTGGCAAGGGCGAAGGCGCGCTCCTCGCCCTGGAAGGCGCTCAGCCGCTTCGCGTAGGCAAGCGCAGCCTGCCGGGTGCTCATGGCCCCCGCATCGATAATGCCGGGACCCATGACGGGGTCACCGATCTTGGCGCCCTTGTTGTACTTGTAGAGCGGGTCGTTCTTCGAAGGCTTGGTGGCCCAGACAGACGGCTCACCATTCTTCGTCTGCTGCATGGGGTTCTTGGCGTCCGTGAACTTGACACCGGTCTTCGACATGAAGGGGACCACACCGGGAAGGCGATCCAGCACAGCAAGGATCCCAGGAGTACCCGCCAGGAGCATCAGGGAAGCGAAGAGGTCGGTCAGGCCCGTGAACTTGCCGATGAACGAGAGCGTCGCCAACACACTCAACGAGGTGACGATCGGGCCAAGAACATTCCCGATGACCGGAGCCTTCGAAGCCCAGGCAAGCAGCCCGTTCAGGAACTTCAGCAGGTTGTCGATGATGTTCCAGACACCCTGAATGCCCTGGATGCCTCCCAGTTTCAGAATCTGGTCGATCAACTTGATCAGTTGGGCAACGATGTCAACGATGACCGAGAAGTCGCCGCCCTTGGTCAAGGTGTCAAGCAGACTGGCAAGGGCGTGACCGAGGATGCCGAAAGCATCCGCGATCTTCGTCATGTCCTTGATGTTCTGGGGATCGAACATCATCCGCTTGATCCAGCCGACGGCTTCACTGCCCAGTCGGCCGAAGGCGGCAAGGAGCGGCTTGATTTCCTCCAGGTACTTCTTGAATCCTGAGTTCGGCTTCTCGGCGGCCTTCGCCATGTCCGCCCAGTGCTTGGTGACCTTGTCGAAGTTCTTGACAACATCATTGCTCCAGCCGGAGGCGGCGCTGCTGTAGCGGGCCATGACCAGAGCGATGTTCTTGACGATGTCCAGCCAGACGAGCAGGCGGCTGTAGACGACATCGAGGAAGGCAGTGAACGCGGCGGCCCTGCCCGGGGTGTTCAGCATCGCGACGAGACCGGCAACGACGTTGTTGAGCCCATTCACCATCTTGACCGTGAAGGGGAGGGCGGCGATGGTCAGGTCTCGGAACAACCCGAGGGTGCTGATGATGGTCTTGCTGACCACGCCGATCAGCGGAACGATCGTGTCAGCGAACGTATTGATGGCCGTGATCCACCGCGGCCCGGACAGGGCCTTGAGGATGTCGTCTACGACCTGGCCCATGGCCGTAGCGGTGTTCATGAACAGTTTCGCGAGAGGGGGGAGAAGCCCGTTGACCAGGTGCAGATCCTTGACGAACTGCGCGAAGAAGTTCTGCTGGACCGCATGCTGAATGGCATCGAAGGCGTTCTGCATGCTTTGGTTCCACGTCACGAACTGCTGAGCAGCGGGAGCCAAGGACTGGAACGCGTTCTGATAAGCCTTCTGGGCCCGACCGATGACCGCAGGTGAGGCACCAAGGGCGATCAGATCCTGCCACCTGGCATACAACGCCATGGCACCCTTGGGCCCGGTGACACCCGCAAGCGCCATCTTGATCGTGCCCATCATGGTGGCCATGCCCGCCATGAGGGGCACGACTGCCACAAGACCAGCAGACAGAGAGGCGAGGTTCGATGCGAATGCCAGTGTGCCTGCGCCCAGGGCACCGAAACCTGCGATCAGAGGACCGACGACGTTCAGGAGGGAGGAGAGGATGGGGTAGAGCGCCGGAAGAGCAGCGAGCCCCATTCCGACAAGCGCGCCAGGGCCCACAGGAGGCAACCTATTGATGATGCCACTGAGACCGGTAGAGAGGGATGCGATCTTCGCGAAGAGATTCTGCACCCGGGTCGCGGTCTTCTCCGCTTCGACCCCTTGCTCCCGAAGACCTGAGGTGATCGCCCGAATGCTCCCGGCACGACGCGAGTCACTTGCCGTCCCCGCATCACTCGCGGCACTCTCGGCCCGCCCCGCCTCTTCGGCAGCGAACTTGATGTCCCGCAGACCGAAGACGTGGTGCGTATCTGCCCGGGTCTGCGCCTTCTCCAGATCGTTATATGCAGCGATGTTCTGCACGACCTGGCCGAAAATCTTCTTTTCGAGACCCATGCGAGAGAGGTCGCTGGTGTCTCCTGCCGCGGAGGCACGGAAGCGTGCAGCCGCAAGATCCTGCTCGGCCTTGGACAGATCCTGCGTGTCCTTGACCATCTTGCGACGGCTGTTGCTGACCTTCTTCTGCGCGTCGTCTACCGCGTTGAGGTCGGAGACCGCAGAGCCGCCCGCTTGGCCCGCGGTTCCACCGGTAGAGGCGCCCTTGGCCTTCTTCTCTAGATCGTTGAGGGTCCGCTGAGCAGCCGCGCGCTCCTTGAGCGACTTCGTGATCGCGTTCTGAGAGGCCGCGACATCCTTGTTCTCCTGGGTGGAGCCGGAATTCGCATCCTTCTCGGTCGCACGGAGAGCATCGATAGCCGCCTTGACAGCAGCGATCTGGGCAAGCAGTTCGGAGAAGTTGGCCTTGGCCTTGTACGTGACATCGGTTTCCCTGAAGTCCGACACTTCTCACCTCCTGCTATCTGGGCGGGCCGCCCATGTACTTCATCAACTTCTCGTACGAACCCTCACCGTTCTCCTGAACAGCACGGGCCGTACCTTCCCCAGTGGCATCCTTCATGGCTGCCGCTTCGATTTCATCCATGGACAAGTTGGCTGCGTGGTCGATAGCGGGGTTCTCTCCCTCCGTCTGATACCCCGCAGCGATCAGAGTGCCAAGCGCCCGAGCCAGCCAAGAGAAGCGAGCGTTCTCTTCACGGGTTCGGATGAATTGGCGCATGTGAATCGCAGCGACGATCTGACGAAGGCGGATTACAGGGAGGTCTCCGATCTGCTCATCAGTCCAGCCATACTCGTTGGCCACGAGGTCATAGATGATGGCGTAGCGGCCAACGAGATGGTCATGGTCTATGCCTTCGAGGCGCTTCTCGAAGAGGGCTTGCGCTTCTCCGGCTCGGGCAGACTCTCCGGCTCCGGCTCCGCCGTCGGAGCGTTCCCCAGCGTCGTCTGGAGGAGCGCCCCCAAGCGTTTTCCCAGCGCTGCAATCTCCGGCGCCTCCTTGCGGATGACAATCTCGATGATCGAGAGAAGGTCGTCCAGCGACGGGTTCAGCAGATTCGCTGCGAGGTTGTCCCGCAGTTCCTCATTCCGAGCCCGGTCAGCCTTCGTCCGCGGCGGGTCGATGGTGTCGGCCGAGTCCACCATGCTGAGGACGAAGTCGATGGTCTCGTCTTCAGCGTTCGGGATCGCCATCACCGTGACAGCGATGAGTTGGGTGATGAACTCTGCCGTGTCCGCGCCCACGTTGAGGTTGTTCAGTGCCGGACCGGCACCGTGCGTCAGGATCTTCAGCAGCCGGAACATCTGCCGAGTGCGAAGACGCTGAATCACCACTCGATCGCCAGATTCGAGTTGGATGATGTCCGACTCGGGGTCGAGGGCGTCTACTTCACTTGCGGTCGTCATGCGACTCTCCTTCAGTTGGGGCTTGCGGGGTATTACATCAGGGTGTCAGCGCCACCCACGCCGGACGAGACCAGACGGCCGATCTGCTTCGAGGGGAGACCGGTCTGGGAGTCCAGGACGGGGTTGCCCTTCTCATCGATGGACGACATCAGCGCGGTGCCGGTGTAGTTCACGAGGAGGCCGACCTTGTAGTCGGGGCCGGTGAACGAAATCGGCTCGAACTGGACCTTGTACAGAATGAAGTCCAACTGGCGGATGTTGCCCGCCGAGTCCTTCGAGGGAACGCGCACCATCATCGGGCGAGGCGACGTGTTCATGGAGCCGAGTTCCCAGAGGGGCAACTGGTAGATGGCCGAGTTGCCAGCACCCGAGGAGGTGATCTGCGAGCCGGTCAGCACCGAGATGGTCTGGAACGGGATGTACCCCGACGTGATGGTGACCGTGGCCTTGTCAGCCCAGTACCAGGTGCTCAGCACCGCGTCGTCACCCGTGTTGTCGAACGACTGCACCTGGAGTGCGATCGAACCGGATCGGACGCCGTAGAAGGTACCGAAGTTCACCTGAGCGTCGTCGGACTGGCCGTCAAGGATGGCGGCGTGCGAAAGCGAAAAGCCTTCGTAAATCTGCGTAGTAGCCATCTCTGGCGACTCCTCTCTTTGCCCCCTTGGGCTATCGAAGAGGTACTATCGGTCCGGACTCATTCGAGCACCAAGGACTCCACGAGTTCCCCGGCCAGGTCGAACCGGTGCAGCACGAGGCGACACGCCGTGCCCTGCTCCCTGAGTTCCTTCCGGCAGTCGGAGCACGCGAACTCCAGGAGATTGCCTCCTGTCACCCGGGGGCGCTCGCCCGCCAGGATGAGTTTCGAGAAGAGCCTGCGGAACCCGGTAGGACACCGAAGTTCAACGGTCGTAGTCATGCGGTCAGCCCCAACTTCTCGAACAGTTCGGCCATGCGAGCGTCCCAGTTGCAGGTCGCCGGGATGATCTTCGATGCCAGCCGCCCCTTGTCACGAACCTCTTCTCGATTCAAAAGGCAGTGCTTCATGAGTGACATGAGGTGGTCCACCTTCACCTCGGTCCACATGGGGGAGTTCTTCTGGTAGTGGTTGACCTTGATGAAGTCGTAGTCGAGGGGGTAGGCGATGGACTCATCCATCCACACCCGGTGGCCGCCCCAGTTCGTGGCGATGACCCCGGCTCCCGTGGACAGCGCCTCCAGGCAAGGAAGATTTTTCCCCTCACCCCGAGACGGTGCGAGCAGCACGTTGATCCGCCGATAGAAGTCCTTCACCTGGGTGTCGTTCCACACGTCGTAGACGACCCGGACACCGGGAAGCGAGTCCTCGATGCCATGATGCAGACCCGGGGTCGAAGTCTTCAGGATGAGCCGGGCGTTCTCCATGAGGTCCGGCTCCTCCTGCTTCAGCCGAGAGAAGGCGTTGATCGCAGCGAACGGGTTCTTCCGGGGCGACAGCACACCGATCATGCCGAAGAAGAAGGGGTTCGCGCTCCAGTCCCGCTCGTGGTATTCGAAGCCCTTGGGCTCGAAGCCACCCTGCACCACGTGAATGGACTTCTTGAAATACGGGCGCAGGCAGTCCGCGGTGTTGTAGTCGTACGCGATCAGCGCATCGTACGGCTCCCATTCCTTCTTGAACTTGGTGTGCCCAGGGCAGTTGTTCATGTTGGTGTATTCCCACATGGTCCAGCCGATGAGCGTGGTGCAGACCATCCGCAGGGACTTGTTGGGAGCCATCTGATCCGGGGCGACATGCACGATGCCGAGGTCGAACTTGCCCTCCAGCGTCTTGGTCAGGAGCATGGCAACGTCCGGGGGCAGTGGCGACTGCACACCCTCAGGGTGTAGATACACGTCGTGCCCAGCGCGGACGAGTGCCTGGGTCATGCCGATGCCGTCGCGGCCGTAGCCGGAATAGACACTCAGCGGAATTGCCAAGATGATTTTCATGGGCTCTGTGGCCTCCTGGGTTGAGTTACCCGACGACTTGTACGCCGAGTGTGTAGCGCGCCATCAAGACGCCGTTCCCGTCCGTCACCTTCGAGTAGACAGGTCCGTTCGTATACGTGCAGTCACCGATGAAGACACCGGTGTTGCTCGCCATCTCCGCAGCGGTCCCCCACTGGAGCATGCTCCCGGGGGAGCCCATGAAGGCCGGAGATGTGGAGTGCACCGCAGGGTGGGTGATGTGCACGTAGTGCTTGATCTGAGAGAAGATGTTCTCCGCGATGTTGTCCGCGTCGTCCTTGATCGGGGAGCCATTGGCGTCCCGGGTGGGCGAGGCCCAGATGTCAAGGAGCACCCGAGGGAACTGCATGGTGTTGTAGACGTTCATCGGGTTGTAGTTGCCGGACTCGGTCAGCACGATCATGGCCTTGGCGCTGTACTTCTCGATGCTCGCGTAGGACATGTCCGCGAAGACCCAGCCGTCTGGCCAGTGCACGCCGTGGCCGATGGTGCCCGCGGAAACAAGATTTTGCATCTCGGGCGTCTGCACCAGGAAGTTCCGGAGCGCCACGGTGAGCCGCGTCATCAGTCGCCCCCGGGGAGGTCGTCCGGCCAGCGGCCCGCCAGTTCCTGATTGGTCTCCACAACCTGCACCTCTTGGTGGTGCCCACCGACCATGCCCACGGCCATGTCGGGGATCTGCCGAATCTCAAATGTTCCCTGAACAGGGATCAGCCCATTCGGCCCAGGGATCATGACGAGACGCTGCCCGGCTCGGATAGGAGCCGTAGGCCCACAGAAGAGGACACCGACACGGTCCGGAGCGCGACCCGCATTCACCGGAGCGATCACGTCCTTGCCGGGACGAAGGAAGGTGAGGTCCAGCCTACACGGGAGGTTCCGCAACATAGCCGATAGATCCGGGTCCGGATCCGTGGCCTGTGCCCAGGTAACCGTCGGCTGTCCATTCACCACGGTGTAGTCCTGCTGCTCCACCCGAGCACGGGAGATGAACATGCTGGTGTTGATGCTCATACGTCACCTCGCAAGATCAGGACCAGAGCCTCTACGAAAGAGGACTCCATGGCTTTCGCCGGATTGAAGAAGTCATGTGTGCCCCCGCGCCGCTTCTCGAAGATTGCGTACATCACCTCAGGGCCGTAATGGTGATGGTGCACATCGAAGAAGCCGGGGGTGCCGTAGTGGATGATGCCCACCCACTCCTCACCCAAGACCTCAGACTTCATTTCCCCGGTGCCCTTGAGGCGGCCGGTGAGAACGTGCACGTTGGCTTCGACCGCGGAGAAGGTGGCGCCGAGGAGACCATCGAGCAACGTGATAGCGGCGCCGTTAGGCAGTCGCTCCAGCCGGTCCAACTCACGGTTGACATCCGACCAGTCGCTAATGAACTCGATGCGCATGGCACTCTCCTGTCCCTACCATCGACCCGGGGGTCAGTAGAACGTGATTATCCCGACACGGAGCGGGATGATTTCGGGGGCGTCCATGACCTTCGCCCACAGGGGAGTGGAGTCGAACTGCACGAGGTGGCCATCCGTCGAATCCGCATCAGGTCCGCGGAGAAGCACGTAGCCGACGTAGGTGCCGTCCGCTTGCAGAGTGGGATTGGTGTCGAAGTCCAGCCAGGTCTCGCGGTCCAGGGACCACTTCACTGTCGTACCCGGGTCGGTGGGATACGCGGAGAAAACAACCTTGGCGTTTACCACGCCATCCTCAGGAAGATTCATTTCCAAAACTCACTTTCTCCACGAGCCCGTCGTTCTCCGCGATTGCCGAGACGGGGTTGCTCTCAAACCCGAGGACGGAAACGGAGTTGCTGTTCTCTACAATCGCCCCCACCGGGTTGCCCTCGAAGCCGAGGGCCTGAATGCCACTTCCCACGAACTCGGACACCACGAGGGCGAGGAATGGCGGGTAGAAGGTCTCGGTGCTGAGAACACCGGTACCGAGCAGGGGGGCGAAGTCGATGACATGCTTCGGGCCGGAGAAGGTGGTGAGGATACCTGCACCAGTGAAGGCGGCCAGCGCACTGAAGTTGCGCACCGTAGTCAGTTGACCGGCGCCGTCCAGCCCCGCAGGAACATGCGTGCTCGCCACGATCGCGGCAGCCAGGGCACCCGTGCCCGACAGGTTCTCCGGCTTTGCGATGTAGGGAACAGCCCCGTACGTGAGCGCCCCACTCCCAGAGAAGGAAGCCCCACCCGAGGCCAGCAGAGCCGCCGTCTCCGTGAGCGACCCGGAGCCCGAGAAGAACTCGGGAACGGAGAGCCCCGGAGCGAACAGCGCGGAGAGCAGGCCGGAGCCGGTGAGGCTGCTGGCAAACAAGATTTTCGGAAGAATGGCGGCGCTCAGAGCACCAGTGCCTGACAGAACACCAGAGATGACGAGACTCGGCACGCTCGTCGCCACCATGGTGCCAGACCCCGCAAGGACACCGGGCAGTGCGAACTGAGGCAGGACAGAGACGGTGAGCGAGCCCGTCCCTGCGAGGGCCACGTTGACCTGGAAGTCCTGCCCAGCCTGAATGGACAGCGCACCAGATCCTGTCAGGGCGACTGCCACGGGGAAGCCCGGCTTGACCGTGCTGGACAGCGTGCCGGAGCCGGTGAGGCTGGAGGCCAGTACCCAGCCGGGCGACACCGTCGCGGACAGGACTCCAGCGCCGGAAAGGCTGGTCGAGAGGAGCAGACCAGGCACATTCGTGGCCGACAGGCTGCCTGCACCGGAGAGAGCGGCCAGTGCCGTGAGGATGGGTACAGCCACGAACGTCAAGGCACCCGTGCCCGAGAGGGCTGCGGAGGCCTGGAAGTTCTGCCCAGCCTGCACAGACAGGGCACCCGAGCCTGCCAGAGCGACGGCAAGGACCGGCTTCGGCAACAGGGCCGCAGAGAGCACGCCGGTACCGGTCAGGTTGGTGGCCAGGGTCAGGCTGGGCAGGTTGGTGGCCGTCAGCGAGCCAGCGCCCGTAAGTGCTGTAGCGAGAATCAGCGAAGGCAGCACAGGAGCCGCCAGAGAGCCAGTGCCCGAGAAGGATGCGGTCGCGGTGTAGAGCGGGCCACCGATGTAGGTCAGGGCACCGGAGCCTGTCAGGGCAGCCGCCGTGCTGACGCTGGGCAGGTTGGCGGCAGTGAGCGAACCGGAGCCCGAAAGCGCGATGGCGAGGATCGGCTTCGCCAACACGGCCGCCGAAAGCGTTCCCGACCCCAACAGGCTCTGTGAGAGGACCAGTGTAAGACCGGTGATGGCACCAGACAGGGCACCCGCGCCAGCCAGGGCGGCGTTTGTGGCCAGGGCGGATACCCGTGCCACCGTGAGGCTGCCAGCGCCCGTAAGTGCTGTAGCGAGAATCAGCGAAGGCAGCACAGGAGCCGCCAGAGAGCCAGTGCCCGAGAAGGATGCGGTCGCGGTGTAGAGCGGGCCACCGATGTAGGTCAGGGTGCCTGCACCGGACAGCCCCGCTGTGGTCACCAAGATAGGTGTAGCCGACACTGAGAGGGCGCCAGCGCCGGTGAGGGTAGAAGCAGAAATAAGCGAGAGACCGGAGACGGCTCCGGTCAGAGCACCGGCACCAGTGAGCGCGGTCGCCAGAATCAGGCCCGGCTTGACCGTGCTGGACAGCGTGCCGGAGCCGGTCAGGCTGGAGGCCAGGATCAGGCTGGGCAGGTTGGTGGCCGTCAGCGAGCCAGTGCCAGAGAGCGTGGCCGTAGCGGTGTAGAGCGGGCCACCGACCGAGGTCAAGGAACCCGCACCGGTCAACTGGGGAGTGATGGGGAAGGATGGCAGGTTGGTCGCCGTCAGCGCACCTGCTCCAGAGAGGGCAGCCGTCGTGGCTTCGAAGACGAGCGGGGCCACCGTCAAAGAGCCTGCTCCGGAGAGTGCAGCGGTGGTGACCTCGATCGGCTTCAGGGTCGCGGTCAGGGCACCGGTTCCCGTGAGCGACTGGGCCAGGGTGATCGATAGAGCGGTGACAGCGCCCGACAGCACCCCCGCCCCTGCCAGGGCCGTCGCCAAAATCAGGCTAGGGGTGTTCGTGGCACTCAGTGCACCCGCGCCGGACAACTGCGGAGTGAGGATCAGGCTGGGCAGGACGGTGGTGCTCAGTGACCCAGCACCTGCCAACTGCGGGGTGATCGAGAAGGAGGGAGTGTTGGTCGCGGTCAGTGCTCCTGCACCGGCCAACTGGGGGGTGATGGGGAAAGAGGGCAGGTTGGCAGCGGTCAGTGCACCGGCTCCGGAGAGGGCAGCAGTCGTGATGACCGAGGGGGTGTTGGTCGCGGTCAGCGCACCAGCGCCCCCCATACCGCCAGAAAAGACGATGTTGGGAACGTTGACCGCGGTCAGGCCGCCCGAGCCCGCGAGAGTTGCAGAGGAGGCCAGGCCAGGGAGCAGAGATGCAGAAAGGGATCCAGAACCTGAAAGCGCCGCGCTGGCTGAATAGGCTGCCGTCGTCCGGGGGTTGAGCACCAACTGGACGCTGATCCAGTCATCCGAACTGGTGGTCGGAGTTTTCGATCCAGTCGCCGTCCCAGCCCCAGCGGTCAGCGGGGCGTCAGCGGTATAGAGGCTGTAGTTCGAGGAGTCGGTATATGAGGTGCGGCCAATGGCTCCTGAGGGGAAGGTGGTGACCGAGCCCCCGTTGAAGCCAGCCCACGCCTCGATCGAGGTGCCGTTCGCGGTCGTAGGGGTCACGCTGGCGGCGGCAGGCGCAGTCGTACCCGAGGTGTATGCCGTCCAAACGGGCGCGGCCGACACAGGAGTGATGGGGTCGATGCTTGCGTACTGGAGAATGGCAGTGTTCAAATAGTGGCCGCCCGCAGACGAGTATGTGCTCGTGAAGGTGTAAGTCGAAGGTTCGGCCCCAGAGGCGACTTTCCAGAATACCGAACCGGTACCGACCGTGCTGCGGAAGAACGCTGAATCGGCCCGTGTCCACCCGGAGGGCGCAGTCAAGTCGCTCTGAACGCCACCGTTGTGGGAGTTGGTAAAAACAGCGACAAGAAGGTTGCCGGAGGCGATACTCGCTGGCGCGTTCACCACGATGGTGCCGGTCAGGGAAGATGCGCCAACAACGTGGTTGCTAGAAGAGGAGACAAAGGTTCCGGGCACGGCTTACACCTCCTACGGGGCGACGTAGTACGTGACCTGCACGAAGACCGAAGTGGATGCCACCGAGTTGGTGTAGTTCAGAGCCGTCGCGGTCCCGACACGGATCGGAGTGTGGTACGAGGTGGGCGGCGCACTGCTTGTCACAGGGAGGTACTTCGCAGCGAGAGGCACCGTTGCAGCGCCCGCGAATAGAGACACAAGCGTGGCCGATGCCCCGGAGTTCGTGGCATTGATGTCGGTGATGTAGATCGAGAGCCCCGCGCCCGGAGCGCTGAGGAAGGCAGCGGCAGTGGTGACCGCAGCCGTGATGGTCGCTGCGGCGTGGCCAATCGTGCCCGTAGCACCCGGTGCAGAGTTCACCACAGTGGTCATCGTGGCCACCGCGGTCAGGATGGGCGAATCCACGACGGTGCCGATGACAGCGCTGGACGCTGCAAGCGACGGGTTCGGTTCCACCAACGTGGGACCGGGGGCCATGAGGACCGCGATGGTGCCCGACGTGAAAGCCGAGCAGCGGACACGGAAGTAGGCCACCCCGGGCAGGGCTGCCGTACGATCTGTGCCGTGGTGGAGGCGGTGACTGCCGTGCCTGGAGTGTTCGTCGCAGACGCGGAGATGGTGCCCGAGGTAGTGGTCTGGCCCCCGCTCTGCGCAATCGAAACCGGAATAGGAGCGGCCTGCGTACCAAGAAGGTTGCCGGAAGAGTCCGCGATGGTGATGACCTGCTGGTCGGCACTCGCGGTGCCCAAGGCAGTCAGTACACGGATGGGCGTGCCTGTACCGGCTGTGATCGCTACCGAGGAATCGGCCATGGGCCTGGTCCTTCCTAAATCTTGTTCTGCCTAGGACCGAAAAGGGGCCGACCGCTCGTGGCAGTCGGCCCCCAGTCAGCGTTCCCCCGGATCAGGTCTGGGTGTAGGTCGGGGTGATCTGGTAGGTCCCCTGCGACGCGAAGTTCTGCGAGGTGATCGAGACCGAGTCCTGCACGTCCGCGGTGGCCGCAGTACCGGAGGTGGTCACACCGAAGTACGTCACCGTCGTGCCCGAAGCGATGTCGAAGGTGACCGCAGTCGAGGAGACGACACCGGCAGCCGGGGAGCCCCAGGCGAGCACCTTCCGTGCATAGGCGGGAGAACCACCCGTGCACTCGTTGGAAGCAGTGTTCGACGCACCGGAGGCCGGACCGGCGCCGGTGAAGAGAGCGCCGTACACCGCCGCGCCCTTGTAGGCGTTCGCGAGGGTGTTCAGCATCGTGTTGTTGCGTACCATGGATCAGCCCTCCTGCGGGGGATTGGTGGCAGCAACCACGTCATACGTGCCGTCGGCCCCAGCGGGGCCATCGTCCGGCTCGTCTCCGACCGTGACGGCCTGCCAGCGAGTCTTCGCGTCGGCCACGTACTCATCGATGTGCTCGATGTCTACGAAGTCCTCAGCCTGGTGAATCTCCACCCCGTTTGCGGTGGCGACGGCATTGGTCATTGTGACCCTGCGCCTATCGAGTGCCATGAGTTACCTTCCGATTGGGTCCAGCCCTGAGGGCTCCCTCTCTACAATCGGCAGGAGAGAAATGACCTACTCGAAGAAGCCCTGCTGGTCGTTCGGGTACTCGATACCTTCCGCTGACCCACTGATGATGGAGGCCTGCGGGGGAGCGGACGGCTGCGGCTGGCCTGCGATGTAGATCGGAACGTTCCCATAGCCCTGAGCCGGGTCCCAGCCGATCCCGCCCAGGCCGCCCATGGAGAAGTCGAAGAGGTTCAGGTCGGAAGGCGAAAGCATCCGACGGTTGAGGCCCTGGGCCGTCACCAGCGGAGCATCATGCTCCATGATTTCGATGCCCCCATTGAGGAACTGTCCACGCGCCGAGTTCTTGAGTCCGAGGGTGTCCACCGCGATGTCGAACCACATGCAGCCCGTGACGGAGCCCATGATGGCCGAGCGCGTCATCTTGGCGAAAGTGTTGCCCTGCAACTTCAACGATGCCGTGGACACCGAGCGGCTGTACGACTTCATGTAGTGGTACGAGCCGATGCTCTCGGAGTTGATCGGAGAGGCAACGATCTGCTGGAACGGCTGCTGAAGAATGAGTTCGTCCGCTAGAGCGATGATGCCGTACCTGGCGATCTGGGCCGCGTCCGGATCCGTCGGGTAGAGGTCGTCCGAGATGCCCGTGGCAATCTTGAAGAGGAGGGCTGCCTGGTGCAGCGCCATCGTAGAGAAGGGAACTGGGTAGGAGGAGATGTCCCTACCCGAGAAGTCAGCGACATCTTGGGCGGTGAAAGTCGGGTAGGGCATCGGTTACCTCACTAGCGGATGACGGGTGCAGCGCGGTTGCGCCGACGCTCGGCTTCGGCAGCGGTCTTGGCCGCTGCAATCTCCTCGGGGTCGGAGAGCACAGAGGTGTCTCCCCACTTCTTGCCACGCCACGGACCACGCTTGATGTACTGGGCGCCCCAGCGCTCGAACTGCGCGTCGATGTCGTCCAGCATGTCCAGCCAGGAGACGCCGTTGCGGTCCTTGGTCTGCTCGTAGGCCTCGGAGCCGACGACGAACTCAATCTCCTGGCCGCGGTACCAGACGACACCCATGGCGATCAGGCCGTCCTCGCAGACATGAAGAAGAATTCGCTCTCCCTCACCTGAGGCTTCCTCCCACTCGGTGTCAGCGTCGTCCGCCTCCTGGCTACGACGGCGAGCGAGTTGGTCTTCGAGGTCGCGGATCTTCTTCTGGTCCGGCGTCAACTGGCTCTCGGGAGTGGGCCGAGCGTTCTTCTTCGGGGCGGGCTTGGCGAGTTCAGCCTGGAGTTCGCGGATGCGACGCTCTTCAGCCGACTCGGCAGGGACCATCTCCGGGTGCTCCGAGACGACAGCCGCAGCCACGTCCTCATCGGTGCCGAGAAGATCGTCTAGATCCAGCGGCTCCTCTGAGCCTGAATTACGTGCGGGCACGTTTCCTCCTTGTTGGTACTATCGGCGGTTCGCCGCACATATAGTATGGGTGACCAGAGTCTTCTTGTTGTAAACTCTGGAGAATTACTTCTGTCGGAGCACTCCGATGTTGATCACACCGGTGGTCTGGGGGACCACGACGATCTGTGACGTGTCGGTTCCCTCGGTCACGCGTAGAGAGTTCACGTCCCTCTTCACGGTGAGACGAGAGCCGTTCGGTAGATCGAAATCTACTCCGGTGCCCTCGGGGATGAACTGTCTGATCTGCTCCCCACCCGCATCCTCACGCCGGATGGAGACAGTGGTCTGTTCCTTCCCGACGAGACGGGCGACGGTGGCGAGTAGGCGATCTATCTCCTCCTGCGCCCCCTTGAGTTCTTCCTTGGCCCACGCAGGTAGGTCATGAAACCGCTGGTCGTACGCTCGCATTCCTGGCATGCATACACTATGCACCCGACACGCCGAGAAGAGAAGTTGATTTCTTCTTTTACCAGACAGCGCGAAGGCCCCTCATGCACCGTCCGGAGCACTCGGGGCCTTCACTTCTTCGGGCTAGTGCCCGTTGCAGGCGTCAGCCTACCACTCAGACGGCGGGCGGGGTGGGTGCGGGGGCGGGCGCGGGGGCCGGAGCCACGGGCACGTCACCCTTGATGCGGGCCACGGCCGCGTCGAGCGCCGTGAAGTTGAGCGCGGCAGCCTGCGGCTGGCTCTTCAGCGCCGCAATCTCCGCCTCCACAGCGGTGAGGCCATCGGTGAGCGCCTGAACGTCGGCGTCGAGGTGGGTCTGGTCGTCGGACATGTGATGAATCTCCCTCCGCAGAGCGCGTAACTCTGCGCTGATGTTCCGCATCCACTTCAGTAGAAGGTCGCGGTGTTCGTTTTCGAACATGCCACCACCCTACACCACACAAGTGAACAATTGCTGTACCACGAGAAAGGCCCCGGTGGTTAGCCGGGGCCTTTCACTAGAGCATCATGCTCACGGAGCGGTGACATCCGCGACGTAGACGATCTGCTCGGGGCGCGTGATGATCGGGAGCACGTTCCACTCCAGCAGGTACTGACGGGCCGAGGGGTCCTTCTCCTGCCAGGTCTTCGCGTACTTGCCGGTGAACCCGTCCGGGGCCTCATCGTCGGCCGTCGGGCCCTGGATGAGTTCGAACGGACGGTTGTCCTGGAGGTTGGCGACGACGAGAGCGTTGTCCGGGAGGAACATCTGCTCCTGGCCGGGGTTGGTCGGGTTGGCCGTGTAGGCGGCGCCGGTGGCGTCGTACACGTTCTCCTGAACCTGCCAGTCGAGGCCCATGAACCCCGGCAGCGTGCCGTTGCTGTAGTACATGTCCTTCATGCGGTCGCTCAGCAGCGTTCCGGGCTGGGTGCCGGTGTTGGCGAAGGCGTTGAAGATGTACGCCAGGGTGGGCTCAGTCGCGTACGCGACCTGGGCCTGGACGCGGCCATCACGGCGGATGAGGCGCTTGATGGCGCGGATGTCCGACATGATCTGGATGGCGGTCGCGGAAGCCCAGGAGGCGACGACCCTCGGCTTGTGCGTCGAGAGGAACTTGTAGTTCACGCTCGCCTGCACGTCCGGGTAGTCCAGGGTGATCTGGCCCGTCAGGGACTGCCAGAGCAGGAACTCCGCGAAGTTGTCGAACCGTGTGTTGAGGTCCTGAATCTCGCGAAGAACAGCAGCCTCAGCGTTGACCTTGGCGAGTTCGGACGTGTTGTTCGCAGCCTGGCGCAGCCAGTGGAGCGTGGTCGGCTCGAAGACCTTCTTCTCCCGGAGGTAGATGAAGGCAGCCGACTGGCTCTCGCGACCGAGCCGGGGCACGACGTGCGCCTCGGAGTTCGGGACGTTGGGCCGCGCGATGGCGCGCGAACCGCGGATGACCTCCCACTGGGCCGTGGGGAACGGCCACGGGGTCTTCTGAACGGAGTTCAGCAGCGTCAGATTCTCCGGCGTCGTGAACTTCTGAATCACGCCCATCAGTACGACGGGCTGGAGAAGCGAAATGACGGACATCTCGACTTTCCTTTCGGATAGATGGGGTTGATGTCAGCGACACCGTGGTGTCCGACCTGCGCCCTCCCGCGAAAGGAGTCACTTGGCTGGTCTATTGAGTGGCTTTCGGGCCGCTCACGGATTGGCAGGGATTGCGCCCTGCCGCACCGTCAACTTCCCGATGTCAGAATCAGAACTTGAAGAACCCCGCGGTCGTGTTGACCGTGGCGTTCAGCACCGAGGTCAGCGAGACGCCCGAGTTCGCCGCGGAGACCGCGGAGTACTTGAGCAGGCCGGAGTAGAGGATGTTCGCCTGCCAGATCTGGGCGTTGGCAGACGAGTCGGTCCCGGTGTCCACCGTGTTGCGCAGGATGCCCAGCGCGACGTTGGTGCCGTTGGAGCCGCCCGAGTTGTACGCGACGTAGCGCTTGGTGTCGGTACGACGAGCCAGGATGGTGCCGAGCGGGAGAACTCCGTTTCCGGGCTCCAGCGTCACACCCTTCTGGATGTAGTTGTGCGTGGAGAACAGCAACTCGTCGTCAACGAAGTTGTTGCCACTGGTGAAGCCTGCACCCGGAATTGCGTTACCGGGGTACTGCGTGAAGAACCCGAGAGAGTTCGTCATGGTGCCCTCCTAAAATCTGATCTGGGGAGTTGAGTTGAGGTCAGGAACGAACGAACCCGCGCTGCTGGTCTGCCACCTGGGTCAGACGAGCAACTTCGGCCTCGACGGTCTGCTTCTGCTGGTCGTCCTCGACGTGGAATCCGGCTTCGCCGTCCTCCTCGTTGTTGGACAACTTCACGAGAGGCTTCTCGGGAAGCAACTTCTCGAACAGGTCGCTGTTCGAGAGCAGAAGTTCGATCTGGGCGTCCTTGTTCTTCGGGAGGATGTGGCCGCTACGGACCAGACCCTCGACCCGAGAGGCCGCCGCGTCCTTGGCACCCTTCTCGACCAACTCGTCCACCCGCGAGGAGAGGGAGACGATCTTCTGACCGGCCTCTCCGATGGCGTTGATGAGTTCGTCTGCGGTTGCCTTCTCGCCATTGCTCAGCGTGAGCACGCCAGCAGTACCGAGTTCGGTCTCGATCTTGTTGGAGAGGGCTGCGGCCATCTCGCTCTGCTCAGCCTTGGTCTGGAGTTCGGCAACGTCGATGCCGTGCTCAGACTTCAACTCAGCAAGAAGTTCCTCAAGCGTCATGACGCTTCCTTCCTGATTGTCCGTAGCCGTCAGCATGACGACCTCTTCGCCACTACCATCGGCAGAAGCAGCGAGGACTTCCTCGAAGTCCTCAAGACCCGTGATATACGGGCGGTTTGTGACCGCGACGTGGAGAAGAGTCGGCCCGACCTTCGATCCCGTCTTGGTGTCGGTGTAGTCGAGGTGCAGCATCGCTGACGCCCCGAGAAGGGTCTTGCCCAACTTCTCAGCCGCCTCAGCATCACGAGCATCGAGGTGCGCGTAAATCTTTCCGTTGCGCTTCACAAGCCCAATGACCTCACCGATGTTGCGATCGGGGTCTTCGGTGTGCTCGTTATTCGGGCCAGCCTTCGGAACCTGGACGATGTCGCAGACTCCGTTGGAGAAGTTCGTGATGAGTTTGTCGGCCCACTCGTCATCGATGTGGACCTTGCCACCCTTGACACCCGGGTAGAGCAGGTCCCCGTAATTGAGGATCTGCTTTTCGAAGACGCGGCCCTTGCGCGAGCGCGCGAGTTCTACGAATCCCTCACCCCGCACTGGGGGGACGATTGCACGACCGGTAGCCATGACACGTACTATCGGCAGACTCGGAATCCAGTTCTATCCCGATAGTAGAAACGTGTTTCGCCGCGTGATCAGCAGAGAGAACGGCTGCCCCTGGGGCACGTCGGGGAAGACCTCAGCGACATGGCTAGAGGTCCCAGTGGAGTCGGTGCGGATCGATACTCTCACCGCCACACAGGATGGGATCTACTTCCAGCCCCTCATTGGCCCAGTGGCCACCCCGGTGGGGGGCGACGTTCATCCGCATGTCATCGTCTGGGGCGGAGAGAACTACCTGGAGGACGGCCACCATCGGGTGACCCGCGCCATGCTCGCTGGCCAAGAGACGATCGAGGCTAGAGTTCTTGTTCTAGAGGGTGTAGTATCTAGCACATGATGGGACACAGGGACGAGAAGCAAGACGAGCACGACGCCTTCTGCAAGATGTGCAGGCGCTACGTCTCGCACACGCACAAGTACCTAGCGTGGGCGAAGCACTCCGCTGCGAAGCGGCAGCGCCGTATCGCGAAGCGACAGATCCGGTCAACCGACTGGGACTAGGAGTGCCACTGCACGTCGCCGCGGGCCAGGACCACGCCCGGCGTGAAGGCCGCGACCTGCACGCGAAGACGTTCGCCCTTCTTCAGTGCGACGAAGCGCCCGAGGGCAGCGAAGGTGCTGCCGGGCGTGCCCGCGAACTCCACCACCGGCGTCTGGTGCAGCACCTTGCCGTTGGCGTCCACGATCGCTAGACGTGCCTGCGCGCTGTCTCCCACCGGGATGCCTGCGAACTGGAACGACGCGTTGATGTCGTAGTTCCCATCCTCATTGGCGATGATGAAGGAGAAGACACCCTTCCCGTCCAGTTCGACGGTGGTCCATTCAGCGGGCTTGACAGGCTGATTCGGAGCGAAGGTACGGGAGTAAATGGTCTGCATGGCGTCATCCTTGGGGGGAACCGGAGCGGGAACAGGCGCCGGGGTAGGAGTAGGGGCTGGGATCGGCTTGGGGGCCGGAGCAGGTGCGGGCGCAGGAACCGGGGCAGGAACATGCGCAGGGGCCGGGGTGACAGCCTTAGCGACCGCAGCCCAGAGGGCAGCGTCGGGCACACCATTGGTCACCGAGCCGGTGTAGCCGCCCTTAGCCTTGGCCAAACGCTCGAACGCCTCGTAAGTGAGGGTGCCCGGAACGCCGTCCTCGATGCCGGTGTAGCCCCAGTCCTTCTTGAGCAGGACCTGGCAGGCCGTCCAGGTGTACTTCTGCGGGTCACCATCGATCGGACCCGTGTAGCCACCGTGCTTGGCCCACTCCTGAATGGCTGTGCCCTCGGCCTTGGTAGGCACAGCGGGGACAGGCTTGGGAACCGGCTTGGGAACCGGCGTCGGAGCAGGAAGCGGAGCGAAGAGGCTGGGGTGTGCGAAGTTGAGGTCCACCGCACCGGGGACACCCGCGATGCGACCGACGCTGGTGTACTGCCAGATGATCCAGTTCTTCCAGTGCCCGACGACCGGGGTGCCCGACGGCTTGCTCCCGGTGTTGGCTCCGTAGTTCGCGACCCAGAGTTCGACACCGAACTTGACGACCTCGGACCAATCGAAAGCAGTCGTCACGGAGGACGACATGTAGGCCACGAGCCGAGCCTTCGGCTTCAGCGCCCGGACCTCCTTGAACCATGCCAGAGCATGCGACGGAGTCCATGGCGTACCCGGAATCTCCGACTCAATGTCTAGAACAAGAAGATCCTCGTCCTGGTAGTGCGAGAGGTTCGCGACGAAGTACCGGGCGTCCGCAACGGGGTCACCGGCTCCGTTGAACCAATAGTGCCCGAGGTGCTTCTTCGCGGCACGAACCTCGGGAGCCCAAGTGGAGTACATCCGGTCGGTGTAGCGGCCCGAATCCGAGCCCCCCAACTTGAGGATGACGAACTGGGCGCCCAGTTTCGCGATGTCAACGGCACCGTTCCAGTGGGAGAGGTCGCATCCCAGTAGAGATGCGGCGGCTGCGGCGAACCCGAAGTCCGGGCGCAGAAGGCCCTCACCACCCCCACTCAGGCGGGGGCGCGAGTTGTCAACATCAACTTCCGCTACATCAGTCATTTCGACTTGTACTATCGGAGCGGAGGTTTGTTGAGCCCCTGGTACTGGCTCCGGGCCTGATCAAGCGCCTGTCCCTTGTCCAGCGGGGTGTCATCGGACTGCCACAGCGAAGCGTGCGGCGTGCCCCGACTGAGTCCGTCCACGAAGGAGGACCACGGGTTCTTCGACCCACGGGAGTCGAAGGTCAACTGCCCCCGGGTCTCGTACTTCGGATCGGCGTAGACGTGGTCTCCGGTGTCGTCCCAGATCCCGACCGGCTCACCATTGGGCTTGCAGTGGATCAGATAGAGCGCCATCAGATCGCCTCAATCTCCGCGTAGAGCGCTTGCCCCACTTGCTGGCTCAGCGGGGTGAGCAGGTAGCGGACGCTGCCCTTGTAGACGATCCAGCCTCGGGGTGTCTCGGTGGCGTCCGCGAGTTCGAAGGTCATCATCTTGTTCGGGTAGGCCCAGCCGCCCATGATCCATTCACCATCCGCGGCCTGCTTGACCTGGACATCCACGATCTTGAAGTCCGGCTGATTCGGATTCTCCGTCGCCGCCTGAGCCCCGTAGGGGAAGACCCGCTTCACTTCGACCCGAGGGTCACCTTGGATGTTCATGTGTTCTTCCCCCACGCCGCCATGACGGTCGCCATGGCCTTGTTTACGTCCTGACGCATGATCAGCCGCTCCTCGATGGGTACACCACGCAGTATGGCATGTCCGAGCGCCTTCATCTTCTGAATCGCGGCATTGCGGTTCTCTGCCAGATCGAAGATCATGATTTCCATGTAGTCGAAGACGGAGATGGCGTTCTGGATGTCGGTCTCGTTGTCCATGTTCCCGTGGCGCAGTGCCTTCAGGATGTCGGCCTGTGCTCTATATAGAGAGTCCTGCTCGCCGTACGCGTCGTAGTTGAACCCCTTGGTTCCGGTCTGCAAGAACAGCGCCGGGTTCCAGTAGATGACGTGCGGACCGAAGCCCGCAGCCCCTTCGTACTTCGCCTTGTCATAGGCGGTACGGGCGAAGACGTAGTTGGCACCACCCTTGGGCTGGTCGGACTCCTTCGAGATACCGTGACCGAATACACCAAGCATGCGCAAGCGCTCCTCGGTGCTGATCGAGTTACCGGACTTGATGAAGTTGGCCAACGACTTGTCCTTACCCATGGTGCCCTGACCAAGCAGCGTCTGCTTCGCCAGGATCTGCTCCAGGGTGAAGTCGAGCCGGTTCCAGAAAGCGTGACCGGTCGTCTTCTCCGGGTTGGCCAGATCAAAGTGCTGGAACTGCGGCAGGTGCTTCTCCGCAGCCAGCCACTCATCGACCTTCTTCTGGCCGAATGCCTGCACCGCCTTGTCGTGCCAGAACTGATGCTGATCCGGAACAACCGTCTTCGACGCCGCAATGGCTTCGATCAGGTGCTTGTCCGCAATCCCGTCGTACGAGACACCATGCTCCGTCATGAGGTCATTCCGGAGTTGCGCCATGTCTTCGAGAACCTGCTTCTGAGCAGCCGGAATCTGCTGACTGCTGCCGATCAGAGCATTGAACATCTCCTTCCAGTAGATGTCCTCCGTGTGCTCAGGCTCGGCCCCGGACATGTCCAGGCCCATCTGATTGAGCACGGCCTCCACCCGAGACAGGCTGGCCTCGTGATCGGAACCGGAGAGCCGGAAGCGGATCTGGTCCCACTGCGACTGATCGGTGCTGGTGTGATCGCTGTTACGGAACCGGATGTACTCACCGGTAGTCAGATGAACGACGTACTCCGAACCATTGTGGCCCGCGGTGCTGAAGGTGTCGGACTGCTCCTTGAGCCCGCCCTCCTTCAGTGCCCCGGCCAGGTCGCCCGCGTGCTCCTTCACCACCGTGAGCCCGCTGGACTGCTGAGCCCCATTGATGGCAGTCCAGCCGTTCAAGCCCTCCTTCGCCCCGTCAGGCAACTGCGATGCCGGAACCACAACCCCCATGTTCGTGATGAAGTCTCCGGTAGTCAGTTCGGTGTAGGCCAGACCCTTCTCCGGGTTCAGGTAGGTGGCCGGAGTGGTCTTCGCCGCGATCGGGTGGTAGATCCCGAACAGTGACTTCTCGGTCTTACGCTGCTCCTTCTGCGCCTGCTCCACCTCGTAAGCGGCGTCCAGGTAGTGGGTGAGCGCAGCACGGTACTGACCCAGCGCGCCCGGATCCACTGCATTGCCCGAGGGGAACTTGATCGGATCGGTGCCCTGCCCAGCAGTGACGGGAAGGGTGTCTCCGAACTGGGCATCCGCAAGAAGTTGATCCTTGGTCTCCTGGAACTTCTGCATGACCTCCGGGCTGGGGTTCCCGGACTCCAGGTGATCACTGACCTCGCGACCCGCGGTGGAGAGGGCCTTGCGGAAGGGCTCCATGTTCGGGAAGTTGGCCAGCGACTGCGCACTCGCGTACGAGCCACTGGTATCAGTGCTGAGATGGCCATCAAGCCAGGACAGCAACTTGCCCTCGGCGTACTTGTTGACGGCGAACAGCCCCTTGGCGACCGGATCGCCGTTGGAGTTCTTCTCCTGCCAAATCAGGACGGAACCCTTCTTGATGTCCGGAGAAGCGTGGAACGTGGTCACGCCCCACACCGCCTTGTCCTGAATGGCCGCGCTGAGGTCGGGCTCATGGAAGCCAGACTGCAAGTCCTCGTTCAAGGCCTTGACGGGAGGCTCCGGCTTGGTCAGTCCGGACTTGGCGTAGATCCCCGTCCACAACTTGTTGATGTCATCCACGATCCCGTGCTTGCGATCGAGGAAGGCCTGGATGACGGCTTCCTTCGAGCCGGGACCCTGCTGGTAGTGCGGCCGGTTCGCCAGGCCCTTCGCGATGATCGAGACAGCCGATGCATCCGGCGACTTGAAAATCTTGTTCGCAGCCTTCAGCGCCGCCTTGTACGCGCCATCCATCTGCTCCTGGGTGAGCACACCGGCCTTGGCCAGCATGAACAGTTTGGAAGCGATGGTCTCGGCCTGGTAGTTCATGCCGGGGCCGTTCAGCCCGTCCCAGGTGCCGAAGGCAGCGAAGGCACGACCCTTGTCAATGCCGACGATGTTGCCGTCCGGGGTCATCAGGAGGTTGTCGCCGTGGCCGTCGTTGTTGTCGATCGCCCAGTCCAGGACGTGCTCGGCAGCGATCTGGCCCAACTGCTTCGGGTGCAGGCTCGCGATGTCCACCGGGCCGTCAGCGAAGTTCATGTTCCCGACGTTCGGGATCAGGGACTGGAGGAGGCCAACCTGGCCACCGAACATGGGCTCGCCGGAGGCAGTCGGTAGAGACTGGACGGATGCCGTCGGCTCCGTGAAGCCCCAGAGCGCGCCCAGTTGCAGGGCAGCCGCCTCGATTTCTGCACGGTAGTCCTTGCCCGGATCCACCGGCTTGAAGATGTACTGATTGCCGTGGTCTTCCACCAGGTAGGCGGGATGCTGGCCCTGGGCAATCTCCTTCACCAACGAGAACTTCGGCTTGGCTTCCTCCGCCGCAGCCTCCTCCCGGAGCCGGGTGAAGTGATCCGTCAGGAACTTCTTCTGCGTGCCCCAGGAGCCGCCGTGTGCCATATCCTGAAGGCTGGTGTAGTTGTTCTTGTACGGCGAGGACCAGGCGTCCCACGACTTCTGGAGTTCGGCGTTCCCGGCGTTGTCCTTCAGGTACTCGGCCGGGGCGTCGGTGAGCCCGTTGTAGATGTCGTTCTCGGTGGGGAACGGACCCTTGTCGAACCACACGGCGTACGACTTCGCAGGCTGGACGTTGTCCGTCCACACCGGAGTCGGACTGATCTGAGGGTCGCCGTTCTGCGCCTTCACAGCCGCCATGGCGGACAACTGATCCGTGGCCTGCTTGTCTCCGGTGCGGTGGTACGTGACCCAGGAACGCTGCTGCGCGAGGGTCAGGTGCTCCGGGTGCTGCATGTGCGCTGCGATGAGGTAGTTCTGCAACTCCTCGGTGGAAGCAGCCACACCGATGGAGGTCCAGTTACCCTCGACCGGAACACCAGCCGGGACCTCGCCCTCGACTGCGGGACCCCACTGGATCTTGTTCGTCGCCGCATTGCCCTCGTAGCCCGGGTGCAGGTACCCCGACGGGTGCACCTTCCCCTTGTTCGAGTGTGACGCGACCTCCAAATCGTAGGCGTGGGCGAAGTTGCCCTTCTTGACCGCGTTGATCCAATCCATCTTGGCGTACTTGGTCATGCCGGTCAGGTTGAAAATCTTCTGCGCGCCGAGTGCTTCAGTGATCTGCTTCACATACGCGTTGAGCGTGGCCGGGTCGGTGCTGCTGCTGATCTTCGGGATCGAGACCAACTGGAGCGGGGGCTTCGCCTGGCCGTTCGTCGTCCAGTCGAACAGGGCCGACGTGTTGGCGTCGGGGATCGCCGTGTCCACCTTCGCAAGAAGATTTGCGACCGACTGCGAGAAGAAGTTGGCCATCGCCTCCTTCACATCCGCGGGTGCGTCCTGCATGAAGTAGTGCCCGGTGGTGGCTGCCATCCCCGGACCGGCCGTTTCGTTGTACGCCTTGACGAATGCGCTCAACGACAGAGGGAAACCCGCAGCGGACAAGTTGTCCGTGACGCCATACCAGTAGGGCGTCTTGAACAGGTCCGGATGCTGATCCAGGTACTTCTGGAGGTCGAGCAAAGCCGGAATGGTCGTCGGAGTATCGAGCAGGGAGACACCACCGGAGTAGCCAACCGGTGTAATCGAGGTGCCGTTGAGGTCGAGGATCTGGCCCTTGTTGAAGGCCAACTTCAACTTCTTCAGGTCACCGATGTTCTCGCCGTTCTTCGCCACCTGCTGACCATTGGCAGTAACGAGAATGCTGTCACCGGCCTTGGACTTCAGGTAGTAGTTGCCATCCGGGATGTCCTTGCTCGTCGGAACGGCAACGGCAGCCTTGGTGACCGCACCAGGAGCCTTCGACTCCTTGGGCGCAATCTCGGGCACCGGGTGGTTGGCACCCAGGTAGTTGCTCATCCCGGCGTCGTGGTTCTTCAGCACGTTCGCCTTGGACAACTTGGAAGTCGTGCCCGTGCTCGCGACGTAGACACCGGTGCCGTCCGGGAGGACGTGCATGGCGGCCTTGCCGTTGGAGATGTACTTCCCGGGTGCGAAGGGCTGTGCCTCGGTGGGGGTGTGGGTCAGTGTCGCGTGCCCATCGGCTACGTCCTGCGCGACGACGGCCGGGTTGAGCGTGCCTCCACTCTCGCCATCCGAGTTGTACAGGTTCCAGGCGTAGGCCATCTTCTTGGCCACGGCACCGTCGGCGTAGGTCACGACGCTGTTCGGCTTGGCATCCAGAATCTCAGGGCTGTAGCCGATGTTCGCCGGGTCGCCCTTGTCGGCCTCGGAGACCAGGTAGATGGGCGCCGTACCGATGCCGGTAACGTCTCCCACATCCTGCCCACCGGGGCTCTGCCACATGCCGTCGGGCTTGCGCTCCAGGACGCGACCGAAGCCGCCCGAGTAGAAGACACGGGAACCCACACCGAGAGCAGCGACCTCCGCAGGGGAGAGCGGATGAGCGTCGGGAGTGGGGATGTGCTCCACATGGAACTTCCCGGCTGTGATCTGGTCCTTCACACCCTCGGGCGTGTAGTTGCCCAGGCCTGCAATCTGCACGGTCCCCGAGGTGGACTTAGCCGCGTCATAGATCGTCCCGGATGCAGCGTGGTAGGTGAACTGCGTCTTCTCCGGGAAGGCGTGCATCTCCTCGACGGTCTTCGGGTCGCCGGTCGGCAACTTCTTGAGTTCCTTGGTCATCTCGAAATGACCCTTGCTGGCATCGATCTGGTCGGGGCTGAACTCACCCATCTGAGGGTTGTGCCACTGACCGTTAGTACCCATGGTGAAGGGATACTCAGTCCCATTCACTGAGTGAAGGATCATCTGCGAGCCCACACCGGCGTTGTTGATCTGGTCCTGCGTCGCTGGAGTGAACTCCTGGGTCTGCGCCACAGCCTGGTCGTGCGTCTGCATCTCAGCCTCAGAGGCCGCAGGGGTAGCCGACGGGGTTACAGCGTCATGAGAAGCATCATGCCCCTTGAACTCCATGCCGGTGTAGGCCGTCGGGTTCATCTCCTCCTTGTCGAAGAGACTGCCGGACAGGCTGGACTCGAAGGACTGACCACCGGGCATCAGCGTGTAGTAAACCGTGCCCCCCGGGTAGGTCTTGATCTGGTCACCGGGAACCAACTTGTCGAAGGCAGCCTGATCAACGTGGTCGCCCGGCTGAAGTCCGTGTCCGGTGTCCTCAGGCTTGTCGAAGTTCTCCAATGCAGTGGGCAACTTCGGCTCTTCGGCCTTGGAGAACTCGTTCTTGTACTTCGAGACATCCAACTTCGTTGCACCGGGACCGCCCACGTAGTGAACGCCATGCTTGTTCATCACAGAAGCAGAATTCGGATCGTGCGAGTTAGCCACGATGGCAAGTGTGCTGACGTTGTTCTGGGTCCCATGGTCGTTGTTGACCTTGTCGCCCGCCTTGATCCCGGTGTGCTGCACATCGGGGTGGGTCGCACCGTCATGGGTGTGCCACGCAATGACGTGCCCATCCGGGAGAGCCTTGACCTGCTCACCGGTAAGGAGGTCGCCCGGCTGATGGGGCAACTTCTCCTTGGCCTTGAAGCGCCCATCCTTCTCCAGCGGAGTACCCACCGTGCCCGTAGTGATGTCCTTCTCGGGGCGGACCGTGACCTTCTTCGGAGCGGCCTTGGGCGGGGCGACGAAGCGCCCGTCCTTCTCCAGCGGCGTGCCGATCGTGCCGGTGGTGATGTCCTTCTCAGGACGGACCGTGACCTTCTTCGGGCCAGTCTCCTTCGGCAGCAGGCTCTTCAGGTGGTCGATGAACTTCTGCTTGGTGATGGTCTTGTCCTTGTTGAACCCCACCTCCGGCAACGTGATCGGGCTCAACTCACCAAGCGGGCTGCCCGCCTTGTTGAGAATGGACTTCACCAACTTGCCGTTGTCGGCTTCCAGCGCCTGAATGGCGTGCCGGATTTCGTCTGCGGTGTAGTCACCACCGTTGAAGCCCTGCTGTGTGGGCTTCGGCTCCTTGGCTCCGATGTGGATCTTCGCGACCTCTTCGGCCTTGCTCTCCGCCTTCTGCTCCGGGGAGAGTTGGTTGTGCAGCAACTTCACGACGGCGGCCTTCGGCTGCATCGTCGGGAACTGCTTCTTGGCCTCGGCCTTGAGTTCGGCCTGGTGGCTCGCCAGCGGGTTGCTGGGGATGCTCTTGAAGCCGTAGGAGACCTGGAACGCACCGGCGTTCTTCAGCGCATCGTGCGCCGCCTGGATGTCCTGCGTGCTGAACTGCGGACCGTTCTCCCACAGTTGCTTGGAGTCGGACGAGCCAGACCCCTCCGCATTGCCCCCGCTGGGCGCGGCAGGCGCCTCGGGAGGCGTCGGAGGCTGCGCGGCCCCACCACCAGATCCTGCGGGCTCAGGAGCCTTCTCAGGAGCAGGCGTGGCAGCCTTCGGGGCCTCGTAACCGATGAGAGTGGACTTGTTCCACTCCCCCTTCTGCATGACGCCCTTGTGGTTGTGGTAGTAGACGTGGACCTTGCCCTTGGGCGCGTTGATGTGATCGACGCCGAAGACGGTGCCCGTGGCGATCTTGTCGCCCTTGGTCAACTGCTCGGCCTTCTTCATCGCCGGACCGGACTTCTTCTCCGGAGCGGGAGCGGCCGGGGGCGCGGCGGGAGCCTTGGGAACCTCAGTGGCGGCCGGGGGCTCAGGAGCCTTCTCCGGAGCCGGGGCTGCGCCCGAGGTCTTGGAGTGGTACGCCATCTTGCCCGCGTCAGCAGCCGTCTTCATCAGGCCGACATCACCGACGCCGTTGCTCTTGTGTGAGAGGAACTGGCCCTGGCCCTGGCTGGTGTACTGAACTCCGGAGGGCGTGTGCTCCACCGTGTGCCCCGGAGGCAGGCTCTTCAGATCCTGGTGGGACAGGACTTCACCGGGCTGGTGGTGCACCTCTCCCGGCGTGGTGTTGGCCGGGTTGACCAGGCTCGGGTTGAGCGCGGCCTTCTTGGTGAACGCCTCCGCCTGGTCGTAGGAGGCGAACACCTTGCCCTCGCCCGGGTGGTACGTGCCATCCGAGTGGGCAGGATCATGAACCATGAACACCACGTCAGGCTCGCCGTTGTTCCACGGCTTGAAGGTGTTCTTGTCCCAGCCGTCCGGGGCGTAGTTGTCATCCCACTTCACGCGGGCGGACGGCACGTAGCCGACCTTGGCGTAGATCCCGGGCAGCACAGTGTCAAAGGCGTCGAGACGCCGGGCACCGAGTTCGGTCTGCATCGTGAGCATCGCGACCGAGCCACCCTTGTGCGGGGACTTCGGGCTGATGAACAGCGAGACGGCGTTGTTCCCATCGACGGCAAAGCCAGCGGTGCCGTCCTGCGTGACGAAGAGCCGCATGTTCTTGTACTCGTCCACCGGGTGGACGTAGACAGCAGCAGCGTAGGGGTTGTTCTCCTTGAGCCGGGAGATGGCGTCCTGGAAGAACTGCGCGCCCTTGTCGGCGTGGAGTTCGACCATCTGCGGGGTGACAAGCCCCTTCGCGGCGAGGGCCTGGACCGCAGGAGAATGCGGCAGTTCACCCTTGACGATTTCGGGGGGGATTACCCCAGGCCCAGCCCCATTGCCATCAGGATGTTGCTGTCCGGCCACTGCTTCTGAAGATCCACCAGTTGATCCGGCGTTGGCGTTGCCGTTCCCGCCATCATGTGCAGGAACGTTTCCCGATCCTGCGGGCTGAGCGTTCCCGCTTGCAGGTTGGTTTCCACCTGCTCCTGCTCCGGCTTCTGATCCGACATTGCTCTCCTTCGGCGCTACGAATGGCTGATACTCCGGCTTAGCCAGATTCTCGTTCTTGGGCGGCGGGGTAGCCGCTGCGGGCTTCTCTACACTACCCGCGTCCGCCTTCTTAGGCGTGTTGAGACCCTGACCTGCCGTGCCTCCACCCGGAGTGTTGGTGAAGTCGTTCATCGACTTCCCGGTGTTGGGCTTCCCGTTGTTCGCGTTCGGGTACTTCTCATCGAACGACAGACCGTGGTTGGCTCGCTCCACCCCGATTTGGGTCGTCTTCAGCCAGGAATGCTCCTGGAGCATTCCGGCCTCGCTCCGCGTGACAACGCGAACGCGACCGGGGGTCTCGGTCTTGAAGGTCTTCGTGACCGGGTCGCCATTGACCTTGTCCCCAACCTGAATCTGGGCGGCCGTGATCTGGTCCGGCCCGGTGGGAACCGGCGACTCCTTCCACGCCTCCTGCGGAGCGGAGTACGGGCTGGCCGGTGCCTCCTTCTTCGGGATAGCCGGGCCGGTGCCGTCCTCATAGTTGTTGGCGATGAGCCGGAGGGTGCCCATCTTCTCGGCAGGAATGCCGTTCCAGGTCTTGTCCTCCCCCTTGACCATGTCCTTGCCGTCGATCTGGAACTTGGCCCCTACGGGAGCCTTGTTCAAGAACGCGAGCCACTGCTCCTTGGACATGCCCTTGAAATCATGAGTCAGGCCGGGAGCAGCACCCTTGATGTGGAGTTCGCCCGAGGTGACCAACTTCTGGACGACGGACTCATCCACCGTGGCGTTGAACAGCGCGTGCTTCCACGTGCCATCGGGCTGCTTGATGAACTCGGTCTCACCATCACCGTTGACCAGTTCTGCCCCGGGGTGCGCGTGCATGAGCGCACCGGTGATCGACGCGTGCTGCCCCGCCTCCTCCGGGGTCATGGCAGCGGGCGGCTCCACGGGCGGAGCACCCTTGGCAGGAGGGGATGCGGCTGCCGCCGCCGTGTTGGCGTGGTCGCTCTGCACCAGGGCTGCGGCATAGCGCGCGGCGGCCTTGGTGTCGTGGGTGTTCTGGATGTGCGCCTTCAGGTCGCTGGTGACCGGAGCGGCGACATCGAAGTTCTTCGTCTGGTAAAGATCGTTGCTCTTCGCCCCCGGGGGGAGCACGTCAGCGAAGGCCTGCTGAAGATCCATCGGGACATCGACTTCGCCCACGTGGGTGAAGGCGTGCACGGTCTCGTCCGGCGTGATGAGGATGCGGACGTTCGGCATGCCCTTGGGCTGGAACATCCGGGAACCAGCCGGGACGTTGTACTTCATCGGCCCGACGGAGAACTCGTTCGGACCGGTCAACGTTGACGGGTGGGGCTGGAACTGCGTGTCGGGGTTGCCGCTGACCAGGTGATGCTGGTGGTCCAGCGCGAGGGCAGCCGCCTCGGAAGCGGGGGGAGCAAGGTGCCGGGGGTGATCTGCGGGCAGGTTGTACGGGTGGTGGCTCGGGAGGTTCTTGAAGATCGTGGCTGACGGGTTCTTGGCATATGCCGCGGCGGACTTCTCCGCCTCACTCTTCGTGCCCAGGGCGCCAGGCGGAACGCCCTTGAACTTGAACTTGGCGATCTTGGAAGCAGCGTTCGCTGCCTTGGCCTGCGCATCCTGCGCGGCTTCCGCCTTGTCCGCAATTTCGTCGGACTGGGCCTCGGCTGCATCCTGCGCTGCCTCGGCCGCATCCTGCGCAAGATCGCCCCCGTTGGCTGCCGTGGCCGCCTCTATCTCCTCCGGCGTAATGAACGCACCGAGAGGGAGATGGAAGAACTCAGCGCCCTGAAGGGTACGGACGTGCCGCATCCCGAGACTCAGGAGAAGAATCTCCTCGTACGGATCGAGGTCGCTCAAGGCCATCTCCTGTCGTCGGGCGCCAACAAGATTTCGCCCACGAAGGGACTATCGACCGGAGCAGCCAAACAAGATTTTCGGAGTCAGTCCGGGAAGGAGACGGCGCCCGGGATCTTCTCCAGTTCAGCGGAGATGTCAGTGATGTCGCCTGTGAGAACGAGCCCACTGGTACGGATCTGCTTGGGGTCGAGGCCAGAGAACGTGTAGTCCTTCTCCGTAATCCTGGCATCCTGAAGCACGGTCAGCAGCGCCAGCACGGCGGAGGGAAAGGAGTCGAAGAGGAACCGGGTACTGGTGCTGACGATCATGACTTGTGTCCGAACTTCGAGATGATCTTCTTCAGGGTCTTGACGACGGCCAAGAAGAACGCGAGCGGCATCTTGCGAACCTGGTCAGTGGACATGTCGGTGACCACCTTCTGTGGGGCATCGAAGTTCATGCCCTCGTAGGCGTTCTCCAGCGTGCTGATCAGCACCACCAGGGTGCACTGGCAGTTCGGATGCCGGGGCGGCCCCTCCAGGTTGTGGTAGACCTTCGTCCCCAGCCCCTGGCCGAAGTCCTCTTCGAGTTCCACGTCCTTGCCGTGCAGCGCAGCACACATTGGGCAGGGGGTGTTGTTGACGAAGTTCGCCCACCAGACCTTGCGGAGTTGGAAGCCGAAGTCCTTGAGTTCCTTGTAGCCCTTGAGTTGCGCGTCGGTGTAGCCCCGCTGGGTGCCGACGCCGATGGAGGCCTGGATCCGCAACTGGAGTCGCCGCTGCGCTAGAGCATCCCGCTCCGAGGCCTTGTAGTCCTGGAGGTTCCGGCGCACATCCATGAGGAGCGCGTTCAGGTACGCGGAGGAGAAGACTCGCTCCTGCGGCTGCCAGTCCTCCAGTCCGGACTGGGCAGCGACCAGATTGCTGCCTATCTCGCCGGACGCCCGATACGCCTGGCGCACCAGATTCTCTAGACGGTAGCGGATCTGCTGGCCAGTGATCTGTCCGGCTTCATACTGCTGAATCAGTGCTGCCACACGGGAACGTGCCTGTGACTCCAGCGAGTTGACCGCGCTGTGAGCACCAACGGTGGCACTGATCTGGTCGCGGTACGAGGTCATCAGAACGGCTCTTGATCTTCTTCCGGAGTCTCGTCCAGCATCTCTGACGCGAGGCGCAACAGGTTCTCATACCGATCGGGCTCGTCGGTCAACTTGGCCAGCGAGGACTGGAACGCCTCCACGCGCTGCGCGGGACTCAACTGCGTCGTCGTCCGACCAGCGGCCTGCTGCATGCCCGTCTGACCCGGCACCGGCGAGATGGTGCCCGGAGCGCCCGGGGTGAGCCGGTTCGGTGGGACCATCGAGGGCTGGACGGGAGCGCCCGGAGCGCCCGGACCGGCTGCGATCGGGGAGGCACCTGGCATGCCCATGCCAGGAAGCCCACCAGGCATCCCCGGGAAGCCGCCAGCCAGTTGTTGCTGCTGCTCCTGCTCGCGCTTCTCGACTGCGTCGTAGTCGATTTCCAGGCCCATCTCCTTGGCCTGCTTCTGCTCCAGAGCACGCATGAACTCGGGCGTGACGTTCATCGTCTGGCCAGCGATGGACAACTTGTCGAAGGAGTTCGCCACCGCGGCACGCTGCTCGTCGGTGAGTTCGCCCCAACTGAAGACCGGGTACTTGCCGCCCTCGAAGTTGAAGTCCACCAACTGCGGGATGATGTAGTGGTTGATCGCCGTAGCGATGTCGTCCATCACGGCGCGCAGCATCATCAGGAACATGTCGTCGCCGGGGGCGGCGAAGGACACCAAGGAGCCCTCATTCGCTCCGGCACCGGTGTTCGCGTCGAAGAACGCCGCGAGGACGCTCTTGCTCATCTGGCTGTTGTGGTGGTTGATGTAGCCCAGGAAGTCGAACGTGCCCGACTCCTTCAGCATCTCCACCTTGAAGTTCTCAGGCATGAGCATGAACTGCGCGAGGCTCAGGTTCGACAGCGACTTGGCGAACTCACCGCGCTGCGCGTTGTTCGCGTTCAGCGGGTAAGTGCCTGCTCGGGTGCCGACAGCGGAGCGCTGGGCCGCCACGTGGGCGATGTAATAGAGTTTGACCTTCTTGTCGTAGTGGTAGAAGGCGCTCTGGAAGAACGAGATTCCGTAGAACTTCCGCTCCTCCTCCTGGGCCGCGTAGTAGAACGCGTTGGAGGCGGGGATGTATGCGTCGAGGGCCTTGCCCATGATCACGGCGCGCTGGCGGAAGCCTCGGAAGTGGCCCTGCCGGTCGGTGATGAAGGTGATCGTCTCGCTGGGCCGGTAGGCCAACTTCTTCAGCGTGATCTTGCCCTTGAGGGGACCGTAGTCCGGGACCCAGAAAATCTTCTCGAAGGGCGCGAAGCCGTCGAAGAGCCCCTGGAGGATCTGGCTCATCACCCGGTGGAAGGTGACGGACATTCCGCCGCCCTCGGGGGGCGTGGTGAAGACCTTCGAGATGAAGTCGGCCTCAGCCGTGCCGCCCTTGGCCGGAATGAACGTCGCGGACTTCAGCGCGGCACGGACAGGCAGCGAGAGCAGGCGGTAGAGCGCACGGGCCTGGCCGTCCATACGGCGCATGGTGACCAGTTGCCGAACGGTCGGCCCCTCATCCACCTCCCAGCCGGAGTTGCGCCGAATCTCCTGGAGTTCTTCGTCAGCAGTCTTCTGCACGCCGAGAGCAGTGCCGTTGAACGGCGTGCTGAACGGCATGTTGAGGTCAGTGCCGATTTCGATTTCATACGACTTGGGATCAGGCTTCTTGTCCTGATGCTCATCGATGCCCTTGAGGCTTCTCTGCTCGGTCTGATCAGAGTTGTCACCAACCGAAGAACTCATCGTGCTGCACCTCCTTCATCCCAAGAAGTGGCGCGAAAGCCCCATCCGGCTGGAACACGTCCATGTCCTCCAACCCCTCTAGAGGGGTCAGAGCCTCACCTAGATCGAAATAGGTGGCACCGACTTCTACCTCGGTACCATCGACATCTTCTTCACCGCCCGCATTGATGGCCCCAGTCACGGCACAGGCGAGCGCGTCCGCAAGATCCTTCGAGCCGTGCGGAGGGTGGTCCACCTTGCCCCCGATGCGGGACAGAGCACCGAGTTCGGTGAGCAGCAGCGGGTCGTACGGCATCTTCAGACGGCCATCGCTGGCCACATCCCGCAGCGTCATCCAGACATCGTCCGTGCGGTCAGCCGAGACCTTCTCGCTCGTGATGCCATGCATTTCTAGAATCTGCATGGAGTCGGTGGACTGGAAGCCGTCGAAGGTGAACCGGTCAATGACGAAGCCCCGCTTGATCAGCAGGTAGGCGAGTGACCGAGCCCAGCGGATCTGAATCTCCCGGGCGGGCATGATGCTCAGGTCGGCCTCGAATGAGATGACAAAGTCCACCTTGACGTGGGGCGCATAGGTGAAGACCTCGTAGTCACCGCCCTCTTCGTCTTGTAAAACGTCCTTCTTGTACTCCCAGCGCTCGACGTGCGCCATGGCGATACCGGCCCGGTCGCCCTTGATGGCGAGGTCGCCGTGGAGGGCGTAGCGCGCACCCTGGACGGGAACGAAGTCGGAGGCGAAGTCGAACTTCGGCGTCCACACCTGCTGGACTGAGCCGGTGCGCTTGGACTTGATGTTCTCCAGTTCGTAGTCCACATGCAGCGGCTGATCCTCAGCATCGATCGCCTGCTTGAAGATTTCGAAGTTGCGGAAGTACGGGTCGGTCGCGAGGTGCGGCTTGCACTCGTACATGGCCGCGGCCTCCACCGGGTTGCGCCGGTAGTCAGAAGCGAAGGACTCCTTGCCCTTGATGCGGGGGTTCACGTCCCACGTGGCATAGGGGCCGGACGCGAAGTAGATCGAGGTCGGTCCGACCTCCTTGATGTCATCCTCCGCCTCGGCAGTGAGCCGCTGGATCGTGGAGCCGACGTAGCGCGGGTAGGAGATGGCCACGCGCTTGTAGGACTCAGGGAATCGGGTCGAGGCCGAACCCTTCAGCATCTTCAGGATGGATTCGGCGGAGGTGGATGCCTCACGGGCTCGCTTGCCCTGGCCCACCATCTCGTCACTGGCCTTGAACGCATCAATCTCATCCGCGACACCGAGCAGAATGTTCAATCCTTCCTGCCCTTCTGCATCAGAGTGCCCAGAGACGGACTCGATGTTCTTGGCATATTGGATGGAGTCGCGCTTCGGGTCTGCCTTGTCCGCGAACCACCCACGCTTCACCGACTTGGTCAGCGGGGTGAAGAACGCCCGGTTCGCCTGAGCCGAGTTCGCTGCGATGTTCAGCAGGTGGATGGAGTCGTCCTCCGGCATGTCGAAGTACTGAAGCGGGCTCTTCAGGCAGAGCAGCAGGTACGCCACCCGGAGGGACGAGATACGGCAGACGTGGTCCTTGCCGGATCCCTTGCCCCACTGGAGGGTGATGATGTTCTTCATCGGCATTGGCTCGGCCCAGTAGCCACCGAACTCTTTCGCCATCTCGGGGTACAACGAAGGCAGGTAGATCCGCTCGATCGTGCGCACGGACTCGGCCTGGATGGGCGAGAGATTCCACTCGGAGCCCAGGTACTTCTTGTCCCGAATGAACACGTCGAGGGAGACGGGCTCCTCTTCGAAGATCGATTCGACCGTTGTGGGGGGAGGCGGCTCTGGCTGAGAGAAGAACTCAGCCATGTCACGCATCTTCATTTAGTACCCCGCAGCGCGCGTGATCTTCTCCAGAGGCGTGTAGCCGACGAACGGGTTCTCGTCCTTGGCTGCCTGCTCCTCTTCGGGAGTCAATTCTTCGTCTTCGTCGTCCGGCTCCTGCGAGTCGTCGTCGCCGTCTTCGTCGGGCTGATTCGGGTCATCATCGCTGACCGGGACGTAGGCCTGCTTCACCTGCTGAGGGTTGTCGAACGAAACGGTGTTGCCCTCGACCGTGTAAGGATAGCGAGCGAAACTGGCGCCGACCCCATCCTTGTCGTAGTACTCCACGATGATGTAGTCCGAACCAAGTTCGATGATGTAGCCCGAGGCCAACTCGGGGGAGTCGTCGTCGCCGTCGTTATCCGGGTCGTAGGGCCGGTGGCCCAACTGGAGGTCACGCTGCATCGCGGACCACGCCTGCCGGACCATCTCGGTGTTGAACGAGCCGATGTCGGTCAGCATCAGGTACTGGCCGCCTAGAGGGTGGGTGGCCTTGACGACGTGACCGGCATGTGCACGAGCGCGCAGCGCCTCCCACTGGGCGACAGCGGCGGCGGCCTTGGCCTGGGTGGCTGGGTGCACCCTCTTCGCCGTGGCGGTTCCGTTGGTCGAGCCCCCGGCAGCCCAGCGCTTGGCCGTACCGATCGCCATGGGGATGGCCTCGTTGATGGAATGGCCGTTCCCGGTGATCGCGCGAGCGATGTGGCAGATGTAGTTCGGCAGGCCGCCGTTCTTCTGCACCCAGTTGCTCTTCGGGGAGCGGTCCAGCGAGCATGGACCCACACCACCGGTCAGGAACACAATCATGTTCCAGTCATCGAGGGCGCTCATGCCTGGGGCGCATCCTGGGCGTCAGCGATGGGCTCGGAGTCATTCGCCTCAGCGCGCTGCGCCGTGACGGGCTCGTTCGCCGTGGGCTGTGCAGCAGCCACGGCGGCAGCCACCGCAGCGTTCTCCGCGGCCCGCAGTTCCAGCGGGAGCAGACGGGTGACCAGGTGACCATCCGAAGTCACGAGAGCGGTGTTCACACCGGACTCGTCCACCGTGAGGACGGTCGTCGGGTTCGTGTCCACCGGGGACGGATCGGCGTGCTCACCAGCCACGATCTGGTCGTAGGTCGTGCCATCGATCATCTTCTCGCCAGGCTCCAGAGAATCCGACATGACGGTGTTGCCGTCCTTGTCGATCTTCAGCATCGAGTTGGGGAACACGTAACCCATTTCAGACCTCCATCTTTGCAAATTCTTCAGACAACTTCCGGCGCACGTTCTGCCGGTCAGCGGGGTCGGTGATCAACTTCAGAGTATCCGAGACGATCGTCTGAATCTCGATCAGCATGGCCTCACGCAACTTCTCGTCGTTGGCCTGGAGCACCTTGTTGAACTCCTGGGTCAGACTCAGCCAGTAGGTGTTGAATTCCTTCTGCTGGTAGCCCCGAAACTCCTGGTGATTCTCCTTGTACCGGATGGTCACGTAGAAGGATGCGATGCGCTCAATGAGCAGCATGTGGGCCGTCTTCATCGGCAGCCCCGCGGCCTCACGGCGGAGGCGCAGCACGATTTCGTGGTACAACCCGGACAGAACTTCGTCCTCAGCGATGTACTCCGGCAGTTCGAAGGCTGCCGCCAGTTCATCCAGCGGCGCGTCGAAGGGAGTTTCAGCCATGCCTATACCATCGACAGGCAGGTTAGGTCCAGACTCCGCCCACCAAAACCTTGCTGGCGATGCCCGTCGCCGTGGCCGCGGGGACGACAGCGGTGCCGGTCGCAGTGTTGGACGAGCCCACCGAATCCGTGACGGTGTAGGTGTAGGTGGTCGAGGTGGATTGTGGGGTGGCCTTCCAAATCCCTGGGGCGAGCAAGGTCAGCCCGGTGCCGGGGGAGATGGAGAAGGTCAGCGTGCCACTGTCGTTCGTGTGCGATGCACTGGCGTCGATCACCGAAATGTTGTTCGAGACCGTCGCACTCGCGGTCGGAGGGGTAGCCGTGGACAGCAGCCCGATCGGACTGGTGCTGCCATCGTTGAGTTGGAGGGAGTCCAGAGTCGCGGTGAATGCGGTAGCAGTAGTCGCACCGAGATGGGTGTAACTCATCGCCGTGGTGCCGAGGTTGCCGTTCGACACGTTCACCGTCGAGCCCACCTGGGTGCCTGCGGCGTTGTACACCTGAACGCTGAAGGTACCGGCAGTCGTTGACAGAGCCGAGACCTGAATCTCGAACCGGAAGTACGTGTTAGCAGTCGCCTGCGCGGCCGTCAGCAGGGTGGTGTAAGTGTTTCCCTTGTCATTGAAAATGACATAGCCATTCGACCGGTACGCGAAACCGAAGCAGCGGGCACTTGACGTGTCATAGACAGTGAAGACACCATAGTCCGCTGCGGGGGTGGAAGCGGGAATCTTGAACGCGATCGAGATAGCGCACTGTGTGCACGAAGCGTTGAACGTCGCCACGGCGATAGAAGCATTGGTGCCATCAGATGTGAAAACAGCACCAGTGCTGCCCTGGAAGGCGGCGCCGGTCGAATAGACCGCCGTCGCACTACCCGAAGCGATGATAGAGGTGAACCCAGAGTTGGCGGTGGTGAGAGCGGCACCATTGGTACCGTCCATCCGCCACTGTAGAAGAGTCATGATCTATTCCTAGTTGTAGGGGTTTCCACCGGTGGAGTAGAACGAAGAGGAGATGTCCGTCCCAGATGCGTTGTAGCACCGGAAGTTCGAACGACCGTAGTAGTTCGTGCCCCCATCATTGGCTGATCCGTAAAGAACCGAGATGGGCGAACCGGTGTACGGAGTGTCATCCAGGTTGCGGGGGTCGTGGATGTTGAACCGGAAGTTCTTCGCATCGGTTGCACCCCACGTAGCATCCGCCTCACAGAAGATGCCGGTGACTGCCGCACCCAACGTATGCAGGGTGCCAATGCGAGGCCGGTACAGGTCTACCGTTCCAGTCATGCGCTCGATGTTCCAGAAGCAGCGGCACATGTCGAATGTGCAGTCGTTGAAGGTGAAGGAGCCCTTCGACTCCCACAGCGCAATACCCCCCGAATACGGGTTGTTATGCGAGTACATCCGGTTGACCGTCATGTTCGTGGTACCAACCGTGGCACTCGTACCTGTACCGTTGACCCCGAGGTTGGATGCCGAGGCACCCTGTCCATCGATTTCGACATCTTCGATGAGAATGGTTCCGTAGGCCTTGAAGAGATTCAGCGGGAACGTCTCACCAGGAGGGGCAGAATAGGTGCCGGGAACACCCAGGACCTTGATCCGCCGGATCGTCCAGTCGGATGCCACAATGGAGATGCCGTTGTAGGTGTTATTGGCATTGTGGCTGCTGCCGGAGTTGTCCGAGACTGACTGCGCGGTCGCAGTGAAGGTGAAGTCCTCCAAGAAACCACCGGGATCGGTGTTGAACCGCAGCGCCGTGTACGGATTAGTGTTGGAAGTGAAGGCCGCCCCACTGGAAGAACCGGCCGCCATCGTCAGGAACGTCTTTGACGACCCCGCGCCAATGAACCCCGCAGACGTGGCGACGTGATTGCTGTCGTAGGCGTTGGAGGAGAAGCCCGCCAGCGTGTAGGTGCCAGGGCCCACCGACATGACGTGGGTGCCTGCCGCGGTGAGCCGCTGCACGATCGTCGCTCCGGACAGCGAGGAGTAACTGGTGTAGCCCGTGGGCTCCAGTCCGCCGTTCGTGCCCAGACCAGAGTCCTGCGTGTAGGGAGGCGGACCCGAGGGAGGCGGGGTGACTGGCGTCCCGGTACCCAGAACTGTCGTCCACGTGCCTGCCAGAAGTCGAGCAACCGCAGCGGTGGTCATGAGGGAGAGAAGAACCAGACCGAGTCATTCGATCCGGTCGTGGGCGCCGGAGCCGACGGGTAGCCGACCGAGTAGAAGACCAACTTGCCCACGCTCGGTGAGGACGGCCAACCCCCGGTGGGGTCGTAGAAGATGAAGCCCGACGTGGCCGGGATGCCATACGTGACGACGCCCGTGCTGCTCACCACCGGCACGGAACCGACCGCTGCGGACCCTGGAGCAAGGGTCAGTAGTGAGTTGATGGTATCCGTCACGTCCTGATGGATACTGGGGGGCCAAGTAGTCATGGCGATTCGCCTCCGAAGCCTTTACCACAACTATCGGCAGGCACGAAGAAGGCCCCGGGGAAAGGACTACCCGGGGCCTTCTTAGGAGACAGCCCACCACCACGAGGACCTGTCTGGACTATAGCACACCTAATCCGAGTCTGTCCAGTGCGACGAACTGAATCGTCGCTCGTAGCCGTGTCGGCAGACCACGTCGCAGTAGCCGATGCCCTGGCGGACCATGCGGCCACAGTGCATGCAGTGGCTGACCAACTCCGCCGCTAGGGAGTACACGGCCTGGAGACCCCGCCGCACTCGTCGTCGGTGAAGTAGCCAGGCGGCCAGAAGGACCCCCGCCTCAGGCAGCACCATCGCAGCGAGCATAAGCAGAATCCACATATCAGCGACCAGCCAAACGTTGACGAAGTTCTTCCGGTGTCAAAGGACGCTGCGGAGCCTGCACGGGGATCGACGCGGTAACGGGCTTGACAGCATGAACTATCGGCGGCGCGGCGGCCTTGCCACGCGCGAACATGTCGGTCATCAGCACGAGAACGAGTTCTACGTTGGAGACCGGATCGTCGCTGGCGCGGACACGGGTACGAAGATCCCAGAGCAACTTGATCACGGAGACGATCCGGTCTGGGCCGAGCCTAGTGGCCAGTTCCATCCGGGCCTCCAGACCGGGCCCGGTGGTGGCGATCTTGCCCCCGGAGCGCAGCACCAGCACATCCCGGAAGCAGTGCACCAGCCCACTCACGATCACGCCGGGGTTGCCCCCACGCGCCATCTGGGTTTCGAAGGCGATGAACACCTGCTCCAAGTCGCCGTTGGCACTCGCTGCGATGAGCGCCGGAGCAAAATCTTCTTCTCCGAGGAGGTCCAGAAATGACTCAACTGTGCCAATTCCGGCACGCCACACCTGGTCCAGCAGGGTCAGCGCGGTGCGCAGGTTGCCCTGCGCCCGGTGGGTGAGCAGCCGGAGCAGGTCACCGGTGATGTTGATCTTCTCGGCGGTGACGACCTGCACCATCCGGTCGAAGATCGCCTCGGTGGGGATGCGCTGGAACTCGAACTCCATCACCCTGGTCTTCACCGTCTCCGGGATCTTCTCCGGCTCGGTGGTGATCAGGATGAAGTGCACGCCGGGCGGTGGTTCCTCCAGCGTCTTCAGGAGAGCGTTGTACGCCTCCCGGCTCATCGACTGGGCTTCGTCGTATGCGATGACGCGAGGCTCGCCGGTGCCGAACCGTAGAGAGTCGATCATCGTCCGGACGGCGTCCACCCCACCGTTGCTGGCGGCGTCCACCTCGATGTAGCCGAGTTCGGCGTCGGTGAGGGCGGATGCGAGGATCCGGGCCGCGGTGGTCTTGCCACTCCCAGACGGCCCGGAGAACAGGAGGCCCGCTGGCACTGAGCCGGTCTTCACCATCTGCGCGAGGACGACGGCAGTGAGGCGCTGGCCGACGATGTCCTCGAAGTTGGTAGGCCGGTACTTCAGCGCTAGCGGCTCAGTCATTCGAACTGCCCTCTACCCATGGTCACCGCGTCCTCTGACACGGTGACCTCCATCACGCCGTCGATCACCTTGACGCTCTGATCGATCAGGTGGCCGCTGCCGAGACGGATCTGGATGCGGTAGAAGCCACCCTCCGCCTCCCTCACCCGGAAGGTGACCGGCAGGCGGGCACGCCACTGGATGCTCGGCTCCGAGGTCTGGCGGAGATACCCGAACGCGCTACTCATGCCAGCAGGCTTGAATTCGCTGAATCAAGGTCAGGGGCTTACTCATACCAGTCCACCTTCTCCAGAATCTCGGTGATGTCCTCGGCCCAGCCCGACGACTCCGGGTCGTCCTTCATCTGCCACACCACCTGAGAGATGAGGTGGAGTTTCGCGGACGCTCGCAGGGCGTAGAGCGACCCCGGCGAGATGGGAATCTCCCGCTCGGTGAGCCGGTCCACGATCTTCATCGTCTTCGGATCGAAATCAGGATGCGGCATTACTTCTCCCTCGGTGGCTCGAACCACCAGAACCCATCACCATGCCAGACGGCCCAACCCACCGCGTTCCCATGCTCGGGGTTCACGATCTGAATCCGTCCGGCGTAGGTCCAGAGGGTGTCGTCTGACTTCAACTTCTCGCTGGCTGCGGTGGTGTTGTGCGAGTGGTTGTCGTTCAGCCAGTCGAGGAAGGCCAGCGCCGCGCGGAGGTCGTCCGGGTACATCATGCGAGGTACCCGCCCCGCTTGCGGCTGAGGTAGGCGTTCAGTTTCGCCGCTAGAGCCTGCGCATCGGACTGGCTCAGGTGCAGGGTCGTGGACTGCTTCTCGTTGTGCCAGATCCGAATCTCGGCCGAGCCGAACTCGGGGTGATCGATCGGCTCCGTGTCAGCCACACCGATGGCATACGCCGGGGTGTAGAGGCTGTCGTCGGGCTTCGGCTTCCGGGGCGTCAGTTGCTGCTTCAGTGGTTTCATTCTTCCATCTCCAGTTCTTCCTGGCGGAGTCGAGCGAACTCCTCCGCTTCCTTCAGCAAGACCTCGGATGGGGTGTAGGGCTCCCACGGTCCGTCCACGACCATGACGTGCATCTGCTCGTAGTGCACGGGCTGAACACTCAGCGCCCCCTGATCCACGCACTCCCGCTCGCTGGCGGACTCGCACCACACCCTGCCGTCGGGCAGCAGCGCCCGGTACCAGATCTTCAGGGTCTTCACTCAAGCGCTCCGCACAGGTCACACTGCTTGGTGCCGTTGTCCTGCTCGGACCACACGTGGATGCCGTCCTCCGCCTTCGGGCAGCCGCGCTCCGCGTACTTCTTGATGTCGTTGCCGTCGGTCATTCTGTCCTCACCTTCGTCTCGCCGTCCTCTAACGAGAAACGGTATACTACATCCGCATACTCCACAAGGGTCTGCTGGTGCGTCACCATGATGATCTGCACCCCTGTGCGCTCCACGAGTTGCTTCAGGAACGAGCCGACGTTGTCCAGGTAGTCCTCGCTCACCATGGCGAACGACTCGTCCAGCACGAGCAGGTGGTCACCCCGGCCCCGCTGGAGCAGCAGGACGGTCAGCCGCAGCAGGAACGAGATGACGGCCACCAGGCCGCCGCCACGGGCGTCGATGACCGGGGTCTCGATCGACCCGCTGGCCAGGGTGGTCTTGACGAAGAACTCGACGGTGGTGGTCTTGCCCTTCACGGTGGTGGCGATGTGGAACGACAGCGTCGGATCGAAGATCGACTGCAACCCCTGGGTGACCAGATCCTCGATCGTGGTCTGCGCCACCGCTTGGCGCTCCTCCCCGAGGGAGTTCAGCAGGGCGGTCGTCTGCTCCAGCACGACGGCCTGGTGCTCCAGCGTGGCCATCTCGGCATCGAGGTCGGTGATCCGCTTCTGGAGTGAGGCGATGACCCCGGCCTCCTGGTCGAGTTGCCGACGGCGGAAGCGGAAGCGAGTCTCTAGATCCTGGAGGTCGGGGAGGACAACTGATTCCGAAGGTGTCATCGCTCACGCACCGATGTTGCGTTGTAGCGCCTCTGAAGCAACTCTCGCCAGCCACTGGGTGGGGGCCATGGAATTCCCCATTCCTTTAGAGAGTCCCTTTTCCACCCACCCTTTAGAGTACGTGAATCTTCGATTTCCTGTGGGGAAGGAATATGCATTCTTTTCTCCTCTGGTGGTGGGGATGAAGAGGGTTTGAGAACTGCTGAGAGAGCGAGTTGTAGTTGGCCCCTTACCCCAAACATGGCAGTAAGAGACAACTACTTCTCACTCCCTCAGGCTGCCCTCTTCGGGATGAAGATGGGAATCGAACAGGGGGGATAGTAGGCTTTATCCTGTGGTATAGGAGTTGCGCATATCCCGGCCATAAGCCTTCGGTCGCTTCGTCGTAGTGGGTCTCGCGACCCGGCCCCGCCTCGCGGCAAGACGGGACCATACACCTCATCTGGCCCGAGCGCCAGTAGCGGAGGGGTCCTAGATACGCTATGGTCTCCCCATGCCCGATGAGACCTACTGCCATCTAACGCTGGTGCTCGACCGCAGCGGTTCGATGCACAGCCTCCGCTCCGACATGGAGCCCGCCATCCAGCAACTCCTCGACGCCCAGGCAGAGCAGCCGGGCAAGTTGCTGATCGATGTCTTCACCTTCGACGGGCAGGTGGAGCACCCGTACGAGGACGCCATGCGCTGGCGCATCCGCCCGCCGCTCCTCAGCCCCCGCGGCAGCACGGCCCTGCTGGATGCCATGGGCACCGTGATCAACACCATGGGCCTGAAGTTCGCCAGCATGGCCGAGGCTCGTCGCCCTGGCACGGTCATCATCGCCGTCGTCACCGACGGGATGGAGAACTCCAGCCACGAGTTCACTCAGCCCCAGATCAAGAAGATGGTCGAGCACCAGCAGTCGATGTACGACTGGACGTTCACGTTCCTGGGCGCGAACATGGACGCGGTGAGCGTGGGGCGTGGCATGGGTGTTCCTGTGGCCCAGAGCCTCACGTACGACGCCAACTCCGCTGGGGTGAGCGCGTCGTTCATGGCTGCGGCCTCCGCCATGAGCACCGTGCGCGCCGGAGGTGTCTACGCGTTCAGCGACACCGACCGGAAGAACGCTCACGTGAACGCCGACCTGAACGCACCGCAGGAAGAAGTTGTTTCTGCCCCGGTGGCCAAGCCCAAGCGGTTCAAGCGCCGCTAGCGCCTCAGCGCCCGGAGGTCGGCTTCCAACTGCCGGACGTTCAGCCCGAGCAGGTTCTCCGAGTTCTTCAGGGCCTCCAGGCTGAGATACGCCACGTTCTCGTCGTTGTACTTCCAGAAGAACGTCGGCGTCATCTCCTGGATCTGGCCCCAGGTCACACAGAGCAGGTTGCCATTCGCGAGACGGCCGACGATCGGCACGTAGTGGCCGCCTTCGACGGTGGAGAACGGCACGTAGGACCACGGCTTGCCAGCGTTGAACTGGGCCATCGCGGTGGAGGGGAACCGGATGCCGACGCCGACAGCACCGAAGGCGTAGGCAGCCCTGGTGATCCAGTCCAGGGAGCGCTTCTTCAGCGCGACGTAGGCCTCCACCGTGTGCCGGTGGCCGAAGGCATCCAGCACACCGGTCTTCTGCCGGTAGGCAGCGGCTTTCTGCATGTCGGTGCCCTGGTCCGTGGACGGGTCGCTCGGGTCGAACCCGGTGACCGCCGAGTAGTCGCTGAGCACGGCGTCATCCGCGAAAGTCACCTTGCTGCCCGCTTCGGCGTTCCACAGCATCGTCTCGTGCGCGGCACCGGCCCAGACGCAGTCGCCGTAGTTGTCGTTGCCCAGCATGCCCCAGTCGGTCACGAGAGCCTGCTGGCCGAACTCACGCGGAGCCACGGGCAGATCACCGAAGTGGATGTAGTTGTCCAGCCACAGCAGGATCGAGTTCTTGCGGGCGGGGGCCTTGCCCAGAGCGAAGTTGGTCACGTCTTGTACTATCGGCGCGGCTGCTATATGCTACGGGTACCACCAACCGAGGAGGACAACATGGCTGATCTGCCCAACGGGCTCACCCAGGCCGAAGTCGATGAGTACGCCAAGATCGATGCAGGGATCAAGAAGTTGCAGGCCCGACACAAGGTTCTGAACGAGATGATCAAGGACGCCCACGCCACCAAGAAGGCTGGCGCCTACATCTACGGCGATGTCGTCGTCACGATCCAGGACAAGACGAAGTTCGACGCTGACATGGCGGAGGCATCGCTGCCCTACAGCGACCTGGCGAACCGGAAGTTCTACGCCCACAAGATCGACCCCAGCACGCTGGACGCCGACGTGCGCGACGGCTTCACCGTCCCGGCCTCCCGTGCCCTGAGCGTGAAGAAGGCGAACTGATGGAGACCGAGGGCGCCCTCAAGGTCTGGTACATCCCTCAGGTCCCGATGGAGGCCTTCGAGGTGATCGTGCCAGACAACGACCTCAAGACGGCGAAGTTGCTGCTCAACACCATCATCGACTTCTCGATCTTCGAGTTCGAGAACAAGGTGAAGCCCGACTACTCCGACGCTGGCGGCATCTGCCGGGTTGAAGATGGCGAGTGGTGGGACGTGGACGAAGAAGAACTGGAGGCGATCTGATGGCCGACGACTTCACACCACCTGGTGAGGGTTGGCTGGAAGTGGCTTCCATCGAAGGTGCACCCGAGTACGTGGTGCACGTGAGACCTGACGGCACCACTCAGCGGTGGGTCCTCAAGGATCCGGTGCCCCCACTCCCCACCGAGTTGTTCACCGTCATTGAAGCGAGGGTGGCCCGGATCAATGACTCCGTGCGACAGACGCTGATCCTCACCGGTATCGGCTGGGTCAGTGTTGATGGGGGTGCCCGTCTCGGAGCGACCCCCAAGGAGAAGATCATCTCGTGGAAGCCACTGGCCGAGCCATGCACGGTGACCCCGCATGCCGGGCGAGACATCGCCCGTGAGACCGCGAAGGACATCATCGATCGAGTGAAGAAGACCTCGCTCATGCAACTCTGCCTCATGGTCAACCCGCGGAACGCCGATGAACTGGACGCCATCGCGAAGGACTACGGGGTCGAGCCATGACCATTGCCAGCAGATTGGCAGGAAAATTCTGGCAAGGGGTGTTCTTTTACCCGTCCGCATGTGATAGTAGGGACATGGATGATCGCGAGTGGTACGTTCTCGTTAGGGAAGATCCCAGCGAAGACTGGATCTGTGTCGGGAACCTGACGAAAGCGGTGTCCGCCGTTCTAGCGCAGGACTTTCTAACGCGGGGGCTCGACTACGTCGTGGGCTACGCGTTCCCCGTGTTCTGCGGCTGCAAGCCACAGGTGGTGGCGGCATGACCACCGACATGACCTTCTACCACGACGACCCCACTGTTGCCGACGTGAAGGCTGAGTGGCGTGATAGGGCGGACTGCTCCGCGGTGGTGGCCGACGAGCCTCTAATGGCGGAGGCCTGGATTCAGCAACACAATCTCTTCTCCGAGCGCGCCCGGATGATCTGTGAGGACTGCCCAGTTCGCATGGCTTGCCTGCACGATGCACTCAACGATCGACATGTCGAGGGTATGAGGGGAGGCTTCTTCTTCGACAACGGATTGTTGGAGTCCGGAGAAGCCGCCATGATGTATCGAGAGTTGCGCCTTCGAGTTCGGTCACGTCGCACCCGTCGCACAGGCCGTGCACAGAAAATAGCGTGACATGGCCGCACCCAAAAGGTGCGTGAGATGTGGACGCCTTTTGATCAAGATCAGTTGGAGCAGCCTCCGAACTCATGAAACCTGCAAACAACGTGGGTATTTGCAGAGAGCAGGCCGTAAGGGATCACTCTCGGACCAGAGGATCTTCTTCCCAGGCAACGTCACCGACCGCGTCGTGCGCTACTGGCTGGAGAACGACCCGCTCTCCCACGTAGGTGAGATGCCGGACATGGTCGCGACCTTCATCGACAAGACGAAGGTCGAGATGGAAGCCGAAGGGCCCATGCGCTGGCGCAACCCCAGCGACCGCAGCGAGGTGCACCGTGGGGTCGAGGACGCCCTCCGGAAGATCGAGCCCAGCCTGCTGGAGCGCGTCGTCCCTTACCGGTACACCCCGGACTTCTCCTTCGACGCCCCGCTGTCTCTACCCCACCCCGCTGGTGGCCAGGAGCAGGTGCGCATCATCGGCCGGATGGACATCTTGGTCCAGGACGACAAGGACCAGTTCTGGGTCTACGACGTGAAGCACACCACCGACGACAACTACTGGAAGAAGACCGTCGCCCAACTCACCTTCTACGACCTGAGCGTGCGGATGCTGTTCGGGGAGAAGACCACCGGTGTGGCCCTCCTCCAGCCGCTGTGCCGGGAGCGGGTGAAGGAGTTCGTGATCAGCGACGACTGGCGTCGCCAGATGCTCCAGCGAATCTCCGGGATGGCGAGCGACATCTGGAGGGGTGACACCTCCCCGCGCCGGGACTTCAGCGAGTGCCACTTCTGCAACGTGAAGCATGCCTGCCGGAAGTTCAACCCACTCATGCAGGCAGGTGCCCGTAGCGCTGAGGAACCGAGCGGCGTACTATAGAGCAATGACCTCTGAAGACGACCTCACCACCCTGAAGAAGCAGCGCGACGATCTAGAGCGCCAGCGCGCCGAGGCGACGGTGCGACTGGAGAAGGAGACCCAGGGTCTCCGCAACGCGCTGGCCGAACTCAAGGACACCTACGGTGTCGCCAATCTGGCTGAAGCGAACTCACTGCTGGAGCGCCTGGATCAAGAATTCAAGTCGGCGCTCGTGGCCGCCGCCGAGGAACTGAAGGCAGCGGGCGCGTGAGCCTCCACGAACTCTTCGAGCGCGAGGATGCCGACCCTGAACTGATCCCCCGACCACACAACGTGGAGGTGCGGCTGCACGTTGAGGGAAGTGCCAAGGATTTCATCACTGTGCTCGACAGGAGCGCCGCAATCGTCCCCCGGCGTGAAGTGATACCCGGGACGAAGTTCGCCCGTCTGAGGGCGGGGCGTGCGACGGCCAAGACGGCATCCTTCGTGGAGGTCGCGGCCAACGATGGGGAGCGCAGCGTGCGCACCATCACCGACCGGCTGGCTGTCTACGTCGAGGGCCAAATTCTTGTTCCGGCTGACCGGCTGATCGAAATCTTGAAGCGGACGCCGGATCCGCAGGTCTCCCTGGAGGTGCAGGGCGGCTCGCTCACCATCCGCTCCGGCCGGGCGCTCTGGACGGTGGCGCTGCCGAAGGGCCGTGACCTTCCGGTGGCGTACCAGCCCTGGGCTGAGCCATTGCACACGGTGGAGCGGCAGTCCTTCCTGGGCGCCCTGCACGCCGTGGAGCCCGCCACAGGGTCTCCCACGGGCCGTCCCTCCATGGCACAGATCCATGTGAAGAACAGGTTCCTCATGGCCTGCGATGGAATCCGGATCCACCGCATCGAGGTGCCCAGCCTGCCGGACATCGAGTTCTCGATCCCGGCCTCCGCGCTGCCGGAACTCATCCGCCTGCTGAAGAGCGGCGACGGCACGGACGCCTTCATCGGTGCGAACGCCCGTCTGGTGCAGGTGGAGGTGGGTCAGACCCAGATGACGATGCAGCAGTTGGCGGTGCCCTTCCCGGGCAGTGTGGAGTCGATCATCTCGACCGCGGCCATCTCCAACACCGATCGGCTCGTGGTGGACCCGACCGTGCTCCTGGGATGCGTCTCCCGCGTCCGAGTAAACGCCGATCCAGACCACGCGCAGATCAACCTGACAGTCCTGCCCACGGACGGCAAGACAGGGCACGATTTGGTGGTTCACGCGCGAGACCGGAACGGCAACGCTGCGCAGGAGGTCATGCCCTGCCAGTACACCGGAGCCAAGCGCCAGGTGGATCTTGTTCTACACAAGCAGCACCTGATGGATCTGCTGTCGATCTACGACGACGAGTTCCTGTCCATGCACCTCGGTGCCGACAGCCTGACCAAGTCCTCCGCCGTCTACGTGGAGGAAATCGACTCGGGGCTCACCATGGTCCTGCAACAGATGAGGACGGTCCGATGAAGCAGTGGCTGTGCCGACACGGCCTGCACCACTGGATCATCCTCGAAGTGGACGACTACTGCACCTTCGGCAAGCACTTCGAGTCCCGCTGGACGCAGGAGGAGATTGATGCGATCCGCGAGCGCGCTAGGAAGAAGAAAGCGGCACTTGATGAACTCACCGACTGAGCCGGACTACAAGGCTCTGCTGATCGAAGCCCTCGCCCGGCTGGAGGCACTGGACATGCTGCCCGGTGATCCGGGCGGGCCGTTCTACTGTCGGGACGCCGACGACCTGGCGATGGCAATGCGGTGGATCAGCGCCGTGCGGACCGATCCGCCATCGTGGAGCGACCATTCCGAACTGGACCCGCTGAGCGCGGTCCAGGACTTGGAGATGACCCGCGAAGTGGACGAGCGCGCTCTCCTACTGCTCGATCGCATGCGCAAGGAGTTGTTCCACTACTACGAGCGAGTGGCAAAGGTCAGTCCTGAGCGCGCTGCGAAATGGCGCCCTTGGTGGAGGACGCGTCGATAGTTCTAGGCAACATGACTACTCATGAGTTTGAGTTCAGGTTCCTGATCGCCCGTGCTATTCGGGAAGGAGACCGGAAACTCGCTCGGTCTCTTCGCGAGTACGCCGTGATGTACGGCTACTCGGTCGAGGATCTAGTAGACGGGTCGGATGCTCCGGCTGGAGCCAACGGTGCGGGGACCACGCTCGGTGTCCACCTGCACCGTGTTGCCCACGTGGCCTGACACGTCCCCTTCGACCCACTTGCCCTGCTGTAAGTCGAGGATTTCGACGCGGCGTCCGGGCGCGTAGTCGTCGGGGAACCGGGTCACCAGATCGATGGTGGTCCAGCCCCGCTGGATCAGCGCATCCGCCAGTATCTCGATCTTCCCCTCGGAGATGCCTTCCTCCAGGTTCGAGCGGATGTCCGCCGTCAGAGTCTCTAGGGCCTTCTCGTACGAGTTCATCTCAGACCTCCAGTCCGTGCCGCTTCATGGCAGCCCGTATGTTAGCAAGAGTCCGGTAGTCGGAGTGGTTGCTCTTGTGCACGGTGTAGGAGGACTTCCCGTCGGGGAACAGGATCATGTAGCCCGCCTTGGTGTTGCGGATGCCACAGCCCTGCTTCTCTAGGGAGCGGACGATGGTCGGGATGTCTTTGTTCATGTGTGTAGTATACCTCCGTGTAATACACTGGGTCAAGGGGTCTGCTCAAGATTGTCAGAAACCTGGCTGAGTGTGTGCTGAGACACGCGTAGAAGGACCCCACCGGGGTACACCTCCCGGTGGGGTCCTTCGGCTTCAGAGCCTAGGCCAACGTGTTGTTGGCCTTCTCCCGACTCCGGGCGCGTTGCTCACGCGCCCGAGCAGCCCAGGCCGCACGGCACTCGTTACAACGGCACTTGTAGTTGTTGTACCCGTTGGCCGTCCCGTGGATGTTCTCCGGCTTCTCGTTCTCCGCACGACGGCGGCGAGACTCCAAATTGGCCGTACTCCAGCCACCACGGCACTGGACGCAACGGCATCCGTGGTACGTGTACCCACTGACGGTGCCATGCCAAGACTCGTCGCCGGTTCCCTTGAGACCTGGGTCGGTCTGCTCGGGCTCCAATACGAGGTCGGTCACTGCGTCTTCTCCAGTCCTGGTGTTTGTAGATGGACAGCACCGCTGGGTGGCGCGGTGCACCCTTCTATGCTACTGGAGAGTTTCGAGTATTTGCGCTGCTGTGGTACGGACCTCAAGGTCTACGTCAAGAAGCATGATGTGTTGTATGACGCTGGCTGTGGAGTTCATGGACAGCGTCGTCGTTCCGATGCTGCCTAAGAACGCGTCGAAGTTCCGTTTGTCGTCCTTCGCGTCGGCTACTTCGTCCATCCGGAAGATGTCGCAGGCGGGCTGGTGGTTCAGCACGATCTGCTCGAAGCCCGTCTCCGAGTCCCAGACAGCGACCTTCACCTCACGCTCCACGTTGTACTCGTGCAGGCTACCGCGGCTGATGGCCCCGGGGTTGCAGAAGGTGACGCCGTCCACCTCGTAGATCCCGTGGTCCTCGTGGATGTGCCCGTAGTAGAGCGCGCCCCCGTATCCCATGGCCTGAGCCAGATCCTCAGCGGGAACGAGGTCGAATGGCTTGCCCACTGCTTCGGCCGGAGGATAGATGGGGCAGTGGGTGACGACGAGCGCCTTCTTGGGTTGCCATGCCCTGCTGAGGGAGTCCGCCCAGTCATCGAACGCGTTCTGCCACTCGTCACCGGTCGTCCAGTCCTGCTGCCAGGGGACGCCGTACACCGGTAGAGACGGGTGCCAGCCGACGAGTTCGTGCGCTCCTGCGTGGAGGAGCACGCCTAGAGGTTGCTTCTCGTAGAGCGAGTCCAGCACGTCGTTGGAGATGTCGTGATTGCCGGTCACGATCCAGAGGTTCCGATAGGCCTTGACGATTTCGATCATCTTCAAAACCGTGGCGTGGCTCGTTTTGCTCGGCGCCTTGAAGTCGAAGATGTCCCCGGCCCAGATGACGGCGTCGCAGCCTAGAGACTTCTCCAACTCCACCGTCTGCCAGAGCAGGTCGAGGACTTCATCGAGATAGCCCTCCTTGCGGTTGGCCGGAGAGCGGTCGCGGGCGTGGATGTCGCCCAGCAACAAGATTTTCGTCACTGAAGCCGCTCCTTCTCGGTCAGACGACGAACGCTCTCCCGTCCCGTCTTGATGAAGGAGACGCCGTCGATCCGGAACCGATCACCGGTGTTCATGAAGTGGCAGAGGCAGGTACAGATTCCTCCCTCATCCCGCCCGGGGCAGTCGGTGTGCGTGTTGTAGGCGCAGACCAGGGTGTACTCATCCGTGTTGTGGGTCATTCGGACTCCTCCAACCACTTCAGATACTTCTCCGCGTAGTGGAGCGTTGGATCGATCGGCTGGTATGAGGAGGTGGACGTACTGCCCTGCTGGCGTAGAGCCGCGATGGACCCTGCGATGAGAGCGGCCTGACGGTTGGTGATCACAATTCCTGCTTCGGTCGGGGGCGCTCAGTGGGGAACCGCTGGCGACGAACGAGTTCTTCTAGATCCCGGGTGGCGAGTTGTGTCGTCCGGAAGAGCGAGGATAGAGAGGGCTCTGCCCCTTCCAGGGCAGGCACCTCCACTACCAGGCGGTAGGTGTCCGTCCCGATGACGTAGGTCACGACGAGACGGCCGTCCATCAGTCCACGTGCTTCCAGGTATGGCGCTTCACGATGCCGTGAATGCTCTTCGGCCCGATGGAGAGATTCAGCCGCTCCTGTATCTCCTTCAGCGTGAGGCGTTCCTCCGTCCACAGACGGCGCATCTCACGAACCTGTTCGGCGGTCACCTTCGAACGAGGGTGCTCTTCCCCGCGCTTGCGGGCGTTGAGGAACTTCTGCGTGCGGGGCCGCGTGCGGCCATCGATCTTCACTTCGTCAGTCATGGTGTGGTGTCCTTCTCCTGCGCCGCTTGTGTCCGGTCCTTGTAGGCCGGAGTGGCTAGAAATAGATCCCATAGCATCTTGGGATCCTTGTCGGTGACCGGGTCGTTGAAGGACAACTTCGCGAACATCACGAGGTCACCCCGTAGGCGCTCGTCCCGGTAGTCCATGCACGGGCCCTCTGCGTCGAAGCATGCCCACTTCACGCAAGCGCGGACAAACGCCTCGATGTCTTCGTTCGACATCACACCTCCAGGTGGTTCGGGTGCAATATACCAGAAGAAGAGACCGAACCGCCCGAGACGAACAGGGATCGTCTCGGGCGGTCAGGGTCTTGGGGATCAGTGCGGCTCGGGGAAGACTTCCTTGCTGGCGCCACCCGGCTTGAAGGACAACTGCTTGATGGACTCGCCATCCCGCCAGTAGTTCCAGGCCTTGAAGATGAGTGCCAGGACGATCCACGACTGGGGCTTGGAGACCTTGACCTTCCCGCCGTAGTCGTTGACGAGCCGCTGGCGGAGGAGGAGGATCGGGCTCTCGTACTCCAGACCCACACCGGAGGTGAGGGCCTTCATGAAGACATCCGCCTCGTACGCGTCGAGGCGACGGAAAAGGAGATTTGCGAACGCGGTGACCCGGATCGGGGCGTAGGCGCTGCGGTGGGCGGCCTTGGCTGCCGGGAGGCAGTTGCGGATTTCGCTGGCGTTCTCCTGGAAGAACTCCAGCAACTGCGTGTGCTGCGCCCGGTTGCCCGACCAGTTCGAGAAGTTCGTCAGGTTCTGGCCCCGGCTGCCCTTCTCGTAGTAGTAGAGCATGCTGGTCAGCGCCGCGAGGTGGGCCGCGTCCTTCTCACCCTCCAGTTCGAGGATGTCCGCGAACGAGCGCTTGCGGCCGGTGTCCATGACGGTCTGGATCCGCTCGTCCAGGTTGTACCAGACGGACTGGACGAGCGTGGTGCCGGAGGCGACCTGCGCCATCAGGCGGTGCTGCCCGTTGAGCAGGATGCCCTGCTTCGAGAACTGAATCGAGTCGCCGTCGAACTCCCAGCGACCCTCCTTCATCGCCGTGGTGTACTCGCGGACGACGCCGAAGTACACCTTCCGGTTGTGGAGGTTCATGTCCAGCCAGTACTCCGCCAGTTCGGGCGTGACGAGTACGAGGCGGTGGTACGGGCCAGCGAGGTACGACTCATCGACCTCTACGACTTCGGGCGCCTTCTGCGCCAGGAGGGTCGTGCTCATAGTTATGTGTCCTTCGGTGTGTGGTGAGGAGCCTTCAAGTTTGGATCAGGAAGGCCTGTTACCAGGAGTGTATGCCACGCCGGTGTGGTGTGTCAAGTCCTGTCCGGTAGAGACTCGGCCAGGGTCCAGTTCCGCACCGTCTGGTAGGAGCGCCACGTGCGCACGGCCCTCCCGTCCCACATTAGATAGGAGGCGCCACGGCCCGACTGCTCGACGGCGGTCACCGACCAGCGGGTGCCCTTGGGGGACACCAGCACGGATCCGACCTCGATCAAGTTCGGGTCAACCGAGGGGAACGCGGACGGACCCAGGAACCAATCGCTCATCATTTTCTCCTAGCGTGCCGGACCGGGCTCGCATGGGGTGCTACACTATACAGCACGCTCTCACGCTCGTCCCCGTAGAGGATCCAGCCCCACGAGTGGGGGTATGGAGACGGCTTGAGGGTGCCGTCCATCAGGCCCTCAAGGATCGCCCAGATGGGCGTGCCGGAGTCCCGACACGACGAGCGATCGACTAGAAATTCTCGTCCCATGCCCATCAGTATACCATACTCTGGACCGACAGTAAGAGACATGACTTCCCGCAGTATCTTCTTCACCATCTACAACCGGCCGGAGTATCTGTCCCCCGTCCTCGACTCCTGGTCCCGGGTCCGCGGCCTAGACCAGTGGGACGTGCAGTTCCGCTTCGAACCGTCCAACCGGCTGCGTGAGGTGAGCGATCTTGTTGAAAAGTTCGTCGCTGAAACAGGCCTCTCACGTGTGGAACGCGTCGTCAACACGGAGCGTCTAGGCGTCCTGTACTGCCCCTGGGTGGGCTTCGAAGACCAGTTCCAGCAGCACAACTTCGTCGTCCGTGCGGAGGACGACCTGGTCGTCTCCGACGACATCCTGGAGTTCTTCTCCTGGGCCGACCACGAGTACCGTCACGATCAGCAGGTGGCGACGGTCTGTGCACACGGTGGTGCCAGTGGTGACCTAGCCGCCGTCCACCGTGGGCCGGGCTTCTCACCATGGATCTGGGGCACCTGGCACGACCGCTGGGACAGCCTGATCGGCCCGACGTGGGACCGCAACTACAGCACCTACAACGGCCACCCCGGGAATCAGTCCGGCTGGGACTGGAACCTCAACACCCGCATCCTGCCCCTGCACCACAAGGTCGTGGTCGTGCCAGAGGCGAGCCGTGTGGACAACATCGGGGTGCTCGGCACGCACGCGCAGCCGCAGGACTACCGGCACGTTCCTGGCTACCAGGAGCACGTCGGTGCTCAGCGCTACTACGAGGTCTGAGTCGCGTTCTCGACCGTGTTCGTCCGGCCGTCGCGCTTGTGCCCCCAGTGGTGCACCGCGATGGCGTCGGACGGATACCGCTGCTGCGTCACGTAGGCGCTCGCATCGTCGCCAGGCAGCACCGATTTCCAGTGCTTCGAGTTGAAGGTACTCATCGGCAGTACGGCGAGTTCGCCCGGATGCGTCAGGGCGAACTCGGTCAGGAAGCCAGGACCGGTGCTCATCACCATCTCGTCGTACTGGTGCAGGAAGTAGTTCTCCGGCAGGGCGAGCAGCAGGTTCGTCCAGAACGCGTCCCCCGGGCTACGAGCCCCGATGGCAGCGTTGTTGATCCGCCAGTCCTCGTTGTTCTCGTAGGAGGCCCAGGCCTGCGCGGGGAGGGAGGGGAGCGGGCGCACGGGCTGCATGTCGCAGTTCACGTAGATCCCACCGTGCTGCTGGACCAGCGCGTAGCCGACCACGTCCGCCACCTGCACCGCCAGTTCGATCCCGTTGCGGCCCTTGTCCCGGAGGTACAGGTCGTCTAGCACCGGGCGGATGTGGGGCAATTCTTCTTCTAGAGACATGAGAACGTTGTCGTTCCAGTCGATCAGAGCGCAGTCCGGGTTTAGCCGTTTCCACTGCTCCCCGTACTCGCGATATTGCTCGGGCATCTGACGCCCCATCCAAAACCGATGGATCATCATACTGTTTCCTCGATCTGGGAATCCATGCGGTCCACGAAAACTCGGTCCAACGACTCGGCCGAACCTCGGGTGATCGGAATACGGAGCACTTCGTTCTCCCTATTCATCGCCCAATCGGAGATAGGGCCGTAGATCCGATTGCACCACCGGTGTCCGGTCAATGCGCAAAGGCGGTCGCCAGCGACCTCGACGGTGTTATGGAGGGCGCTGTTCTCGTAGAGAACCACCCACCAGTTGTTGTTCGGGTCATACTTTTCGCCGCGCGTGAATGAGTACGACAGGCGCCATTCTCGATGGATCATGATTTCGCTATCTCCGCTATTTGACTGAGTTTTGCTTCTGCTTGGATACGGAGCGAGCGCTCCGACTGGTACCGGCTCTTCCAGGTGCGGGCGTCCACGCTGCTGAGCCAGAACTGGATCATACGACGCATCAGGTCGCTGCGTGCTCCGTAGCCCGGACCTGCCTCCGCAACGAACTCGTCGTACAGGGGGATGGGGAGTCGGACGTTGAGGATCCTGGTCGTCCTGCCGCTGGGCGGGTCCTCATCCTGAGACACGGTATACATGGTCCGTATCATAGCAGACATCGTGGTATCATCAACCATGCAGTCTCTAGAGTTGGTCGGTGCCCACCTCGAATCTCTCTTCGAGGAGAACCTAAGGTGCACCAGCCGTGCCCTCCACAAGTGCACGGTGCAGGCGCACTACGCGGTGAGCAGCCGACTTCCCTGCCCGGATCCCCGCAACGACGTGCTGTGGTGCCAGGCGCGGCGCGACCTCTACGAGACGATGCAGCAAGATACGAACTGCATCTTCTGCAAGCGCCTAATCAGTGAGTGCTGGATCATTCGCCCGTTCTAGGCGCGTGGTCGCAGGAGTCGCAGGACGAGTCACACGCGCACTCCGGGGCACAGTAGTGGGAGTGACGGCAGAGGCACATGCTCTATACCATCGTCTGTGCTGTATAGTGATGGCATGACGACACACCGCTTCACCCCGACTCAGGATCTGATCATCGACGTGCTGCTCGCACGGCATCGGCTTGGTGAGGGCTTCTGGACCTTCGACAGCCGGAACCGTCAGTCACTGAAGGCGCTGTGCGACATGAACCTGGTCTTCCTCATGGACGGCAACGTCGAAAACACCGTGCGTGCCGGACTCACTGAGGAAGGCAAGAAGGAGTTCTACGGCCCCTATCAGTCACCTCTGGAGAAGAAGTTGAAGTTCCAGGAGGACATGGTTGTGCACCTGGCTAAGCAGAACGAGCATCTGCGCCAGGAGGCGCTGGCGGACTACCTCGAAGCGCAGCGTTCTCAGAGTTGAGCCGTTCGATGGTGTCGCGGGCTTCGTCCACCACCTGGAGCGCCATCGGGATCAGGCTGACGAGTGCCAAAATCTTCTCGTGGTCGCTCAGTGCCTCCACACCGGTGAACCCGGCGTAGCGCTCGTAGAGGACCGCCGCCGTCTGCTCGAAGGGCTGACGGCGTTCGAGGTCCCCCGTCACTGGTACAGGGCCTCGAAGATGTCCTGCGAAACGACGCCGAACTTGGTCCCCTTCTGGAGGACGTATGAGCCCACGTAGGCCTGCTGAGGCCCCTTCAGGGTCTGCACCAGGACGCTCGGGAGGTCATCGGTGGGGGTCAGCACCGTGCCACCGGCGAATGTGGCTACTTCCGCCAGATTGGTGGCGGTGACCTGGATGGCTTGGACCGGTGTCAGCAGGATGAAACGAGCGGAGGGCATACCCAAGACTATCGGTGCCGGTGCCCGAGGTCCCGTGCACGGGTTCTCTTGGGCTTCTGCGGTATCCGCCACTTTGAGAGAGGACCGGCAACTCCCTCTGTACCCCCAGTGGGACTCGAACCCACACGCCTTTCGGCATCGCATTTTGAGTGCGACGTGTCTACCGATTCCAACCACAGGGGCATGCACTGTTCGCTGTTCTTGGGACTCCTGCAAGGGTTCTACCAAGGAGCGCCAGCACGGGGTGCACCGCCGTGGCAGCGAGAGGGATCGAACCTCTCATGCTCTTGGCGCCCGGTTTACAGCCGGGTCGATCCACCAGGATCATCGCTGCCGTGGCGATCCCGAGATTCGAACTCGGACTCAGAGCGGGTTTTGTATCCCGCCGCCTCTCCCGATTGGGCTAGACCGCCTACCGGGAGTGTACTAGAGTGCGCCTCGACCTGTCAAGGGTCAAATCTAGAAGTGCGTTCTCCCACTCCCAGCGGGCCTTCGTGAGCAGATCGACGGCGTCCTTGCCCTGCCGGATCAGCGTGTTCGATGGCCGCTTGCTGTGGGCTAGAGCCGTGGACACCCGCTCCATCTCGATCCGACGACGCTTCAGCGCGAACGACCAGACCATGGCCCGGGCCCACAGGTTGTCGCCGGAGTAGAGGCGCTCCCCTACACTCATCGCACCCAGGCGCACGCCGGAGCAGAAGACCACCCCGGTGGGGGAGACCTTCGCGACGTAGTCGAAGACCCAGATGGGCTCGTCCACGCCCTGCCAGGTTCGGATCACTTCCTCCCCCTCCCGGCACCAGGCTGGGATTCGGGGTTGCTGTTCAGGGTGCATGTCCTATACTGTAGCAGAGGCAGAACCAAAGTGGGCCCCGACGGGGTTGCCAGATGGGCGGTCGAACAATGACGGAGAACAAGACTCGAATGGTGACGTTCCGATGTGAGGAAGGTCTCTACCAGCGCCTGCAAGGAGTTGCAGGCTCACAGAACGCGAGTGTGAGCGAGTTCCTTCGGGAAATCACGATGGAGCGGGTGGGCAGGCATCCCGCGGACAGGGAGACAGCATGACCGAGCGACGGAGTGTCGGTCGGCGGCGGGCCCGGCACGCGCCGGTGATCCGACCAGCCAGTGAGTTGAGCAAGCCAGAACTCATGTGGGTGATTTCGGGTTCCAACTCCGCGACCTCGGGCGCGAACAGCATGTTGCATGCTCCGGCTCTAAACGAGTACGAGACCGACATGCTCTCCCGGCAGGGGATGTACTTCGGTGGCGAAGTCCTGTGTACGGCGCACATCGAAGAGATGGACCTGCCCGGTCCGAAGATGGCCAGGCTCGCTCAGCGCTGCGCGAAGTGCTGCAAGGAGGTCGGCTACCCCACCGGCATCGGATCGCCCATCCATGACGCCGAGATTCGAGTCCTGATCGGTCTGGACAAGCCGGTCGTCCCCATCGAGTGGGCGGACGTGTCCGAGCGCCACGAGGCCATCCGGCTCCTCTGCGAGCAGTGGGTCATGCCGGACGGAACGGCCCTGGCCGATGACTACCGAGAGGGCCGGAGTGACATGGCGAAGGCCATCCTCAGGGTGCTCAACGGTCTCAGCCAGGAAGAGACTCTGGCCTCGGCGTAAGACGTATGGTATACTCCCTGTATGAACGAACTCATCCCCCTCGCCGTCGAGATGGCGAACGAGGTGCACTGGCACCAGGTGGACAAGGCTGGGCAGCCGTACATCTGGCACCCGCTCCGCGTCTCCTTGCAGTTCACCACCCCGACGTTCCAGATCGTGGCACTCCTGCACGACGTGATTGAGGACGCCCCCACTCCTCGGGACAGCGCGGGTGTGCAGGCTCAGATTTACTCCCGGTTCGGGGTGGAGGTCGGAGACGCCGTCAAGGCCATCACCCATCGGAAGAACGAGTACCTGCCGGACTACTGGGCTCGGGCCAAGGCCAACCCCATCGCCCACCAGGTGAAGATTGCGGACGTTGAGGACAACCTGTACCGGTTGTCACAGATACCGGATCAGGCCACTCAGGATCGGCTGTACGTCAAGTACACAAGAGCAATGGAGGTGCTGGCATGACCGACTTCCGTGAGTCACGGGTGGCTCCCAAGTACCCGTCGTTCCCTGGGAAGGTGGAGTACGGCTGTCTACACCAGTCCGTCAAGGGCGGTCCCATGGACCGGGTCTTCATCGAGCCCATGGACCAGGCCATCGTTGACGTGCTGAAACTCCGACTCGATGGTGTCAAGGCCGTCCTCGTGCACCGTCAGATCCCCGAGTGGGAGCAGGACGAGATGTCCATCTCCGAACTCCGCGAGTTCGTGGCGGAGGCAGAGGAGAAGACGCAGAAACTCCGCGAGGCCTACGCAGAGCAACTGCGTTTAGAAGAAGAAAGGCGTCGTCAGGAAGACGGCGAACTTACCTGGAAGGAACTCTGATGGCGAAAGACCACATGGTGGACCAGATCCCCGCTACCCCGCCGACACTGGAGCAACTGAAGGATGCCATCGATCTACGCATCCGGCAGGTGACGGAGGCGACTCCGCAAGAGGAGATGACGCTGGAGAACTCCGACCTCTTCGGTGACGGCTACATGAAGTGCATCGAAGCGATGCGCGACGCCGCCGTGATGGCGTTCGACTACGTCGCCTCCGAGTTGGGCGTCACCGGCTTCCAGGCCTCCGTCGCCGCTCTCCAGGCCTATGGCATGGTCATGCACATCGACGGGCCGTTCATGATGCTCCAGTTGCGGGACGCCCTGTATCCGCAGAGCAACCCGGTGGAGCGTGTCGAGGAGTGGCTGAGCCAGGAGTCCAGCAGGACGTGGCTCCAGGAGCAGGTCGCTGAGCGGATGGGTGACACCTTCATCCCTGAAGGCATCCACCCGACCGTGCTGGCGCACTGGCACGCCATTCAGAACGGGCACTACCCGAAGCAGGTGGACTGATGACCATGTGCCACTGCGACGGACCACCGCACCCGTACGACCCATCGTGGTGCGGAGTCGGTCGTGGAGACAACGGCAAGCCCATCGGCCAACAGGTCATCATCATCGTGAACCCAGGAGGTCACTGATGCAGCCCTTCGAGCAAGGCCTTCTAGAGCAGCACTCGCGCAACCTCGAACTCATCCAGACCACCTGTGCTCGGGCTCGGGACATCGGCTGCGGCGTCCGCATCCGGCGTCTCAAGGACGGCACCGTGCGGTGCTGGCTGGACCCCTTCGCTCCGGCCATGAAGATCCTGGTCGAAGACGAGGACTAGACGCAGGAACGCCCCGGCCAAATCTTGTTTGGTCGGGGCGTCTTGCTGTGGTGCTAGAGCCAGGCGGGTTCGGCCGCTTCGAGCCGGGTGACCGCCTCGGTGAGCAGCCCGCGGAGTTCCGTCTCCGGAACCTCAGCGACCGCCTTCTGAAGTGCGCTCGGGCTGGATGCCGAAGCGTAGAGCAGATGTTCAAGCGTCATGGTTGCTACCTCCTCTCGTGTGATACTTCAGTATAACACACATTTGAGGCCGCTGTCTAGGTGTGCGACGAATTCCAGATCGTCTTGATCTGCCCCGGCACCTGGCCGCAGAGCGAGCAGACGACCCCACCCGGTGTGGCAGTGAAGTTGTGGTACCCCATGGGCCTGCCGGTTCCGGCGTCGCAGGGGTAGATGTAGTCACCGATGGTCATCAGTCCACTCCTTTGATCGGTGGGTAGTAGTCCTTCTTCAAGATCCCTAGAGCCAGCCCGAAGATGCGGATGAAGTCCTGCCCGGTCATCCGGGTCAGTTCGTTGGCGGTCTCCTGGCTCGGGAAACCGATCACTAGACGTTCTAGCCAGTCCGCGTAGTCCTGATTGTGCATCGGGAGCCCGTGGGGGAACGCGTTGGTCGGTTCGCTCATGCTCGTTGTCTCGCTTCCGTCTGGGCGGCCTTGCGCCGCATCCTCCAAAGTCCCAGGACGAGAGCGGTGCCCAAGATCACTATGAGGATCATCATGATGATCACAGCGTTCAGGCAAGCGGCGAGTGCGATCATCGGTGGGCCTCGAAATCTTCTTTGTCGTAAGTCTCGGGGTCGAACAGGTACTTGGGAACGAAATCACCGGCGTCGCGGTGCTTCTGGAAGTGTTCGATGAGGGAGTCCACGTCGAAGAAGTGCACGGTGGCACCGAAAGCCATCCGCTCACCCTTCTTGTGCTCGATCCCGAGGAAATCGACGCCGTCCGATTCGTAGACGGACTCATCCAGCGAGCAGCCACAGCAGGCCACCCCACCGGAGGCGTCCGCGAAGACGTAGACAGAGGAGCCATCGCCCCAACGCGCGTAACTCATGAGCAGGTCTCCGTCTCGCCGCAGATCAGGCAGAAGTAGTGCTGTGCGTCGCACACGGCACAGAGCGATCGGTCATAGCCCCAGTCGTGCTCATGCTCCGGAGGACCGAGCGGCCGGTTGGTCGCCAGGTCGAACTCACCCTCCGGCGCCATCGGAATCCCGTACGCCTTCAAGGTGCCAATCAGAGCAGCAACCGTCGCATCCGTGCCACTCGAAGGCGTATCGCTCGTAGACATCAGGGCCCATGCTCCTCTGCTTGAATGCCAGGTCGTCGTGGTCGGGGTGACCGACACCATGCTTGCAGATCCGCTCCATCAGCCAGCGGTCGGCCCGCCAGTTCAGGGGCGCGGTCGCCAGCGGATGGTCGGAGGGATGGTGGATGCAGCAGGCCTGCCCCTCGCACTTGCTCTCGGGGTGGATGCGGCCACGGAAGCGCTGCCAGGCAACGTCGCGGAACGGGTCGGTGTCATCCATTGCAGGATCCAATCCCTACGTCGCCGTACGCGTGGGACCAGTCCCAGCCGTCGTAGACGCACCACTGCTTGCACTTCGGGCACTGCTTCGGGATGTCGCGCTCGTCACGCTTGTCCAGCGCGAGGATGGCGTCAGCCGCAGCACCGGTCCACATGTGCATGCCGCCATGCAGCCAGCCGCGCAGCACCTGGCAGAGTTCATCACGGTCGATCACAGGGCAACACCTCGATTCTGCACATATGCAGAAGAGACCCCGGGCTCATACGTTTCCGGGTCCAGCCCCTGCGTCGGCTCATCTTCTACCATCGACTTTTCCAGGTGAAACGCAGCGAACTCCCGAAGGATCCGGTCCCGCCTAATACGGGAAATGCGGCGCTGCGTCCGCGCCGCCTGGATGCCGACCACCACCGCCATGACAACCGCTATACACAGCGCCACGATGACAGCCGCGACCGCTACCAGGTAGACCATGCAGAACGCCCCGAAGAGCAGCATCCCCACGAAGAAGATGCCCCAGCCCCGGACCAGGAAGAGCACTCTCATTTCTTCGTTTCCTTCGGCTCGCTCGCGAAGTCGTCGGCCGTCGCCAGGATCGCCGCGGTGGCCCCGAACGGCACGAGTAGACCGAGGCTCATCCCGATGGACAGCGCCTTCCCGGCCGGGTCATGGCACCAGATCACGCAGGCCACCATCAGCAGGTACCAGAGCGCCGTCAGCCCCACCGCGGTCACAACCGCGACCAGCCAGAACAGCAGGAACTTCCCGACGTTCATCGCGCCTCCTGAAAGGTGTTGAGTTCCTTCTCCGTGTGGTTGGCCCCGAACGAGCACAGGCACGCGTACCAGTGCAGGTAGCCGTCCCAGCCCCAGATCCCTCTCAGGTGGATCACGAGGCCTCTTCCCCCGACGGAGTCCCGCCCTTTTCCGCCTGCGCGGCCTCCACGACCGCCTTCCTCCGCGCCTTCGCCTTCGCGACGATCGCATACTCGGACAGCGGCTGCGGAGCCACCGTCCGGCCATGCAGGTACGCGTCCAGCGCGGCACGCACGATCTGATTGCGGTGCACGCCCTCCTGCCGGGCCATCTCCTCCATCTCGTCCCACATCACCTGGGGCATCCGGAAGGTCATGGACGGGGACTGGGTCTCGAAGCCACCACTGAGGTTCGGGCGGCCGATCTTGGTTGCTATATCCGTCATGGCGTGTAGTATAACTCCAAATCAACGGGAGGACAAGCCATGGCATTCACGAAGCGTCAGTGGGGCATCATCAGCGATCTGCTCTGGGCCAAGGAGGAGGACGTACGCCGTCGGGCTCTACTGGAGCGACGCGAACTGGCGGCCTGGGAAGAGGGCCTGCGCGCCAAGTACGAGGAGATGGCAGAGGAAGCCGACCGGCAGTACGACCAGACGCATCCCGACGTGCCCACCGAGGCGTGGAAGCGCTGGCAGTATCCGGACAGTGAGTGATGGACACGGTCTTCTCGGTCGTCTGGGTGCTGTTCATCCTCGGGTTGATGGCGTTCGCCACCTGGCTGATCGTCACCGACCGCATATAGCACATTTGAGGCTGGCAGCGGCTGGAGAATTTTTCCAGTGGGCCACTATATGACACATTTCAGTTGGTCACTGGTCCCGCGGCGCGCACGACCGACCACGCCCACCCGCGCGACCACCCCGCGCCAGCCGGAATAAACCTAGCGGCGAGCGCCAGCAGCAGCGCCAGCAGCAGCGCCAGCAGCAGCGCCAGCAGCAGCGCCAGGCTTCACGCGCGCGCGTGGGCGCGTGGGCGCGTGCACGTAGACAGGGAGCGCTGCCAGGCGTACCATCGCAGTATGAACGCACACACCACCGACCTAGCCATGGTCCTGTACATCGTCAGCCTGTCCTGTCTCTTCCTCGCCGTGCTGGTCACCTGGGCGCGGGCAGACCACCGAGCGGGGGTGGCCACGCATCACTGCCACCCCGGTACGTGCCCCCTCTGCGACACCATGGGATGCTGGCAGGCCTGACCACCACCCACCGACCATCCGGGCCCGGCAGTGATGCCGGGCCCTTCCCATGCGCGCGGAAGTTTCTCGAAACCCGCGGGTGCAAGCGAGCGGATCGGTGCTACCATCGCAGTATGAACGCACGCACCTACACTCTCACCCGCGGCACCACCACCACCATCATCGGCGGAACCATCGCGGACATGGACGCCGCTAACGTCCCGCCGCTCGTGCAAGGCTCACTTGGATACGGGGCCCGCATGGAGGCGTGGGCGGAATGGCCCGACGGGCACGGATGGTACGCCGAACCCATCGCCTGCCGGATCACCCGGAACTAACCACCGACCACTAGGGCCCCGGCACTGCCGGGGCCCTTCCCATGCGCCCGGAACATGAATTAGGGCAGGGTTGCCCAAACCCGTGGGCGGGTGTACCATCGCAGTATGAACGCACACACCACCACCGAAGAAACCCGCACCGCGCGCGCCATGGCGCGCTATGGTTTGCCCCCTGAGGGTGGCATCCCCACCACCGACCGGGAAGTGTACGTGCCCCTCTGGGCAGTGATCCTGGCCACCCTGATCCTCTGGGGGGGAATCTTCGGGGCAGGCTACGCCGTGGGGCACGCCAGCACCCCGGCACCCACCGTGGGGCACTCTGTGTCCTGCCAGGCCCCGGGCGGGCCCGCGTGCACGCGTGACAGCGTGCTAGATCCTGCCAGCAACAACTAACCACCCACCGACCACTAGGGCCCCGGCACTGCCGGGGCCCTTCCCATGCGCCCGGAAGTTTCTTGAAACCCACGGGTGCAATCGGCCGGAACGGGTGTACCATCGCAGTATGAACGCACACACCACCACCACCGCCCCCGTCGCCAGCACGCGCGAAATGCTGGCCACCGCCCGCTACCTGGTCACCACCCGCCGCGGCCGATTTATCGCCCGTCGCCTGTTGAGCGGTGGCCCGCGCCACCTGATCAGCAGCATCCGGGACCCGTACCTGTTGGGCTGACCACCGACCACCCACCCACCTAGGGCCCCGGCAAATCGCCGGGGCCCTTCCCATGCGCCCGGAAGTTTCTTGAAACCCACGGGTGCAATCGGCCGGAACGGGTGTACCATCGCAGTATGAACGCACACACCGAAACCCTCACCCACTGCGACACCTGTGGCGCTGCCGCGGGCGAGCGCTGCTTTGACTACGGCACGGGGCTGTCCCTCCCGGAATCGCACGCCGGGCGCGGCGGATCGTGGGTCTGCACCATCACCCTCAGCGTCAAGGCGTGGGGCACGCTGGCAGTCACCACCCGCGAATACGCCACCCGGGAAGAGGCAGAGGCGCACGGGCAGGCCTACCTAGACCGTAGGTTCGCCCGGGAGACTGCGCACGGGCTCGACCCCTTCCGCGGCACCGAGCACGTTTCGGCCGAACGACCGTTTGGGCCGCTGCACCGAAACGTTTGGACCATGGCACTCTCGCAGCGCTGACCACCACCCACCTAGGGCCCCCGGGAGAAATCTTCCGGGGGCCCTTGCATGCCCGGGGATGCGGGTGTACCATTGCAGTATGAACGCACACACCGCCACCGTGATGGCCACCCCCTATGTCCGCCAGGCGGACACCCGCCACGGGATGGTCGCCGCCATCCTCACCGCCCGCGTGATCATCCTCGCGGATGCTCTGTACGATGCCTGCGCCACCGAAGATCACTTCGGATGGGGAGACAACGAGGAGGCCTACCGCGCCGCTCAGGAGGCGCGCATCGCCGCTGAGGAGGATTACCACCGCATCCTGCGACTCGCAGAGGCGTACGTGTCCTGACCACCATCCGACCATCGGGCCCGGGAGAGAAATCTTCCGGGCCCTCTTGCATGTCAGGCCGGATGGGCGTACCATCGCAGTATGAAGCAATCAACCACCACCGAAACCACCGCCACCACCGTCGAACTAGACACCGCCCGCCATGCGGGCGCACGGGCCTACCTGATCGGGGCGACCATGGCACCGACCATGAGCGCCATCATCCGCGATCTAGTGGGGAATGTCCCCGTGGGCCAGCCCCGGACGCTCGAAATCTTCCGGGCGTACTCCCGGGGATACGCGCGTCAGGCCGAAATCGCCGCTCGTGAAGGGCTGGCCCGATGATGCACCTGATCAGCGCTGACACGTGGGGCGCGATTCTCACCCTGATTGTCGCCATCCCCGCGGTGGCAGCACTCATCGCAGACCACCACCGCGACACCGAAGGGAGGGACACCATGGACTACGAAATCGACTCCGCGCGAGCGGACGACGATGGCATGGCGCTAGCGCGCGACTGACCACCACCCCGGGGCCCGGAAGAAGATTTTAGTTCTTCCGGGCCCTTCCGTTTGCCCGCTCGCGGGTGTACCATCGCAGTATCAACCACCACCGTCCTGAGGAGGACAAATCATGAAGACCACCACCCGCATCGCCGCTCTTGCTACCGGCGCATGCATCATCGTCGGCGGACTAACGATCGGCGCCAGCGCTGCTGACGCCGGGACACCGACCGGGGCCAGCGGCACGGTTTCGTACTCATCCGTCCTGGCCCAAATCCAAGCGGCAATCGCGGGCGGTGCGACTCCGAATGCCGCCCCTGCCCCGATCCCCGTGGCCCACCGCACCCGTTCGACCCGCACCCGTTCGACTCGCACCCGTTCGACCCGTTCGACGCGTACGCCCGGGGCCGCACCATCGCTCACCACCAGCGCTCTGGCGCTCGCCGCGGAAATCTATTCGGGCGTGCGCACGCCGTGCCAATTCAACGCGGATGAGCCGGGCTCGCTGCTTGTATTCGGGAACTACCCCGGCGAAACGTATGTGGTGGCCTACCTCATCCATGGGGTCCCGGTCGAATTGAAGACGGGCAAGTTGACCACCCGCGGCACCTCGCTGAAGGCAGTCCCTCGTGACTTCAGCACCGGGGATGTGCGGGTGTGGGCGGGAGGCACTCGCTGCTCGCACACCTGATCTAGCCAATCGGGGGCCAGGGAAGAAGAATTATCTTCCCTGGCCCTCTTGCATGTCCGGGCGCGTGGGTGTACTATCGCAGTATGAACGAATCAACCACCACCACCGAAACCACCACCGCCCCCGTTTGGGCCACGCGCACCACCGTCGGCACCGCCCGACGATTCTTCGAGGCCGGGGGTGAGGTTCTGGTCAGTGAGCACGGGGCCGATATGGTCCTGGTCACCGAATCGACCGTGACTCACTCCGCCAAAACCACCACCTGGAAGGCACTCCGCGCCGAAGTGATCGAATGGCGCCACCGCTACCCGGGGCAACGGTTCTACACCGTTCTGAGGGGGGACCTGAGGATCGAAGAGCGCTGACCATCCGCCTAGGGCCAGGGAAGAAGAATTATCTTCCCTGGCCCTCTTGCATGTCCGGCCGCAGTAGGCTACCATTGCAGTATCAACCAACCACCACCCTGGAGGACATCATGACCACCACCGCCACCAACATCCGCACCGCCGCCGATCGCATCGTGGCCCGTCAGCCGTTCAGCGCCGGGGGCAACGCGTACGGTGAGCCCAACTTCCGCGGGGGCCCGAACGAGGGCACCGTCGGTGCCCTGCCGCGACTGTGGCGGGACAAGTTCTACCTGGACGTGAACGCCGTTGACTACGTCGTTTACTCGTATCACACCCCGATCGCGTGGCACACCCCGGACGGCTGGACCATCCCGGATCACAAGTACAGCGTGAGCACCAGCAAGCACCAGAGCGCGGTGCGCTACGCGCTGCTCTGACCCGCCCGACACTGAGGGCCTGAGGAAAATCTTCCTCAGGCCCTCTACTCTGCCCGGCGTGATGAATCGACAGACTATCCGGGTCGCAGTCCCGCTCGCGCTAGTGGCATGGGGCACGATCGCGGCGAGCGCCTGGCTAGTGGCGCAAATCTTGTTCTAGGCACACCTAAGGGGGGTCGGTGTCCCGACCCCCGGTGGCTAGGTGAGTGTTCAGCGGTTGAGTAGAGCCGTCCCGACCATCTTCACGGGCCCGATGGGGGACGTGAATTCGAGGGACGTGCCCCACGCTGCCTCTTGCATGGTGACCGGGACGCCGACGAAGACTTGTTCGGCCGCCTCTTCCCATACGTGCGATGCAGCGGTGGCGAGCGCATCCGCGACAGACTCTGTCGGGATTGCGTTGACGGCACGGCGGACCAGGGTGTCGCCGCGGTAATAGAGGATGGCGCTCCGCGCCTCTGTGTTGTTCATACTGCAATCGTACACCCATGGCAGTACGTGCGCAAGAGGCAATCTGAACCTGTATGTTTGCTGGGATTTGCGAACAGGGGTTGACATACAGCCATGGCAGGACTACTGTCGCAGTATGAAGCAATCGAAGAAGGTCCAGGGCCCCAAGCCCCTGACGACTCCGCTGCCCTGCAAGTTCTGTGGCAAGGCATTCCCGACGAACGCCGCGTTCTACTCGCACACTCACACCACCGGGAGCAAGAAATGACCACCAAGCCCAACTACCGCAAGCCGTGGACAAACGGCGCGCACGCCTATCCGGAGGCTGACAACCTGGCAGGCGTCAAGGCGTCCATGTACCGCCGTCGCAAGCCGTACATGCTGCACGTGAGCAATGCCACCAAGGCAATCGGCAACCGCCCGTGCGACCACTGTGGCAAGCCTCTATCGGCAATCGCGGAAGGCTCGCTGCACCCGGACATGTGGAGCACCTGGACCATCGACCCTCGCACCAAGCGAGCGAGCGCCATGCACTACGCGTGCTCATGGACCGCCCTACTCACCCGGGTGTACAGCATCCGCCTCTAGGCCTACCCCTAGAAGGGCCCTGAAGATTTTCTCTTCAGGGCCCTTGCCATGTCAGGCTGAAGGTGCTACCATCGAAGTATGACAACCACCACCTGCACCTCATGTATCAGCCCGAACCTGCACATCGTGATCCGGGTGTGCCCGCTTTGCCACCGGGGCACGCACATCGGAATGACTCACGACGAGTACACCCGCTGGCAGGCGGGCGAGTACACGCAAGACGTGTTCCCCACCTGGACCGCCGAAGAGCGCGAAACGCTGATCAGCGGCACCCACCCCGCATGCTGGGCCAGCATGTTCCCCACCGAGTAACCACCACCGTCCTGAGGAGGACACCATGACCACCACCGATACCGTCCGAGTCTGGGTTACCGAGCACGATGACCCCGAAGTCGCCTACGTGGCGAACGACTACGACGACATGCGAGGCAACTACGAAGACATCGGGGACTCATCCTTCACGTTCGAGGAGTACCTGGAGTCCTGGACTGAAGTGCAAATGCCCCGGGACGTGTTCGAGTCTGACGACTACGCCGCGCGTGCCGCCTGGATCGAGGCGCACTCATGAGCACCACCATCGGAACCTAGACCAACCCACCGTCGGGCCCCGTCCAAACAAGATTTGGGCGGGGCATCGGCATGTAGCAAGGAGGAATGATGAATGAGAAGAAGAGCAGCGCCGATCGGCGTCGCGAGCGCTACCAGAACATGAGCCCCGAAGAGAAGGAGGCATTGCTGGAGCGCAATCGGCAGTGGCGCGAGCAGTGGCGCAAGGACCACCCGGCAGAGTATGAGGCCCAGAAGAAGCGGAAGGCCGCGAAGTGGGTCGAGAAGTACCGTGCCGACCCTGAGTTCCGCCAGCACCGGCAGGCGTATCTCCGCGAGCGCTACAACGCATCCCCGAGCCGGAGGCGCACGAGCAAGCCCGAGCAGAAGGATCCAGAACCACCTGGACCGTGGGGCTTGTTCAGCGTGAAGTAGTCTGCTACCATTGCAGTATCAAGGCAACCACCACCACTGAGGAGCAAATCATGTTTGAGGATGACGACCGCTGCGGATTCCCCGGCTGCACCAACAGCCTGGACGACGGCGAAGGGTACGACGGCTACTGCGGTGAGCACGCCGACCAGCGCGAGGAGGAGGACATCATGACCGAAGACAACGCGTGGCCCGAAGGACACTTCACGTCCGTCGGCATCCCCGTGAAGGAGGGCTACTTCCTCACCCGCTGCAAGTGCGGCGCTGAGCGCCTGACCACCACCATCGACGGTGGCTGGGCATGGAGCACCAATCACCGGGAGGACGTGAGCGCACACTGAGCAAGGGGGGCCGAAAGGCCCCCCTCTCCCCAGGCAAGGGTACGGTCACCCCACCTCCCCTTACCCGAGAAAAATCTTCATGAGTTGAGTATAACACTTGCGCCGAGCCGTGGTGTGGTGTATACTGAAGGGGAACCCGACGGAGTTGTACCGCCCCTGCCCGAAATCGAATCTATGCGCTGGCTGTATGTTATAGAAAGTTTGCTGTATTTCGAGAAATCTCTTGACAGCCTGCCATGGTCGCCATAAGATTGCAGTATCAAATCAACCACCACCCTGGAGGACATCATGACCACCACCGAAGTATTCATGGTCGAGGACGCTACGGACAGCAGCGACACGGCTGCCCCCCGCCCCGTGATTCACGAGGGCCCCGCTTACTTCCCCGCCCTGGAGGCCTTCCGCACCGTGTCGATCGCTCACCCGGAGCGCCGGTACATCCTGAGCGTGCTAGAGCCATACGTGCGGGTGCGCATGCTGGGCGCATCCGACACGGACAACGTGATCCGCAGGGCTGCCGGGTTGCTGCCCGTGTGGGACGTTCCCGCAGCCACCTACGCCGAGGCGCACGGCACGCGCTGACCACCAAGGGCCAGCAAGAACTAAATCTTGCTGGCCCTTGCATTCGCCGCTAGGCGGGTGTACCATTGCAGTATCAAGTCAACCACCACCAAGGAGCAGGAACCATGACCACCAAGACCTACACCGTCGCCCTCACCGTTGACGAGTCCTTCACCCCGTACACCATCGGGCTGATGATCAGCGACGCTATGGCACTCATGCCGAGCGAGCCGTTCGACTACTCGTTCGACCCCTACTGGGACGGCGTGCCCGAGGTCGTTCTCCCCCTCGTTTACGAGGCCCCGGGGCTCAAGGCCACCGAGGTCGGCACCCTCACGATCACGAGCCCGGACGCCAAGGCGTGCTGGATCGACGGCAAGAAGTTCCTCACCGAAGAGGAGTTCGTCAGCCACCTCAAGACTCACGTGGTGGTCGGGCACGAAGTCAAGGCCTGACCACCAGGGGCCGGGAAGATTTAGTTCTTCCCGGCCCTTGCACTTGCCACCAGGCAGGTGTACCATTGCAGTATCAACCACCACCGAAGGAGAAGAAATCATGGCCCACAACGAAATCATCCTGGACCTATTCCTGGTCGGGGAGTCCCGAGCCACCGTGAGCATGGTCTTCGATGAGTACGACGACGCACTGGAGTACGCGAACGAGAACGACCTCCTGGTCTACAGCGCACGAGCATTCATCCCCGAGCACGAAATCACCGAAGTCCTCCCGGACTGACCACCACCGAAGGAGCACACCATGACCACCGCAGCCGCCCCCATCGTCTGGCCCACCACCCCTGAGGGATGGTGCGACCTCTACCACGTGCTGGACACCAAGTTCAGCACCGAGAAGCGCAGCCCGCTGCACCACGACCACACCTGCCCCCTCCACGGCAAGAAGATTTAGAAGGAGAAGGAATCATGACCACCACCGAGAAGACCGACACCGTCCGCCAGGCAATCGTCGCACGAGCCACTGAGGCCGGACGAGCGATCGAAGAGCAGGAGAAGGTGATCAAGAATCTTCAGGAGGCCACCGCCCTCGCATTCGGCGTCCTGAACCGCGCCACGCGGATGCAGCGCGAGGCACTGGACGCCCTGAGGGACCACGACGACGCTGTGGTTCAGGCAGTGCTCGCAGAGCAGGCCAACCCCCAGGCCCGAGCCGACTGGGCCACCACCATGCGGCCGATCCCGAAGGCCGTCGAGGGCGAGAACGACACGTGGATCTGCCCCGAGCCCGGCTGCGGCGAGGTGCGTGACACCCTGGCGGCATTCCGGCTGCACTGGACGGCGAACCACCAGAATTGAGCAGAAGAATTAGGGCCCGGGAGGAGAAATCTTCCCGGGCCCTGTTCTGTGCCGACATTCGAACACAGTTCACAAATCGGGCTCTCCACACGGTCTCAAATGTTGTCCGCGAGCGGCGAGGTGGCAACTCTAAATGAGGAAATTAGAACGTTTGTGCTATTGACACCACCGCTGACGGGTGTACTATAGAGGTAACAAGAACCCACCCGGGCCGGATGAACCGAAGTCGAGAGACTGAAGGGGTGGAGTTAGCCCGACCTGCGGATTTTTCGAGTCACCCGGGGCATATATGCCACACCGGTCATGCACCTCAACCCGACACGATCGCAATCGATCGTATCACATATCCAAAACTGCAATTACCCACTATCGCTGGGCATATACTATGCCGTATGTACACCATGGATGACCACCGGCGTAACGCTGTGCAGTACCCCGCATGCTCTCTAGAGCACGTCTGGCGTCAGCGGGGCAATCGCACCGGCCACTGTGCCAAGTGTCACGAGACCTTCGAGGGCATATCGCTGTTCGACGCCCACCAACGCAGCGTGGACGGCAAGACGATCTGCAAGGACCCCCACACCGAGGCGATCGGGGGCAAAACACTGCGCCAGGTGGACGGTGCATGGCGCGGAGCGCCCATCGGGGACCACGCGTGGTGGGGCAAATCAGGCTCTGGGAATGTCGCAGAGGGTGACGATGCCCAATAGGGGCTGTTCGTCGCTCTATCCGACGCCACGATGGCATTCCGGGGGTGCTACGCGTGGCTGCTGAGCCGCCGAACGAGTGTGCCGTGGTGCGAGACACCGAGATGAGCCGGTATCGACTGCGCGGCTGGGAGTATCTAGGTCGGTTAACCAAGCCTGCCCCTGGGAGTCGGCAAGAAGATTTCGACCGGTGGCTCACGATGCAGTTCTACGTCTGGATGGTCCGCTGAGGTGCGGGCTCTGGAGTAGTACACATTT